AATGAAAGTCGGGTGCGCAAAGAAATGCGCAAGAGTGAGTCAATCCGGCAAGGTTCTCAAGGTATTCAACAGCGCAATGGATGCGGCAAGGTATTACGAAATCAAGCCACATTGCGTATATAGTGTGCTTAACGGACAGGCGAAAACGACCGGAGCCGATAAGTACATGTTCAAATACATCAAATAGTCATGGTGATATAAGCACCGCTGAGAAATCGGCGGTGCTTTTTCTATGCAAAAACGATAGGAGCGGCTTATGAAAATGACAAAGGAACGCGTATTTTGCACGAAGACGGGCGTCTCCATTACCGGAGCAACGCTCTTATCCATTGAAGAGGCATGGAATTTGCCAAATCGTCTCATGGCGTACAAGAACTGGTGGTGGCTGCGGTCGCACGGGTACTTTCAGTATTGCATAGCCGGTGTGTGTTGTAACGGCGCGATTGATGCAGTCGGGAATGATGTAGATTTTGATGAAGCGTCCATCCGTCCCACCCTGAAAATCAAGAATCTCTCGTCCTCCAATTTCGGAATCGGAGGCGTTTTTTCTTTCGGCGGCAAAACTTCGAGATTATCTCTGATAATCTCGCACTGTGCCTGTCTGATATCGGAAAGCACAGCTTCCGCAAAAAATGGTGGAGAAAGAATTGTCGTGATTATGAAAAGTCCGATGCGAAGAAATTCGTTGATGATTGGTACATCGCGGCTAAAGAAAGTGAGGCATTGAAATGAGCTACGAAAGTTTCGTGCAAAAGGTAAATGCCATTATCCGGCGAAGCGGCGGCAAGTATGTGCCGATCTTCATCAATGACGCAGATCGAGGGAATTTCATCTGTCACCTAAACGACGATAGCAACACAAGAATCATCGGCAGCTCTACAAGCATCAAGGTATGTGTCCGCTGGGGAAACAACGCCGATAGCCGTGCAAACTATTCCCACCAAAGCATTGTTACGATTTAAGGAGTGAATAAAAGTGGTTTTTGATGTTCTGTATGCTATGGCAATTATCTCTGCTATCATCCTCGCCTTAATCGCTGGTGACAGTTTACTCGCTACGGTTTTTCGCAAGTTCCCAAATCTTCAGGATTGGCTTGAAGATGTGGTATTTGACTGTACAAAGTGAGAATAGAAAGGAAGCGACAATAGCCGTGATATATACACATGACGAGGCTGCGCTGATAGTTGAAAAATTTGAAAACATCTTGGCGCAGAACGATATTCACATCCCGAGTCCGGAAGACGACGAGCGAGACGAAGACGACATGGTCGGACTGTATGGGTCAACATATAGTGATCTTTTGGACTCTGTTGAAGAACAGCTGTGTTCACTTCTTTCCCGGTGCAAATCCGGCGAGGAAATCACACAAAACGAGTTCTCAGGCACTATTTAACTTAAGAAAATGAGATGAGGTGAAACATTGTGTTTGAGCTGTTCTGCTGTATCACATTCTTGGGTATCATCAGTGCTCTGCTATGCATCTGTGACGGAATTATATGGGTTGCCTCACTGCTGTTTCCGCCGATTCGTGACTGGTTTGACGATTGACATGGGGAAGTCGGATAGTGGTAATTCCGCCTGACTGTAAATCAGGTGTCGTAATGGCTTCGCAGGTTCAAATCCTGCCTTCCCCACCAAAGGGTATTGGCTGTTGCCCGCTGCGTATGTGCAGGAATAACCGGCTTTTCAAATCCGTTGTGTAATAACGATTTGAAATAAATATTATTATCGTCTGGCACCGGGCATTTATAGAGAAAGAACGGATGCGACCGATACACCGGCGCAGGGCTGTAAAGTTCCGTGATTATTCCTTGGCTTGCAATGATTATTCGACACGAGGCGTGGATGAGGTGGCAACGCAGACCAACTAAATTATCAAGTGTCTCGGCGTTGTGTAGTGCTGGCTATGATTTGCGAGCCTTGGGTAATTGTGAAAACACCAATTCCAGATCAAATTCTATATACGCCTGTAGCTCAGCAGGTAGAGCACCTGACTTTTAATCTGGTGGTCGATGGTTCAAATCCATTCAGGCGTACCAAAGGTGATCTCCAGCCTTATAAATGTGAGACATTAAAAAGCGAGGTTCGATTCAGGTCAACTCCTTGGGGGTGCCTTGGGGGTGGTAAGACGGCAAAACGCCTGATGGTACGGTACGATTCCGTAGGGTAAACCAAAGTACACGGTTTATCTAACGCTTAGATGTTTATAGTAACTGTGGTGGTTCCCGCATAGTACTTTATGACGATAATGTAAAGCGAAATAAGAAAAACCTGCTATAAACTATTTGCGGACAGAGCTGAATAATCTGTTACATCTGCTCGAATGGAAAAGTCGAGAAGTTATGAAAAGCTGCATAGCAAAAGCGCGCGGTGTGCATCCTCGCTGGTTGGAGGTGGTAAAGCCAGCTCTAAGTAAAGAAATGCTGCTTTACTAATAGGTGATATGGTGCATCCTTAGAAGTAGGAGATTAAGGTTAAACTTCAAGTATGCAGGATTAGTGTTCAACGGTTAGCACGTTAGCCTTCCAAGCTGAAAGTGACGGTTCGAATCCGTTATCTTGCTCCAACAAAGGCAGTCATGAAGCCAAACTGTTATTGATTACAAAAAATAACTTATTCTCTAAGTTATCCGCAGGGGATTAGAGGAGAATTGGCAAGCTTCCGCAAGTGTGATATATTCCGAACAGAAGGAGCGGTTAAGCACACGGGTGGTGTACACACCTTCTCCTTCAATATGCTGGTATGGCGCAACGGTAGCGCAATTGATTTGTAATCAATAGGTTGTGGGTTCGAGTCCCACTATCAGCTCCATTTCAAAAGATTAAATCTAAAAGGAGACTTGGCTATGATACAGAATAAAACCCAATATGCGTCCAGTGGCGATAGCGGCGGATATTACAAAGTCACATTCCTTGTGAACGCAACGGGGAAAATGCTTACGAGAAGTTTTGAGTCCGCATATCTTGCGAAAGTCTTCGCGAACAAAGTGAAACACGGCGGGAATTGCACACTCATTTCTTGCCCATTGTTTGCTTAAGAATTCTTTGTCTGAGAGGTGAGAAATATATGAGGACAATGACAAAAGAGAATATCATCACAATGGTATGCAATGATACGCTCTATAGCCGTGCGTGCGTCAGCGAGGTTTTGGAATCTACGCTTGACTGTATTATTCGGAGCTTAGCCAACGGCAATAAAGTTCAGTTTTCTGGCTTTGGCACATTTGAACCCAAGCGAAGGGCAAAGCGAACAGGGCGCAACCCCGTCACAAACGAGGCAGTAGATATCCCGCCGTGTGTAGCTCCGGTTTTCAAGGCGGGGAGTGTAATGAACAAACTCGTTAAAAAGAAGATTTGATAAATCGAGGTATTGTGTATGGCTTGTAAAATTTATGTCCAGGCTTCTGAGGTCTGCGGCTTCTTTTTGGCAAACAAGAAGCGCCTTGAAGCTGGAGCTGAGCTTATCGCAGAAAACTGCGAATATGGGATCGAAGTGTTCCTGACTGAAGCGATGGGGCTTCCAAAGATCGAAGTATATGCAGACGACGACCTGGTCTGTGAAGAGACCGTAATCGACAAAGAATGTTGCACAGAAACCGTAGAAGATATTTACGATACATACCTTACGGACAATGTAATCAAACTCCTGTCGGGAGAAAACGAAATCAGCCAAGACGATGAGATCGATCAGCGAGAAACAGAACTCGACATGCTTGTTACTGATTTCATTACTGGCGTCATGAGTACCGGTGGGTATTTTGATTCCGGTGCTGCCGACGCAGATGAAATCATTAACGACTGCAAGGAGCATTTCCTTGAATATCTCGCAAGGAAACACGGCTTAAGGGTTTATCGTCCCATGTACCTCGAAGATGAGGATGGCATGGAGTTTTTCGATGAATATCCGTATGAGTGTATGGAGTTCGACGATGCTCCAACCTCTGATGAAAATTACATCACACCGGACGAACTCACAGGAACTCTTGGGCAGCTAATAGACGAGGTAAACCTTCCGCAAGATATCCTCCGTCAGGTTCAGGATATTTACAATCGGGCGGCAAAACAGCTGTAATCGGGTTGTTGACCGTATCGAGGGAGATTATGCAGAGGCAGTCAAGACGCTGGACATTCTTGCCGACGACATAGCAATCGAGGTGGTTACTAAATGAGAAGCAGTAAGTTTTGCTGGTGTGAAACCGGACGCAGGCAATTTGTTAATAAAAATAACTTTGATGAAAGCGTGATAGCAGAGTTTGATACATACGAGGAAGCTAAGGAATTTGGTAAGACAAGATACCCAGATGACGAGGATTATGGAGTATTCAAGTACGACGAGGGGAAATTGTATTGTTACAGTCTTCGCGATTGGGAATTGGTTTAAGTAGGACAAGACACCTCTGCAAGCCTGTCCCGTATAGGACAGGTATGCCACCATCGACTCGGCTTCCGCACAATTTGTGCAAGCGGTGGCGGGTAACGCTAACAGAGTACATAGAATAAAAGGAGAAAGAACAATGGCAAAAATCGTAATCGCAGGTAAAGCAGTAGTGATTACTTCCAGCCTGAAGCTTGATGATATCAAGCTGGTGAAGAAGTATCGTCCCGAGGCACTTATCCTCAGAGGCGGCGAAGATGGTAAAGAGCCGATTTTCGCGCTTTCCGCAGGATTTGACGGCGTAATCAACAATGTCGGTGCATGCTTTGCGGATGTAACTCGCGACGACCAGAAGCTGGCAACAATCACGATGTCCACCAATTACGACGGTGATGATATCGTCGAGTTCGTTGCTGACTCGCTCGGTACGGCTATCACCAACCTCAACAAGCTTGAAGAGACCCTTCCCGCTGTCATTGAGGAGATCGCTGCCGAAAAGGCAAATGTGGTTAGCCACATCAATGTGATTCAGTAATCGAATCACAATCTTGGAGTAAACCGGCGCGAAGCAGCGCCGGTTTTTCCATAGCAATGCCCATAAAATAATACTTTTATATTAAGGAGATCTAATTATGGTACAGGTAACTGTGGGAAATAACGTAAAGCGCGAAAAGGTTATCGTTGACAGCACCGCAACACTGCGCTCCGTGCTCGAGGATGCCGGTGTAGATTACACGAGAGGCGTTATGCACCTTGATGGTTCTTCCCTTAATCCCGGCGACCTTGACAAGACATTCGCATCTTTCGGAATCAACGAAAAGTGCTTCCTCCTCAATGTCGTCAAGGCTGATAATGCATAACATGGACACACACATCTAAACTGCCGAAAACCGCCATCAAGACTTAATTGGTGGCGGTTTTACATTGGGGGATTGGCGGAACTGGCAGACGCTCGGGACTTAAAATCCCGTGAGATGAACTCGTACCGGTTCGATCCCGGTATCCCCCACCATAACAACTCACAACAAAGGAGAGGTATTCAAATGTTCAGAACAGTCATTCGTTCAACACAGCTGACTTCAGATGTAGCGAATAGCTTCTTCCGGATACGAGGTGAGTGTTTTCAGAACGACTACTCGTTCGTGTCAACATTGCGAGCACTCGTAGCTCCTCGTATGAAAGATGATGATGAAGCAATATACCTTGCGTTCAAAAGTGGTGTGTATAGTTCATCGTCCATTAGCAGCGCTGGCGCACACAATGCCTGCAGAAGCATTGCAACCTATATAGTTGCAGATGAAGAGCATGAGAGACACGGTAAGTTCTACGTTCATTCTTTTGTATCGTCTGATCAATCAGATAATTACGCCGTACTCGAAGCCCTCAAATGCGGGTTCGAAGAGGCTTTTCCTGGCTGGCATCGTATCGAAAAGGTTACATTATTCTTCAAAAACAAATTCTATTGCCTGTGCTTTATCAACCCGAGCACAAAGAGTGTCGTGATTTTTGCTGACAGTCTGGATATCCGTAAGATGCATTACCTGCAATGCGGCATTTTCGCTTTTTTGCCTTGGTATTTCGATCCGTCAGAAGGTGTGACAGAACTTGAAAAAGAACTCGTTGAGTCGCTTCGAGAGAATACATCAACAAAGTATGAAGATTGCATCGCAAGAATCGCGGAGAAATACGATTTCAGAACCGAGTCTATCAAGAGGCTGCTTAATGGATTCGAGACGAGATATGAGCGTCAACGGCGCAACGAAGTCCGCCAGAATATTGATGAGATAATTTACAATATCAAAGAGCTTAATGACCGAATCGGTCAGTATCTCAGTCAGAAAAACAACCTCGATATCGAGCTTTTAGGGCTTGATCAGAGAATCGCAAATGGTGGCGACGGCAACTCGGAAATCATGGAATATTTCTTATGCAACAGAAATATCGTTCTTGAAAGTGTGACCGATTCGAGAATGACATTCTCTTGTAAAGGATATCTCGAGTACTTTGACGAAGAGATGGCAAAGCGAATGATTGATAACCCTCATAGCTGCATTTATGAGCCAAACGGCAGACCTCGCGGCAATATTATTGCGGCGGAAGATATGAAACTGCTGATGAACGCCATATTTGTAGATCAGACATTAAAAATGAAGTTTTGTGCTTCGTACACATTCAACTTAAATGGAAATGTAAGTGCAAACTCGCACCACGCATACGGCGCAGAGTTCAGGGACTGCACACCGAATACGCACATCGACAAGCATAGCTGCATGGGCAACTATTATCAAGCTATCAACCAGATTCTGTCGGAGAAAAACTACATTGGAGCAATTGAGCAGTGCGTCGCATCGTGCAAAAGTCTGAATTTTGCGGACGGTGTTGTGCTCGAAGAGTTTATGGCGCGACTCTATGAAATTGAAGACCGGGGCGAAGTAAACCTTAAATGCATCGAACTCCCAGACGGGCGAATTGTTACCCCAAAAGAGGCAATTGATTATCTGAAGATGGAGGAAATCGGAAATGAGCAAACTGATCAAAATAACGAGTGATTGTCTTGATGAAGTTCGAAAGGACTTTGAAGAGGCACTGCAATCCGGAAAGTTTTCCGATGGTAAAATCACATTTACGAAATCGATTGGCAGCATAAATAGAAAGGCGAATGTGTTTTTTACAGATATCGCCTGGGTTAAAATGCAGACGCTTATTCGCGAATTCGACAAAGAGATCGCATGGCATGGGATTGCTTTCAGAGGTGACGACGAGACAAAAGATGATTATATCATCAAGGATATTTTGGTATATCCACAGGAAGTCACCGCCGCAACGGTAAACACAGATCAGGAGAAGTACCAGACATGGTTGTTCGAGCACGACGATGATATTTTCAACAATATTAGAATGCAGGGACATTCTCATGTAAATATGGGGACAACTCCCTCTTCTGTTGATTCATCCCTGTACGACCGCATTCTGGAACAGCTTGATGATGATATGTTCTACATCTTTATGATTTGGAACAAGCGAGGTGATAAGACAATCAAGATTTATGACATGGCAAAGAATATCTTGTTTGAAACCTCTGATTGTACAGTCTCGGTTCTTGACGACGGTTACTCGATTGCGCGCTTTCTGAAAGAAGCAAAGTCTCTCGTTTCCGACAAGGTGTCAAACTATACAAATAATGTAACCCAGTCTTTCGGTGGAGGATATCGTTATTCTGGCGGCTATTCTGGCAGTGAGGGTTCGTATTATTCGAGCAAAGACGCGAATAAATACGAAACGGCAAAGAAGAAGGGCAAACGTAAAAAGAAAGAAACACAGCAGGTGACAATGTTTGAAGACGATGACGACGACAACTTTGAATATGAAGACGATGGCTGGTATGGATACCATGGGCGCTTTGCATGAGGATGGTGAATTAAGTGACAAGAAATGAATTTATCGACAACATAACAGAATGGTCAGAGTTGATAGATCTATGCCGTGAGTACGGTTGCGAATACTGTGACGATGTCTACAGCGAATACTCCAGAGATGAAACGATCAATGATGAACTGGTTGATATGGCGCGGAATTGCGACGATTGGACGGAGCTTCTTGATACACTTCGCGATATTCCAACAGGCTATGACTATTACACCTCCAGCAGTGGGGACTGGTACGGGACAGATAATGGCGATGACAAATTCGAGTCATACAAAAATGATGTATACGAGTGGATGGACGCTCGAGATTATTTTGAAGAGGAAGAGTCACCCGAGGATGAGGATGAAGACGAAGAAGACGAGGATATTTCCGCCATCGGAGACGAAACCATTTCTCTCGATGAGCTGTTTAGCTCTGCGAATAACCAGCTTAAAGCCGCCGAGGGAGAAGAAATCGCGGCTCGAACAGCAGAGGACAATGAATTTTCGGAATTCACATCCAGCTTGCAATTTGTAGCCGCTGCTGCGTTAAAATTTGAATGTGCGGAGGATCAGCAATGGATTTAAGTAAGTCATATGAGTTTTTTCAGCCTGAAAGATACGACGATAGAATCCACATCGTCGGGTGTGGTTCTGTTGGTTCGACGCTTGCAGAAAATCTCGCGAGATGTGGTATGACGAAGTTTACCCTGTGGGATTTTGACAGGGTTGAGGCTCATAACATTGTCAATCAGATGTTTACCGAACAGGATGTGGGAAGACCGAAGGTTGAAGCACTTAGGGATATCCTCGTCAACATCAACCCGGAAATCGCCGATAAAATCGAGCTGAAACCGGATGGATGGAACGGCAAACTGATGTCCGGCTATGTATTCCTTGCCGTTGATAGCATCGACCTTCGCAGGGAGATCGTTGAAAAGCACATGAACAGTCCGTGCATAAAAGCAATGTTTGATTTTAGAACCTTGCTTGAGAGCGCTCAGCACTATGCAGCGGATTGGAGCGACTATAAAGCGAAGCAGGATTTCCTGAAGTCGATGCAGTTCTCGCACGACGAAGCAAAATCGGAAACCCCTGTTTCTGCGTGCGGAATCACACTGGGCGTTGCTACGACAGTGCGGCTCATTTGTGGATTAGGCGTTAACAATTTTGTTAATTTTGTCAAAGGTAATGGTCTTAAAAAACTTATCATTATAGATGGTTTTAACTTCGTCCTTGACGCATTTTAATAAACATAAAGCATAGCGCTAACACGCCAATCCAATAGACTGTAATGTTATTTATCTTATCAAGATAGCTTCTCACTGTAAGTAGAAGTACCACATCGATGGAAGCGCAGAAGAGAGCACCGACGGGCAATCGACCTGGACGCACCTCAAGAGGACAGCCGAGTGGAAGCAATCGCGCCACAAAAATATATATATGAGCAGAGAAACCACAAGGGACGGCGCATCAAACCCATAAAATAAAACCACCTTCAGCAGTAATCAACGAGGAAACTTACACACCCTGCCCCCCAAAAAAAAAAAAAAAGGTGAAAAAGGTATTGACTTTTCCCCAGCAAAGTGGAGAAATCCAGATGACGGCTGCAGCGTGCGAGCCTGCGAATTCTCGAACTGCCATATTAGATTACAGTTAAGCAACTCAAAAGAAAGGAGAATATATGTATTATATCACGGTAAAACAGCCTCCAATGTTTCATCAAATGACCTTGGATGAGTTTCTATTTGAAACAGATTATCATCCGCAGGTTATTAACTGGAATACAACAAACACTCGAACATATGAAATGCGTAGCATAAGCAGTAAATTTACCGACCGCGTTAACGCTGAACGACTGATTTATACACTAAGGCAGTTTAATAATACTTATGAGGAACTAAGACTTAAACCACGAAAGGACTTGTATCGTGAGTTTCATATTCCGAAAAAATCAGGCGGGCTTAGAAAAATTGATGCTCCAAAGCCAGAGTTAATGGACGCGCTTCGCAGACTGAAAACAATCTTTGAGGAAGACTTTTGCACGGACACGAATGGCGCTCAGACCAGAGCGCTTTATCATACAAGTGCATTCGCATACATAAGACAAAGAAGCACAATTGACGCAGTTAAAAGACATCAGAAGAACGAAAGCAAATGGTTCGGTAAATATGACTTATCAAACTTTTTCGGCAGTACCACGCAAGAATTCGTAATGAAGATGTTTAGTATGGTATTTCCGTTCTCCGAGGTTGTAAAGGCGCAAGGCGGACAAGCCGAATTGTCTAAAGCGCTGGAGCTTGCCTTTTTAGACGGAGGTCTCCCGCAGGGTACTCCGGTCTCTCCGCTCATCACGAACATTATGATGATCCCTGTTGATTATAAACTTGCAAACGCATTTAGAGATTTCAGGTTTACAAATGCAGATGGAGAAGTAGTCCAGCAGCGGTTCGTTTACACAAGATATGCGGATGACTTCCTGATATCATCCAAATATGCATTTAGCTTCCGAGAGGTTGAAAAGTTTATCGTCGATACGCTAAAATCTTTTGAAGCGCCGTTTACAATTAAGTCCGAGAAGACGCGATACGGATCTTCGGCGGGTCGAAATTGGAATCTCGGCATCATGCTCAATAAAGATAACAACCTGACAATCGGTCATAAGAAAAAGAGACAGTTCCAGGCGATGTTGTCATCTTATGTGATGGATAAGAAGAGCGGAACCGAATGGGATAAAAACGATATTCAAGTAATGGAGGGATACCGAAATTACTATCGGATGATTGAGGGTGAAACAATTGATAAGATTGTGGAACACATCGGTCAAAAATTCAATGTAAATATTGTTCGAATGATAAAAGAAGATCTGAGAGCTTAAGCTCTCCTGTTACCGTAATGTATAGTTGTAGTTCTCTACGACACTCTTCGCCGTTGGCAAGAGTAACATGACGCGAAGCGAAAGAGTCAAGGTGTTCAAACGATCTACGATCAATTGAATGACGACAGAGCTGGCAAATCAGCCAGAACCCCGAACTGGAACCAAATCACCCATTGTCTCGCAATAGCTTCCCACACTGGAAAGTGTCAAAAAGCACAAGAGCATCAAAGAAAGACGATAAATGCATCGTTAAAGAGGCTTTAACCGGTCTTCCTTGGTTAATGTCGATTACGGTAACACATCAAAGACAATGTAATTATATTTCTAAGGAAATATGCTCCTCGCTATAAGCAGGATGTATCAACTCGATAACAAAAGAAAGAGGAAACTGGGATCCACGGGACCCTGATCGTTCGCTTCCACCCTACGAAAAGAGTCGGATGAGACCTTCTCCCACAAGGGGTTGCATCTCTCTTTCATCAGCATAACTCAGATAAAAGAGTAACTAACCGGATGCCTTCTCGTCTTTCAGTGTTTATAAATCAAATGAGATTGTCTTAACATGCAAATGAACAATAAAACAAAGAATTGTTTTCTTTTAAGGAGCTTTCCATATCTTATTGTGCCACAATGATTCTTCGGAAATTTTACAACCTTTGTGGTTGTAAAACGCGAAATAAGGGTTTTATGGCGCAATGGTGCAAACACCTTAACCCATATAGATTGACACAGTCATTATGAAAGGAGAATAAGTTATGAATTTTATGAACGCAATGCAGAATGAAATGCTGGAAAACTTCAATCATTCTGTAACCGAGAATGGCGCTGTCGGGTATCGTACAACCGGCAAAAATCTTCTCGATATTAACTTCGCGGTTGCATCTCTGCGTTCCGCAAGCGAAGATGAAATTGTCGCCAGTTTTAAGAGCGCCTTTTTAGAAGACAAAATCCTCGCTATGAAATGGCTGTTCTTTGCCAGAGATATCCGCGGCGGCTTGGGAGAGCGCCGTTTGTTCAGAACCGCAATGAGTTTCGTTGCGGATTACGAACCGGCTATGATCAAAAAGGTTATTCCGCTCATTCCCGAGTATGGACGCTTCGATGATATGTGGTCGTTGCTCAACAACAAGGCGCTTTGCCCGACAGTAATGGAATATATCAAGGAGCAACTGGAAGGTGATATTCGGAATTGCAGCGAAAACAAGCCGGTTTCTTTACTTGCAAAATGGTTGCCGTCTTGTAACGCATCTTCTGCGGATAGTAAGAAGTATTCCAGAATCATTCGGCAGCACCTTGATATGACGGAACGAGCTTATCGTAAGATGCTTAGCAGATTGCGGAAATACATTGATGTCGTTGAGATAAAGATGTCCGCGAAGCAGTGGGGTGAAATCAACTATGAAGCAGTTCCATCTCGTGCAAATCTTATTTATAACGACGCATTTCTTCGCAATGACGAATCGCGTCGTAGAGAATTTTTGAATCGACTTGAAAAAGGTGAGGCAAAAATCAATGCAGGGACACTTTTCCCGCACGATATCGTCCATAAATACACAAACACGGACACTTGGAATCGGCGCAAAAGATTAAAAGCTTATGATGCTACTATTGAAGCGCTGTGGGAAAACCTCCCTGACATGGTAGACGGCTGCGGAAACACGATTGTTGTTGCAGATGGTTCAGGGTCTATGACGGTGCCGGTCGGCAACACAAGCACGACCGCGCTTGAGGTTGCAAATGCATTGGCTATCTATTTTGCAGAACGGTCTTCCGGTGAATTTAAGGATAAGTACATTACATTTTCTTCTCATCCGCAGCTTGTAGATTTCAGTTGTGGGGAGAATCTGCGCGACAAAATCTCTATTGCATTAAGTCATAACGAAGTCTCCAATACGGATATCGAGGCAGTATTTGACCTAATCCTGAGCACCGCGCTCCGTAACAATATGCGTCAAGAAGATATCCCCGCAAACATCCTTATCATTTCCGATATGGAATTCGACTGCGCTACCGCTTGTCGTACCGATGTTCATCTATTCAAGAGCATTGAGGCAAAGTACAAAGCCAATGGGTATAAGCTGCCTCGCCTTGTGTTTTGGAATGTGAACTCCAGAACCAATACAGTTCCCGTCCGTGAAAATGATATGGGTGTTGCGCTGGTTAGCGGTTTTTCTGTGAACATCTGTAAGATGGTTATGAGCGGCAAGACAGATCCGTTTGAATGTCTGCTCGAAACGCTGAATTCTGAGCGCTATCAGCCCGTTGAAGATGCCTTGAGGGGAGAATAAGTATGCTAATTCTGATGTCCATAGTAGGTGCCGTATTTCTTGCTGCCGGAATTTTCGTATACGTGAAATGGGGAGAGAAACTCTATAACAGAGATCTCGAATGGGTATATTACATACTTAACACTGTTGGTATATTTGTGCTCTCTGTAAGTTTACTCGCAACGCTTGGCGTCGGCATTAGTTATACTGGTCATATGACGATTGACGATAAAATTGATCTATACAAGCAGGAAAACGCCAATATTGAAAGCCAGGTGTCAGCTATCGTTTCTGAATATATGGATTTTGAGACCGAAACGCTCGTGCAATTAAAAAATGAGAGTCCGATCGTCTTAGTCAATTTATATCCTGAACTGAAATCGGATGCGCTGGTTGAGAAACAAATTGCGTTGTATATGGAAAACAGTCGTACCATTAAATCACTTGAATGCGAACGGCTTGAATATCGAATTTACGCTTGGTGGCTATTCTTTAGCAACTGAGCAAGTTCACTATTGATGTTGGTGCTACGAAGCCTACGATCCTATGATCGATCTGGGATTGCGGGATTACAGGAGCTGTAGTAAATGGAATGAAATAAACAGCCAACAATTTATATTCCCGGATAGCTCAGTTGGTTAGAGCACGTATATTTGTGTCTTGTTTTAAGAGATAAACTGCAATATTCTTTCGCTCTATTAAAGCCGTGGTCGCGGGTTCGAGCCCCGCTCCGGGAAACTATGCGACGGTAGCTCAATTGGTAGAGCATAAACGCTTTGACAGTGCTGCGATGGCTGCGCTAACAGCAAAATTGTAGGTGTTATGTCATAGGTTCGAGTCCTATCCCGTCGCTATAAATATAAAGAGACCAACAGCAACATTACTATATTAAATGAAAAGATTTGTTTTTCTGCACCTCCTTCCTTTGGTATTCAATGATAAGGTCTCTTGTTCATTTGTTTCTAAGCGCTATCCAAATATCGAGAGGTAGTCAAGTGGCTAAAGACAGCGGCTCCATTCCATATGTTAGTCTTGCAAAGGCTACGCAGCAAATGTTCGGACAGAAAATCCGCCAACATTTTTGTTTACGGTGGTTCAAATCCACCCCTCTCGACCAACTAAAGGCACGTGAACTGCAAAAGATGTGAGTTCTGTAATGGGATAGGCGGATTTACGCCCACAGTTTGTGCCTTGCGCTTGTACGTGTAAGACATCAGCAGCAATATTTTTAAGGAATTAAATAGTAAATTTCAATGATGTCTTGTATTAGTTCAGAGAGACGCTAACAGCGAATCGTACTTAGACTGCTCTTCTACTAAATAACATGCGTCTCGAACAAAAAAACATCCCAAGCCCGTGTGGTGGAATGGCAGACACGCTTGACTTAGGATCAAGTGCTTCGGCGTGCAGGTTCAAGTCCTGTCACGGGTACCATTTGCTGATATGGCGCAACAGGCAGACGCGGTGGTCTCAAACACCACTTTCTCTCGGTTCGATTCCGAGTGTTAGCACCACGCAAGGAGTCCGGAATCCAAACTGTCGCAGACTGCAAATGCGACGATCCGTTCGAGTTATCCTGATCGGGGATTAAAGACGGATCCATAAGTGGTTGCGCAACGTTACTGGGCATTAAAGTACCTCTGGCTGGATGAGGTCGCCACAATTATATGGGTGTGGTCGTAATTGGTAAACACGGCGGTCTCCAAAACCGTAAGATAGAGGTTCGAGTCCCCTCACCCATGCCAAGAATCTGCAAATAGCGTAGGTTTTACAATATGCGGGGTTAATTCGGACGGCTCCGAACATCGTCCTGAAAACGATTGGTACTGTGAAAGGTATGGGGATCGACACCTCAGCCCCGCGCCAATAAAATTGAATAGTGAGTATAAAGCCAAAAGATGTATGCCGCATTGTACGAACTATTTTCATAAGAGTCTGTACAGCTCAAGAAATAGTGTGTGGCAGGAATTAGATACTGTAGTGTAGGGTGGCACGCTCCCACAGGTGGGGGAAGCAAGGTTCGAGTCTGGAAAGTATCGACAAAAAAGAAAATTCCTTAAAAGTATGTCTTTTGAAAAAGCAGTATCAAATTTAGAAGGTAGTGAGAGAAGAGTTCACTGTTGGTAACGAGTCGCGAATCAAAATCCAACTGCTGCTCCCATAGGTGGAAGTCCTATGGTTCAATTTTATCCTTATTCAATATAGCGGTGTCGCCAAGTGGTAAGGCACGGGACTTTGACTCCCGTATTCGTTGGTTCGAGTCCAATCACCGCTGCCAAAGGGTAGGGCTTTCCATTGGGAGAAATACTCCCCAACCCCGGCTGAAATGTCGTTAACAAGGGGTCTGACTTAGAGGTATGCTACCGGAGCCAATGCCAATGGTAATCAGACTTAAATCAGGAACCCTGGATGTACCTTGTAAAGCCTTGGCGAGCACATAAACAGGCTCGTGGTGACTGTTCACGGTCAGCATAAAGTGAAGCGTGCAAATCTTCGCATAAGATTGAGTATGTAGTGGTTGTTATCGGTGTTCCCATCACTATACACTTTAAGTGTAATTAGCGCTGACGAGCGTAAAAATCATCGAGAACCTAACAAGGTGCCACGAAGCCTAAGGCTGCCGCATGAGTTCGCGGCTGTTCCAGGAATGACATGGACTCAAGATCAGGAGCTGTGGTAAATGGAATGAGATAAACAGCCTTGTTAGATAACCGGGATGTAGCGCAGTGGTAGCGCGCTTGATCTGGGGTCAAGGGGTCGTGGGTTCAAGTCCCACCATTCCGACCAGCCGGGTTCTCCGGCAATAAAACAATGGTTTCGTGGTTGTCTCCATTGTTCCCTTTCTTGTCGCCAGCCCAAGAAATTGGGCTGGCTTTTTAGTACTTAATATCGAGGTGAAAGGTATGCGTATCATTGATAAGAACTCAGATTTTTATGACTATCTGCAAAATGTGTATACGGACAACTCAATTACGTTTGACAGGACAGACTCGTTCGTGTTATCAAAGGATATGATGTGCAAATACCTGCATACTCATAAAAAATTCAGGCTTGAAAAGCCCCATACGAACGAAGTGCAGAATAATATCATGCTCCTACAGGTGTGCAATACATTCTGGATGTTCTTAGTCGAAATCACAGAGATGGATAGCTTCTACACACCAAAAGATTATGAGATCGAACTGATCACAACGTGGAAGAACTACGATAAACAGCGAGAACTAATGAAGCTGGATATAATATCATTCAGTGCAGATGTGACATGGACGATATTACAGGGTAGCTTTTTCACTGCATGGGGTTATGACCGAGAAAGAATTAAAAAGCATTTATCCGCTCTTGTCCAGGCAATAGATACAAACGATTTTCGTGTCATTAAAAGCATCAACAAATGTGATGTAAATGTCGGTGGAGCAAAATATGAAGAGAAACACATCCCGTTACTAAAGGCAAGCGGCTTGGCGAAATGTATTAACCCATTAGATATTTACCTCGCTTTTGATGAGTATTTTTCTCTTGAGATTTCGACTTCGGAGAGAGACGCTTCTGCTGGAATTACCGACAAAGAAAAGATCGTCAATCATGGGTTCGATACAAAAAGCTCATTTAGAGGAAAGCGGCATAAGTAAATGTTTATAACCGCAATGTAGATTGGTTGCTATAGCAAAATACATAAAGCAATCACTCTTGCTGTTAGCAGGAGTATTACAACGACAAAATTTATTTTATATTTCTTTTTGATCGCTTGAGCAGATAAAAAAGAAATATAAAATGAGGATTGTGTACGCGTAAATATCAAGGCTTGATATTTAGCGTTACAGATTGCGGTTTTTATGGATCGTTAGCTCAGTTGGTTAGAGCACCCGGCTCATAACCGGGCGGTCTTGGGTTCGAGTCCCAGACGATCCACCACACGAAGCAATTAAGTAATAAAACAATAAGGGGTGACAAATATGGGATGCGATGATATTCGTGTTTTACAAAGCATTACCGGCGTAAAAGCAAAACAGGAGTTTATCAAAGAGCATGCCGGAGATGATTGGTTCAAGCGTTTCTTATACTACGCCCTCAATCCGGTTCTTACATACAATATTTCAGAAAAAACGCTGAGGGACATCGGTACACTTGAGCGTTCAGTTCTTTTTGCAGACATCTTTGAATGCTGTGAATACCTTTCGCGAATTCGTGGTCTTGACGACGCAACATTGCGGCAAGTCAAGGCTTTTCTTTTTCAGTGCGACGAAATATCGAGAGAGGTATACACGCAACTGTTATCCAAGACAATTCGCCTTGGAATTACCGCAAAAACAGTCAACAAAATTGTCCCCAATCTTATCCCCGAGTGGGAAGTACAGCAGGCATACCCAATTGATAAGTACCCGCTTAAAGAGGGTGTGGAATTTTGGCTCACGCAAAAACTGAACGGAGTTAGAGCGACCCTGTATAATGGCGAACTAATCGCACGCAGCGGTGTTCCCTACACTGGTTTGCAGCACATTGTTGATACGCTGAAATGGGTCGAGGAGCAAGGGCTTGTGCTCGACGGAGAGCTAACATTATTGAATCACGAAGGGCTAAGCGACAATGAGGCATTCAGAACGTCAACCGGTATTCTGAATTCGGATGCAGAAAATAAAACTGATATTTTGTATACGATTTTTGATGCAATTCCGAAGTTCGATTTTGAAAGTGCTAACCCGAGAACAACATATTCACGCAGACGAGAGCTGCTGGACAGAATTGCTGACAGAGTTAGCGCCTCAAAATGCGTAAAAGTTCTCCCGGTTCTTTACCATGGAAAAGACCACAAGTATATCGATCTGCTTCTCGAGAAGATGGTTCGGGAAGATAAAGAAGGCTTAATGCTGAATACGGATGTTCCATACCGTCGGACGCGGCATAACGGAATCTTAAAGATCAAGAGATTCTACACAATGGATTTACCGATTGTCGCCGTCGAGGAGGGGTCAGGGCGGCTCTCAGGCACGCTTGGGGCTTTGGTGCTCGATTATAATGGTAACGCCGTCAAGTGTGGTTCTGGCTTCTCAGACGAGCTCAGAGAAGCATTATGGAACGACAAAGACAACATTATCGGCACCTTATGTGAGGTAAAGTATAAGGAAATCTCAAGCGATAAAAAGACAGGGTTAGAGAGCTTGCAGTTCCCTGTTTTCGTATCGCTGCGAACTGACAAATCGGAGGTAAGCTATGGATAATGAGCTGGATCTTGATGGTTGTGTTGCTTTGGCAAATGCCATAGTGGCTCAGGCAATGGAAGATTACCGGGCTGCAATCAGAGGAATGTGGGATGAAGATTGTAGAAGTTGTGAAGATGTGATGAGCGAGATTGTAAAATTTGTACACTCAAAGTATTTTTCAATTCTCACAAAGGTCAACGGGGATTATATCATAAAGCAGCTGCAGGACGAATATGCGAACGGTAAAAAACTTGTTGATTGTGGAGACAGGTTTTCTCTTATTCCGGGAAAACCAGTGGAATACACCTGCCCTAACTGTGGTGGTATTGCCACCGTGGTATTATCAGCACGAAATACATATGGGAGTGTGTACTACAACAAATCCTATACATGTACAAACTGTAAAACTTCAGAGACAAGGCATTTCTATCGGGAGGTAGCAGTATGAATGTCGGAATCACATTTGGATGCTTTTGCCCTCTGCATCAAGGGCATCTCGATCTAATTATGCGGGCAAAGAAAGAAAATGACCTCTCTTTTGTTGCTGTCTGTGGATATGACGGTGATCCGCGCGGAGAAGAAGCCGGATTGCCACTCTTAAAAAGGTACAGAATCATCTACAACTATCTTAACGACGATACTTGCAAGGTTATCATGGTTAACGATTCGGAGCTCGGACTCGACGAGTCGATGTCACCGCATAATTGGCTCGTTTGGTCGAAAGCGATTTTCGATCAAATTGTAAAAGTCACAGGAACGCTCGTCTCTGATATTCATTTCAGATGGTATGTAGCTGAAGAATTCTACGAGCAACGCCTATGCGAAAACGGATATGGGAAAATGAACAATCTATCAGAAGAAGTGATTCTTGTAGATAGAAACGAGAATCCAATATCCGGGACACTCTGTAGAACACACCCGCTTAAATACTGGAATAAGATTACTCCCCCTTTCAGGGCGTATTTTTCACGTAATATTCTCATTGCCGGAACAGCTTCCGAGGGCAAGACTACCCTCACGCGAGATATCGGGAAATACTTCGCTCTTCCCTATTCATACGAAAAGGGGCGCGATAATTGTGCGCTGAAAACTGATCCAGAGCTAAACGTCAAAGATTTTATATATAACATTTACGAGCAGCATAAGTATAACGAAGAGCTTATTTGCAGCCCACAGAATCCAGGCGTCTTCCTGTCAGACACAGACAATATGGTCACGCTGATGTACGCGAAGCCATATTCGGAACGTGCCGATTTCGGCATTGATGAGGATGATTACAAGCTGTTGTATGATCTTGCGGCGGCATATGACAAAACAACTTCGTGGGATAAGATTTTTCTTTTATCTCCGCACAAAAAAGGAATCGTCAATGACGGAGAACGGTATATGCCCGATTCTGACTATGAGATCAGATGCAAATTCTTTGAGCATCTTAAATCTCTTTACGACGAGTTTGGCTACGAGTACGAGATTCTTGATGGAAACTATTATGAGAACTTTTTAAGAGTTAGAGACTATATTAGGGGGCTATACGATGACTAAAATTAAGGAATACCTGCATTCAGAACTTATTAGCGGCAAAAAGCCATTCGATTGGTTCTTCCTTTGCGTCGGATTGGCGATGCAGTTTCTCGCAATTTGGTATGGGTTTGTTACAGGAACACCCGACAACTTGCTTTCTATTATTTCAGGATTGTCCGGAGTTGTTAGTGTTGTGCTATGCGCACAAGGGAAAATCAGTTTTTACCTGTTCGGGTATATTCAGCTCTTTACATATGTGTTCGGAGCTGCCCTCCCGAACCATCTATGGGGAGAAGTCTTTGAGAATGTCTTTTACTTCATCACAATGCTGTACGGCACCTATGTATGGATTAAAAGATACCATACGCGGAGCGACAACGGATCGTCAGAGGTTATGGCGAGAAAACTCAATGCTGTCGGCTGGATCGTCACCGTTGGCTCGCTTGTAGTTGGGACAATCGCATTGACAACTATTCTCGCGCTGACAAATGACCCTCTCCCGTTTGTCGATGCAATCTCTACAGTTCCGGCTTTTATTGCTCAGGTTTTGATGTGCCTCGGGTATAGAGAACAGTGGCTGTATTGGGCGATTATTGATGTGACGAGCATTATCATGTTCATCATGCTCGGTAACTGGGTAATGACCGCGCAGTTCATCTTCTGGACGCTAAATTGCCTGTATGGGTGGGTAATGTGGACAAGAAATAATAAATATTCAACTGAGGAGTGTGTTTGAAATGATTACATGCAAAAACTGTGGAACCGAAATGGACAAGGTTTATGTGCTGGAGCACGAAAACAACTACCAGCAATTCAGATGTCCAAGATGTGGCGCTGCTACCAAGCAGAGACCGATCGAGTACGACGATGACGGGAATCTGAAGACCTACTCGAACTACAAGAAAAAGAAGTGAGGTAGCCCATGCTTAACAACGGAGAAAGAGCTCTCGCATATGTTGTGTCCATCGACGAGATCAAACCAATCGAAGGATACGACCGGGTTGAATACGCGAGAACAAACGGATGGTGGGTAGTTGTCAGTAAAAAGACAATCTCAAAGTCGGAGACAAGTGTGTTTACTTCGAGATTGACAGCAAACTCCCAGAGAAGGACGAGAGATTTAAGTTTCTCGAACCAAAGCATTATAAGGTAAAAACGCAAAAGATGTGCGGTGTAATTTCGCAAGGACTCCTGATGCCGCTCACGCTTTTCCCAGAGATTAAAACCGCAGATATTAACACCGACTGTACAAATGCACTCGGTGTTATTTATTCGGTAGCGGAAGATAACCAGCGAAAGAAGTCATCAGACCCAAATGCAAAGTATAAATCTATCGGAGCGCGACATCCGAAACTGGCTAAGACAAGATTGTTTCGATGGATGATGAGATATAAGCTCGGTAGAATGATTCTGTGCTTACTATTCGGTGGCAAGAAGAATTCAGGGTTGAGTTTCCCAAGCTTTATCAAAAAGACCGACGAGGAGCGTGTAGAAAATCAACCATGGAGAGTTGGAGACGGCAAAGAATATATTATGACCGAAAAACTCGACGGAACTTCCAGCACATATGTTTTAGAGAGAAAAGGAAAGAAAAAGTTTGAGTTCTATGTATGCTCGAGGAATGTGCGGTTGCGTAATGAAAGTCAAAAGACATATCACGATCACAACATTTATTGGGACATGGCTCTCAAATACAATATCGAGCAACATCTACGCGAGTACCTCAACGACCATAAAGAACTCAAGTGGGTTTGTATCCAGGGCGAGTCTGTGGGAGCTGTGCAGGGGAATCCTCTGAAACTTAAGGAGGACGATCTTTATATTTTCAACTTTATCACATCCGAGCACGGCAGATTCTCCTCGTTTCAGGGTAGTGACATCGTCAAAGGCTGGGGTATGAAGTGGGTTCCAATCCTCGGAACGGGGGAGACGCAGCCCACCATGGAAGAATTAAAGGAGTTTGCAGACGGTAAATCCGCAGTTAATCCGGATGTGCTCCGCGAGGGGATTGTTTACCGTTCTCTTGATGGAACAGACTCTTTCAAAAATGTTTCGAGAAAATATCTTCTGAAACATGGAGAGTAAAGTGCAAGAGGTGTGAGCAATGACATGTAAAGATTGTTTTCACCACAACGCCTGTAGAGGCGTTACCAACTACCGCACGTTTGATTTCCTGATAGGTGAGCAATGGGCTGATAGCTGCGAGTTCTTTACCCAAATGTCCGAATGGTTGCACTTGCCATGCAAACCGGGAAGCACAGTGTACTGGGTTTGGGATATGCCCGACCAACAAAAGTGTGCCGAGTGTCAATATTTTTACGAGGGTGGTATGGGCGACTATCCTCGGTGCGAAAGAACTAAGGATGGACGCCGCTACGCAACATGCCTTGAAATTATTCCTTTTGAAGGTATTGACTTGGAATTTATCCTCTGTCATTACACTGATTTTGGGAAAGAACTCTTCATATCGAGAGAGGAAGCCGGAAAGGTTCTTGCTGAACGGCAGAATGCCGAAAGGAGTAGCAATGAAAGTAGTATTTCGCTCTGATTATGTAGGTTGGGATGAAAGCACCGAAGCGATAACGATTGCGCAACTCGACGAAGGCGAGTATGATGAACTCGTGCATATGTCACACGATGAGAAGTGCAGGCTTTTTGGAGTGGCGGAATATCCGGAAAACATGATCACGCCAGGCATGTCGTATCATACATATGATTTCGAGCTTACAGGCAAGTTTCTACTTATGTTTGACACGCTTGCTCTTGATATATAATTGCAAAGGTAGAACAAAATTAAATCATGAGATATATTGAAGTGCTATGTAATACAGAACCAGAACATCCGACAGAACATACATCGATTCTGCACTGGTTTCCTGTTCCAGATTGTTTGTCACATTTGATAAATATCGGATCAAAGGTTATGTATAAGTCAGGCAACGGAGAACAAAGAGGCATAGTTGTACGCTTAGTTGCCGGATTTCCGCCTCCAGATGACCCCGCGTTGCTTAACACCTCCTGCTCGTGTGCATTTCCCACAATTTCGATAACAGCAATAATGGATGTTTGCAGATATGGCGGCGACTATTGTTACTTAAACCCAGAAGGGATTACGGGAGTACTCATGGATTTTGAGATGAGTGAAATCCACATCCCTTGGTTTATGCAAAGTTCAACTCCTGCTCCAGGAAAAATCGAGAAACGAATTAGAGAATTTTATGATACAGGAGCGTTTAATACGCGAATAGTCTGCTCTGCGGACAAGACCCTCAAAGACGGATATACTGCCTATCTTGTCGCGAAAATGTTCGGACACGAAACAATTCGCGGTATATGCCGTCCTGATTAAACCAAAGTCTACAATGGAATTGACTATATAATACATACATGGTCGCTTTTAGCTGTCAGCGGAAGTAACGAAACGGTAGTTGCGCTTCTGCGTCGCGTACAACATAAAGCTGATCCTCCACTCCGGCTGGAGCCCTGCCCAGCCTCCGTGTCGGATCTGTCGCGAACTCACGCCTCGCTCGTTCGCGACAACGACGCAGAAGCGGCGCTATCGCAAAATCGGGTTGGTGATTTTGGATTGTAGACCTAAATAGGAACAAGAAAGGAGAGCTGAAAATTGATTTATATAACCGGAGATACGCATGCTGCTTTTAACAAATTCTCAACAGATTTATTCCCCGAACAGAAAAGTATGTCAAAGAACGATTTTGTAATCATCTGTGGTGATTTCGGTGGGGTGTGGTGCGATACGAACTCAGAGCGCTGGTGGCTTGATTGGCTGTCAAAAAAGAATTTCACACTCTTATTCGTTGATGGGAACCACGAAAATTTTGATAGGCTTTATAGCGGTGAGTTTCCAGTTGTCGATTTTCATGGCGGGAAAGCACATAAAATCAGGGACGGAATCTATCATCTTATGCGTGGATATGTTTACACGCTTGAGGATAAAAAGTTCTTCTGCTTTGGTGGGGCGAGCAGCCATGACGTCAAAGACGGTATTCTCGATGAGAAAGACTATCCGAACGTAGACGCCCTTGTCAAAGATTATAATCGACGCACGAGATACGGGCAGATGTTGAGGATCAACCATGTTTCTTGGTGGAAGCAAGAGCTACCGACAGAAGATGAAATCAAATTCGCAAAGCAAACTCTTCTCGAAAACGACAATAAGGTTGATTTTGTGGTCACGCATTGCGCGCCAAAGAATATCGCAGCAATGTTAGGATATTACGAGTCGGATAATATCACAGACTTCTTCGATGAACTATCACGCACTGTCTCGTTCGAAAAGTGGTTTTTCGGACATTACCACGACAATAAAAATGTAACGCCAGAATTTACACTGCTCTATGGGCATATTATGAGGATTGTATGAAACGAACAAATTATGTGCATCACTCCAAATACTTCTACGGCAACAAAGTTAGCGATTACGGTCTTGAGAATGGATATATAGATTACGAGACACTTGCTAAATCTTTCGATCTTGTGATGAATAACGATATCTTGGATAAAACACAATGTGTACTTGGTTATTGGGAGCCTATAAACGGCTCCCAAATTTATTATGAAGACGAAAACGGATATGTAATTGATGAATCTGAATATGACGAACTTGATTGCGAAGAGCAGGAAAAATGGACGCAATATTATCATGAGATTTTTCAATGGTTCATCATTAGCGACTCTGGCGCGAGAATTCTCCAGGAGCTCACCAACGAGATTGTTTACTACAATGAAGACTTAGATATGTATCTATGGGGCGTAACGCATTTTGGAACGTCTTGGGATTATGTACTTACAGGTATAAAAATCGACCTGGAGGACGGAATCAATGAGCAATAGTAGTCTTGGTGAAAGAATGAAAAGCTACGAGAATATATCTCGAAATTACTTAACACGCAAAATCCCTGTAATTATCCGTATCGACGGCTATGTGGCAGCAGCGTCATAATAATTACAGAGACGGATACTCCAACATTATCATTCATCCGGATGGCAGGGTTACTACAAATTGGAAATAGATAATAACGTATCGTAAGGAAGATGACTATATGTTAAATGAAAAACAGAATAATCGTATTGAAATTAGCTTGCCAAATGGCATGAAGCTGGTAGCCGAGCAAAACCAAGACCCTAACTATGATAAAGAGATTTATATAGGACTTGAAACATCTGATGGTTCTTGGTATCAGGATTTGGCGGTTGTGAGAAATGCATACTTTATCAATGATAACCTTCAAGCGGTGTGGGATTCTGCGAAAATGGAAGTACTTGTTTATGCAGATGAAAACGATGAAGACTACACAAATAAGTTTTCCATAGACATTCACGATGAGGTGTTATAAATGAGCGAAAGAATAGAGACAAAAGGTGTGGTGTAAATGATAACATATGAAAGCATACCAGATGGATATGAGTTTTCTACAGAATTTCCAACATACATTTTAGGGTTTTGTCCTGATACGGATAGTTGGTTTGCCACTAATCAAAGATTTTTCTTTTACGAATATCCTATGGATTTTCCAAACGAGGAGACTGCAATTGGATATTTCAAGAGGAACCCAGAAGTGTTTTATAATCTGGAAAAAGAAATGAGCATATATCGCCCTTCATTTTATAATGATGGCGTTTGGTTGGAAAATACAAAGGAACTTATAATGATAAAAGATTAGATTTATGTTACAAGTGAACAAAAAATAAGAGAAGCAATTAGAAAGGTGTGTGAAAAAATATAATGGCACGGTACTTTAAGATTACAGAAATTGATTCCGACACATTTACCAACGCAACAGGAGATGTTCTCGACTGCTTCCAATTAGTTTCACCCGCTGACGGATATGTATATGTTGCGGTAGACGAAAGCGAAGAGGACGAATTAAACATTCCCTTAGACAGCTTTGAGGAGGAAACCGCCGATGAGTGAAAACAGATGCGTGTGCTGCGGGACAGACATCTATGTCGGAGATATCGAGGATGTCATAGAATATGAAACGGCGGAAGACGATGTTTAGGAAGGTGAGGTCATAAAATGAAAATCGGATATATAGCACAATACGACCTAAAACTGAATCCACATTTAACTGAGCGATTTAAGTTCCGAGAAGCTACTTTTACTCGGCGAATTACCTCTCGTGGCGACAGGGTTTACTCGAAAATGTTGCAGCGTCCAGTCGATTATGAGGAAATCGTAGATAACGCTGAGATCATGAAAAAGAATCCAAATCTAATCCTTGTACGGGAACCGTTCCTTCTTGATGATGAGCTGAGAGACAGAGTAACGAAATGGGTAGAGTGGGCAAATCACGCAGACCCAAAGGAATATGACCCATTTGCTGTGTGAAGAAAAGGAATAACAAATGAAAACAAAAGAACAAGAATGTATTAAGGAACTATATTCGCTGCTTGACACCATTGAGTCTGCGGCGAAGAGGAAGGATCTATCACTACTTCGTGTTAGAGGAAGAGCCTGTGGTACTGATGTATACAGTGGTTTGCCTCCGATTTGCAGAGCAATGGATGCTATTTTAGATAAGTATGAGGATGTTATTCATGAGTGTTTCAAATATGAACAATAAAACATGCTCTGATTGCGAGTATTTTATGGGCGGTGGTGACTGGGACTTGTGTTGCTCACAGAAACATGAGGGTTTTATACTCGGCTTCCTTTGCTATGAGGACACAGAGGCTTGCAAGAAGTTTAAGGAGCGTGATTTTAATGTATAAATCTATACCTTCTGGTTTTAATTTTGATTCGGAATTTCCAACATATATCATAGCATTTTGCCCTGATACAGATAGCTGGTTCGTCACTAATAAACGATTTTTCTACTATGAACACCCAATAGAATTCAAGGACGAAAATTCCGGAATTTCTTATTTTAAGGAACATGCAAAGATATTTGTTAAGTTAGAAGAAGATATAGAAATAGATCGCTGCCCAGAATATTGTTGCGGTGTATGGCTTGACAATACAGGTGAGTTTATTAAAAGTGAGGAATAAAAGTAATGAAATACTATGTGATCTCTGATGTTCATGGCTTCTACACAAAAATGATAAATGCGCTTACCGAGAATGGTTTCTTTCAAGACGCCAAGCCGCACAAACTCATTTTATGCGGAGATATGATGGACAGAGGTAACGAGGCTGTAAAGATGCAAGAATTCATGCTTGAGCAACTTCGCAAGGGTGATCTGATTTTTGTTCGCGGAAATCATGAAGATCTTATGCTTGAGATGCTACTCAGATTCGATAGGCATTTTGAAAGCATCATGTTCGGGTCGTCGCATCATGTACATAACGGCACGTTTTCGACGGCACTCCAGCTTTCAGGAATGACGGAGCGCGATGTGTGGAAGACCTATCCTGAACGAAAATTCGTGTGCGCCGTAGAAGAGTCGCCGTTCGTAAAAGAGCTAATTCCTGCGAGTGTCGATTATTTCGAGACGGAACGATGCGTGTTTACACATGGCTGGATTCCGACAATCGGCACAGTCTCTCCGAAGTACGACGTGAACTGGCGCAAGGCAAGCAAACTCGCATGGGATAAGGCACGATGGAACAATGGCATGGACATGGCTGTGACATTTGGCGTAAAGGTGCCGGACAAAACAGTCGTGTGCGGGCACTGGCATACATCATATGGGCACAGCAAATTCGGACGTAGAGGTAGCGAGTGTGGAGACTACGTGGAGTCGGTGGATTTGTCTCCGTTCTATGCCGACGGAATCATTGCCCTTGATGGATGCGTTGCGCTATCTAACAAGGTAAATTGCATTGTAATCGAAGACGAGGAACTGAATAATGGAGTATGAAGCTAAAATATACAAAATCACCACATACATTGTTGATCCGAATGGCACATACCGCGACGCGGACGAACTTTACCATGAGATGATTAACAACACGGAGGCTTTTGCCCCGTGCCCGATCGATTGCGCAGAGCGTGAGTTTGAGTGGGATGACAACCCCGTTATCAACAACATCGGATGCACACGAGAGGCATATAACCCATTTGCTGTGTGAGGGAGAGTACGATGGAATTAGCGGACATGTGTAAAGAGGTTCGGGAAGCGTTAGCAATTTCGCAAAGAGAACTTGCAATGATGATTGGCTCTAACCAGACAGAAATCTCATTCATTGAGCGCGGCTTTACACCGAGCGATACGGCAAAGGTTAATGCGATAATCGAAGAGTATAACAAATTGCAGGGGTGTCGAAATAGCGTATGGAGACAAACAAGTGAATAGACAACAAAGAAGAAAAGTAGAAAAGGTAGCCAGAAGCAGGGGAGCAAGTGGCGACGAGGCGAGAAGCATTGCGATGATTGTGAGTAATGCAGATGAGATCCGAAAGGGCGGAACCGGCGCCCACACTACAGCGAAAAGTTTTAACGAAGGCGACAAAGTCAAACTCAATATCGAAGCGGTGAAAAGTAGAAAGAATTACGATAGAATGTTGCCGCTGTATAAAGAGTTTGTTGAGACAAGTGAAGATACAGTGTTTACGGTTCATGTTGAGCAAGGAAATCTGATCAGCTTCATTGAAGAACCTAAGTGGCTATTCTGGAGCGGCGATCTGATTAAGGTTGAGTAGGATAATGAGCACATTCTTTATAGCAGACCTTCACTTCGGTCACAAGAACTGTCTCGCCTATGATAACCGAGAGTTCCCGAGTATCGAGGCGCATGATGAAGCGCTGATAGAACGCTGGAATAATGCCGTTGGGATCGGTGATGATGTTTGGATCCTCGGAGATATCAGCTGGTATTCCTCCATGAAAACGATTGAAATCTTTAAGCGGCTGAACGGCACTAAACATCTATGCATAGGAAACCATGATAAAAGGCTGCTTAAGAACAGGGATGTTCAGTCGCTGTTTTCAGAAATCGTAGATTATAAAGAGCTCCAGCTCGACGACGAAACCGGAATCGTCCTTTCACACTACCCAATTCCCTGCTACAACAATCACTACTATGGCTGGTATCATCTCTACGGTCATGTACATATCAGTTTTGAGTGGAACTTGATGAAGCAAGTTCAGTATGAAATGAGAAACCTATACGGGAAAGACAGCAGAATGTATAATGTAGGATGTATGGTTCCTGGCATGGATTATACACCACGAACTCTTGAGGAAATTAAAAGAATTTTTGATAGCAAAAAGGATGATGAAGCGTGATGAACAGTTTAGAAATCAAACTTGCAAACGGGCATAAAATCGTAGCTCAATTGTGCGAATATGGTGCGGCTCCGCCGGAGATTGCCGTATGTATTCAAGATAAAGACGGAGTCGCTCGTCAGGATATTGTGCTTGTGAAAGCAAAAGAGAAAGAGCCAACAGTCGTCGATGAAGACAATACCGGTGCCGAAGTGCTCGTCTGGGCAGACGAAGACCAAGAAGATTATACACACAAATTTTCAATCGATGAGTATCAAGACACGGTTTTCTATATACCATATGAAGCTGAATACCCGATTACCCTAACGCAGGAGGATGGAGAAAATCAGGAATGATATACTTAGACAACGCCTCAACAACACGGGTTGCCCCAGAAGTTTTTGAAGCTATGCAGCCATATCTGACCGAGGAATATGGGAACCCAGGCACAATATATACACTCGGGAGAACAGCTGCCGAAGCAATTAAAATTGCCAGAGAACAAGTTGCAGAGTTTATAGCGGCAAAACCGGAGCAAATCATATTCACTTCCGGCGGCAGCGAAGCAAATAGTCTGGTATTCGAGGGTGTCGCTCGCTATCTTGAAAAACTCGGTAAACACCACATCATTATCTCTGCGGTGGAGCACGATTCAGTGATAAAAGCCGCAAAAGAAATGTGCATAAAACATGATTTTTATTTATCGTTTTTGCCCGTAAATCGTCTCGGAGTGGTGTCTGTAGACGAACTCAAGAAAATGATTACAGACGACACAGGACTTGTCTCTGTGATGTATGTTAATAATGAGACCGGGGCGATAAACCCCGTGAAAGAAATCGGGGCGCTTTGTAAATCAAAGCATGTATTATTCCATACGGATTGCGTTCAGGCAGCAGGTTTTCAAAATATCAATGTAGGCGAAATCGGATGTGATTTCGCCTCCCTTTCATCACACAAGATACACGGCGCAAAAGGGACGGGAGCATTATTCTCAAAAGATCCTAAAACGATTTCGCCAATCATCCATGGCGGTTCAGTACAAGAGTTCGGGAAACGCGGCGGGACTGAAAATGTAGCCGGGATTGTCGGGTTCGGGAAGGCTTGTGATCTCTCCCGAGTCAGGCTTGAGGAAGTAGTTGATGCCGTATCGAAGTGTAAGACGCTATTTTACGATATACTCATAGAGAATTTGAACGACGCTGTTGAACCAGACGCAATAATGGTCAACGGAGATATTGCCGATTGCGGGAAAACGCTCAACCTAACAATTAAAAATATAGATGGCGAAACGCTTGTCCTTCTGGCGGATTCAAACGGCGTCTGCATTTCTTCGGGTTCTGCGTGTAGAAGTCACGAATCTAAACCAAGCCATGTTTTGCTTGCCATGGGGTTAACAGAGGACGAAGCAAGAGATTCTATTCGCATTTCATTTTCTGACTATAACACAAAGACAGAGGTGTGCGCCGCTGCGAAGATTATTGCAGAGTGTATTAGATTATGCGCAATGTGCCGTTTCGGAACGGTGACGCTATTCACTTAATGAATAAAGAGTAAGGAGATCTGCGAAGATATGAAATGTAATAGATGTGGTTCAGATATGATAAGCAAAACAGGTGGAAACTATTATTGCCCAAAGTGTAATTTTACAGTAAATGATCTTGTTTACAGATTTCAAAGTTGTGATATGCCTTTCCCACAAAGTTTTGGTGTTCGATATGGCTGGATTTGTCCCCGATGTGGTAAAGTAAATTCACCAGATGTAAATAGTTGTGGTTGTAATTCAACTAACAATAATATAAGATGTAATGGTACAGAAAGTATACCTGCTGACATTAACGTAAGTCCCACAGGAACTATTACCTTAGATGTAAAAGATACAAGTGATAATATTTGGCATTGGACTTTCGATAGCGAAAAGAAAAGATTCGTCGCTCCTTCGTGTTAGAGGAGGAGCCTGTGGTACTGATGTATACAGTGGTTTGCCTCCGATTTGCAGAGCAATGGACGCTATTTAGATAAGTACGAGGATGACATTCTTGAGTGTTTTAGGAGTGAGGAGCTGGAATGAAGTATAAGATTATAGGTTCATGTGCGGACTGCAAGTATTTCGTGGAATGCTTTTTTGATGCCTCACATAATCGTGCGACACAAAGTGATGATGGAACGCGTACCACAATTAGGTTTGAATGTAATGGGAAATCTTATGAACGAGATGACAAGTACATTGGGACTGATGAAAATAAAGAAGACTAAGAAGAGGAATAGGAATGAATAACGGAACATGCTCTGAATGTGAGCTTTTTATTAGTATTGGCAACCGGTCGTTTTGTTCTCAATCTATCGTTGAACCATGTTACAAAGATACAGGAGCTTGCAAAAATTTTGAAGAGAAAATGAAGTATAAATTCAACCTTGGCACAAAAGAGTGCCCGATATGCGGCGCAAAGGTCGAGGAAGTACGAATGAAGCCACGCATTTGCTCTCAGAATGACCTTTATGAATGTAAGAATTGCGGATTATTTAAGTGGGGCAATTTCCAAGGCGAAATCGATTATCACGTCGGCGACAAGCATTTCTGCTATGTGATAAATGACCCAAGCGGCAAAGACGTGCGAAGCAAAATTGATATCGCCGTAAAAGAAGCGAGAGAAGCATACAAAACAGGCGTGTCGTCGGTTGGTAATTAACGATTCGTTACTATTGCAATTCGACAAAAGTGTGATATAATTATTAAAAATGGCAAAAGGAGACGAAGTTATGTGCGCAGAGGACTATGGTTTTGATACAGAATTTATGACGGATGATGAAGTCGAGCAGGTGCTTGATTCCATTGTTTTGTCTATCGGAGAGTTGGTCGCAAATGAAGACAGCAAAGTCGCGATCGCAAATCCGGACAGAATTCAGTATGTATTATGCACCTATAAGATTATGAAGTATCTTTTCAACAAAAATAGCGGCGTGAGGGTTAGCTATCAACTGCACAAACCATTCAAAAGTATGGGTAGTGTCACCCTTACCGGCAAACAGATCAACTTCAAAAAGCCAGATTGGTTTATGAGAGCAGTTGCTTTAGCAAATAATTTTGAAGTGTACCCCAAAACAGACGGCACCGTCGAGATGAACTTTACGTTTCATGATCTGACAGTGCCGTTGGAGTAATATAAGAGGTGAGACTATATGAGTATCAAGTGTTTTGAAGTAGTATCCATGGTAATTGACGAAGCAACAGCTCAATTTGCTCCGGTGTGGACGGCGAACCGGGAAAACAAGAAGATATTAGAGCAGTATTGCGAAGCCATCGATGATCTGGCGAAAGAATTCCAGGGAATTTCGTATGAGGTAAATGTCGATACTATCAAGATGACAATCGGCATTAGGATGGAATGTGGTGATATTATACTCAATAGTAAAACCAGCACATACTATAAGCTTGCGCAGCGAGCCGTCTCATTCGGATTCTCGCAATCTGAAGACGGAAATTTGGTTGCAGAATTTGTATTTCCGAGCATCTGGGAGAAAGTATGATTGATATAAACCGCAGAAATATCGAAATCGAAATCAAATCGTATAACAATCTCATGGAAATAGAGCTATCGAGGTTGCATAGTGTAGCTGAACAGGAACCGCCAAAACCGAATATTATAGAAGACAGCAAAGTCGGTCTGAAACTGCTTCTAATCACTATCATTCTTTCGGCTATCTTCTTTGCTCTTGCTTTTATACCGCACGCTTTCCTTAGCGGGATATTCATATTTCTCACAGCCGCATGTATCACTCTTGGGACATTGCTCTCTATTTTCATGATTGTGTCGTGTAACATAGCGTCGAGAAGCAATTACGCAGATTGGGAATCCAAATCAAGCAGCGGCTACATAAATTATAAAGAGAGTAAGATACGCGAAAAATACAATAGAATTATAAACAATCTGAAAGAATACGGAACTCCTAACAAACCTGGCGAGTCGCCAATTGTTTTGTGCGGAAATTGCAGTTCTGACAATCTGTCTCGCGAGATATGGAGAGGAAGCTACCCGTTTGATCAGAAAGAGATTGTCGTGTGTAAAGAGTGCGGATGGAGGAAGCTTCGTTATCTTTCAAAATATTATTGAGGTAAAATGAACGATAAAAGACGATGGCTGCTTAAATCAGCAGTGTCGCTGCTTGAAAAAGCGGCGGATATTATTTCTCGCGCGATAGACGAGGAGCAGGATTGTTTAGACAATATGCCCGAAAGTTTGCAAGACAGCGAACGATATCAAAAAATGGAGAGCGCGATAGAGCATCTCTCAGATGCAGCAGACGCAATTGACAACGCCAGAGACAGCATCGAATCGGCGTCAGAGTAACTATTGTTGCCAAATCAATCTGGAAGTTCTTCTTGGAAAACAGACAGTTTTTTTGCCTCCTGAATCGCTTTCGTCTCCTCGACCCTCGATTCCTCCATCGCGCAAACTGTATCGACAAGTCTTCTTCCGTAAGTATCAAGTTTGCGATAATTTGTCAGTAGCTTTGATTCCTGCTTAGTCATTAGCAATTCTTTTTCTTTCTTGGCGTCGATTCCAAGAATAAAATCCGTAGACACGCCAAATATAGACGCAAGCGCGATAAGCGCTGCCATAGACGGGTGTTTTGTTCCGTTTTCCCAGCATTTCACGCTTTGTTCCGAAACTCCAATTTTCTTAGCAACTTCCTTCCGTGTCAACGCCTTCGATATTCTTAGTAAACGCATCCTTTCACATACATCCACAAACAAATACCTCCAAATAATATTACTTAGGGTGTTGACAATACTTTTGTTTTGTGGTATTATCTATAGTAACAAATGTTACCGTACAAGGATTTCTGCACAAACAAATGCATATGTCAAAGCGCTTATTAAAAGAAAGACTGCCCATCGTAAAAAGGATAGGCAGTCCGAAAGAGGACGCCTCAACAACCACGAAGAAGCGCCATGCAATGGAACTGTATTTCTACAGCCCTGGTATAGAGAGACAACCACGAAACCCTATACCTATTTTGTAGTATACCACATCCATTGTAAAAAATCAATGGAGGAATTAAAAAATAATGAGGAGATTAACTCTAAAAGAATTTTCGGAGTCCCCTTCACTATCAAGCGTCCACAAATACATATTGTTTTCTGATAATCAAAAATGGCGTTCCATAGATGACATTATTAGATTTGACATAGTGTTTTCGGACATCAGCATCGGTTTTAATCCAAATACGGTATCTTTTAGGAACGGCTCAGATTGTGTAGTCAGCCTTCAAAAGATAAAATTTGTTACACTGGATGAGAATTCGGTCATCGGCACCGTGTTTACATTTGTTTGTGAATCTCCGTCTGCATCTCAAAACCATAATAAGTATACATTCGTTTTTCAGTAAAAATTTTTTGTGCAAATTTTATTTTTATCTTGACAAGTGCTTTTTTCTGTGATACACTGTACCTGTACTATAAAATAATACAGGCAAAGGATGATATTTATAATGGTCAATAACCATACAGAAAGACCGATAAGAATCGGTGACATTTATCTAATGAATTTCGGTGGCAGCGGGAGCGAACAGAAAGGCTGGAGACCTGGATTGGTTTTTCAGAACAACACCGGGAATACACACAGCCCAAATATTATTGCGCTCCCACTGACAACCGCTATAAAAAAGACTGATCAGCCAACACATGTTTTTGTTCCAGCCGATGGAACCGGGCTGATCAAGGATAGCATGATTTTGTGCGAAAACCCGGAAACAATGTCTAAAAACAAACTTGGCAATTATCTAACCACACTTCCCAAGGAGTATATGTCTAAAGTTGCTATCGCAAACCTTCTTGCGTCGTCCGCCATTTCCTTTATTAAGCCAGAAATTCTCCTAAATATATGGCGCAAAGCGCTTACATTGAACGCTACGGCTTAGGAGGACTTAATTATGTATAATGAAGAGCTAAAGCGGCGGTTCATCCGCGAATATACGCACAGTATTGCTACTGCGAATGCATGTGAATCGGTATTCAATGTCTTTGAAAAGAGCGAGACTGAATGGGGTGCCGACTTATGCACAAAGAGTTCCGAAGATCTTCAGCCAATTATCAATATTATCGTAGGCTTCAGAGCAAGAAGCAAATGGTCGAGACTTACGATCCTTAAGGATTACGTAAAATGGTGCATAGATGTTGCTAAAGTCCCAGGGGCTTGTGATGGTATGCTAAAAATCTGTGATGCTGGTTTGGAAAAATTCAGACTGCAAACCGTCCCTAATCCGCTTGGAATGCAGCGTTACCTCAATAGCATCTTCGATGCAGAGATTGAAGAAACAACAGATAATATTTATAGATGCTATTATTGGTTGGCGTATGGTGGAGTCGAAGAAAGAGATATTCTCTCCGTAAAGATTTCTGATGTGGATCTTTCGAACATGGTTATTCATTATAAGGATACCGAGATACCGATATACAGAGAAGCTATACAAGCTTTCAAAAATTGCTGCAATCTAACTTATTTCACTTTCAACCATCCGCACTACACAAAGACCGTCAGGAAGCCTCGCGTTGACGGGAATACGCTTGTCAGGGGTATCCGCTCCTTACCAACAACTAAATCTATGCGTGTTGAGTTGTCCCGCAAGACGAGGGCAAAAGCAAACGAGACGGATATTCGACTAAGTTATTATAGAGCTTGGATTTCCGGCGTGTTTTATCGGACGCTCGAACGCGAAATTGCTGGCGAAAAACCAAACTTCGACTGGGTAGCATCACAGCACATGCGCGGAAAATCATACAAGCTTGACAAATGCAGAAATACGCCGGAAGCGAAAAAACGGCAGCTTGCCAAAGACTATATGGAAGACTATCAGCGTTGGAAGTTAGCATTCAGAAACTTAGGTTAATAAAATATGAGTTGCCTGCCAAAGCAGGCTTCTCTATACATACATTAAGATAAAAATATAATATGCAAATACTGTGATGTAGCCATTCGGAAGGGCACAGGGCGCTATCCCTGCTTTGTTGGTTCAACTCCAACCATCACAACCACAGGCAATGCCTGATAATTATAGATACTTTAATTGAAAGGAGATGAAACTGATGGATTACAAAGAAAGGTTTATTTCGCTATGCGGGAAAATCGAAAGAGATGGAATTGACGATCTGATGAAATGGCTTGAGAGTAATGGCTTTTATGAGAGCCCTGCAAGTTCAAAATATCACGGAGCATACAAAGGCGGTTTATGTGAGCACTCGTTAAATGTTTACGACGAAATGCAGAGATTGCTTGCTGTATACCCGGAAGTGGTCGTGCCGGAAGAAAGCGTAATCATTGCTTCCCTTTTTCATGACTTGTGCAAAGTAAATATGTATGTTTTGGAAAAGAGAAACCGAAAGAATCCGGAGACAAGTGCGTGGGAGTCTTACGATGCATTTTCTATCAAAGAGAAATTCTGTTTTGGTGGGCATGGTTCTAAATCTGTTTTCCTGATTCAGCATTTCATCAAATTAACGCCGGAAGAAGCAGTCGCTATCAACTGTCATATGAGTTGTTGGCAAGGTGACACAAGCGTTGGCAGCGCTTACGAGCAATTCCCTCTTGCATGGCTATTGCATGTGGCAGACGAAGGGGCTACATACATAAGGGAATCAAAAGAAAGGTATAACTAAGTGGAAGAAAAACTAAATTTAATTCAAAAGCTCGCAAAGATCAGAGCAATCAGTGACGCAGTTCAAAAAAACAAGAAGGGGTATAACTACTCGTACACAGACCTCGTCGAGATTCTTGCGAGTGTTACCGCCGGAATGAAAAAATACCGCGTATCATTGATACCAAACATCGTTCCGGGCACGGCGAGAGTATCACAAAATGTCGTAGTCAACACAAAGTTCGATAAGACCGGAAAGCAATACGACCAAACCACCACAGAAATGTTGTTCTGCGCGGATATGATCTTCAAATGGGTTAACGAAGATGATTCTTCGGACTACATCGAAGTTCCGTGGTTTGTCGCAGGTTCACAAAGCGACCCAAGCCAGGCAATCGGTAGTGGGTTAACATATACCGATCGACAGTTTTTAACGAATTACTTTCAGATTGCTTCGCCTGAATACGACGTTGACGCATACAGAAGCAAGCAAAAGGCTGCTGAGGAGTCCGAGGATAAGGCAATCGCGGCAGCAATTATTGCGGAATTTGATAAGATTGTAAAACCGTTCCTTGTAGACAATCAGGAAAGGGCTGAAGAAGTGAAAAAATTCATCAGCAAGTATGTAAAGGGCGCAAACTACTTCACGATCAAAGAGCCCTCACTTGCGGCAAAACTACTTGAAGACTTCAAGAAAGAATACATCAGTTTTGACATTCAATAATTCATAAATAAGGAGTAATACATATGGGATTTAGGAAAGACAGTTTTGCGACGATCTGGAGTGTAGAACCGAAGTCAGACACCCACACAAAAGCACGTATCTCAATCAGCAAGAAAAACAAGCAAACAGGTCAGTATGAAACCGACTTCAGCGGTTTTGTGTCGTTCGTTGGCTCCGCAGCGGCAAAAAAGGCGGCGTCACTGAAAGAAAAAGACAGAATCAAACTTGGAGATGTTGATGTAAACAATACATACGATAAAGAAAAAGGCATCTCATATACGAATTTCAAGGTTTTCAGCTTTGATATGGCAGGCGAGTCGCAGCCAACTGAACCGCAACCAGCTGTAGACGACGGAGAAATTTCAGAAGATCGTCTTCCCTTCTGAGGTAACGTGCGGTGGGAAATGAAAACTATCGTCCGCTCATCGATGAAATGGTATGGAGTTTCTCACGGATCGAGTGCTTTGAAGACTGTCCATATAGGTTTTTCTTAAAGTACATCCACAAATCTAAAGACGAGCCAAGATTCTACGCAGCATACGGGCGGTTCATGCATGAACTGATCGAACAGTACTATTGTGACGAGCTATCAAAAGAAGATATGCTGTTCGCTTACCTGACTCGTTTCAAAGCAGAAGTTATTGGAGAAAGACCTCCGGAAAGCGTGGTACAGAAGTATATAGCAGGCGGAATTGAATATTTGCAAAACTTCAGTCCATTCCCCTTTAACATGATTGGTGTTGAGAAAAAAATCAATTTTACCATTGACGGCATTCCGTTTGTCGGATTTATTGACTATGTTGGGGAAAAAGACGGCGAATACTATATCATTGACAACAAATCCAGAGATCTGAAACCCCGCAGCAACCGAACAAAACCGACGGCAAAAGACGCAGAGCTTGACAAAATGCTTAAACAGCTATACATATACTCTGCCGCAGTCGAGCAAGAGTATGGGAAATTCCCGAAGCATCTATGCTTTAATTGTTTCAGGACGGGTACATTTATTTACGAGCCATTTATTAAGGAAAAGTATGATGAAACCTTAAAATGGGCGAAACAAACCATTAAAGATATTCGTAGCACTGACGATTTTTATCCAAACTGTGAATACTTTTCATGCCGGTACATTTGTGGAGTGAGCGATGATTGCTGCTATAATGAAAGCGCGATAGCAGAAAGGAAAAGACAGAAATGATCAAAGCCGAAGATATCAACAGCCTTGAAAGTGAGTCCGGGATAATTGCTTCGCTTATTCATAACCCGGAATTCTCGTTCTACTCTGAAAATCTCTTCCCAAACCACTTTACAAATAAAGAGAACAGATGCGTATATACCGCGATATGTGATCTTGCACGGAAAGGGATTAAAACGATTGACCCTTATAATATTATCGAGGATCTCAATTCATCTGAAGCAACACGGAAATATGCAGACGATCTAACTGTCGAAAAACTCCAGGAGCTTGTGGAGATGAGCGATGTGCTCGCAAGAAACAGCGTGGAAGAATACAAAATGCTTGTTTCAAATGTGTTGGACGCAGCATTCAGAAGAGACACTTTCCAAAAGTTAAAGGAATGTATCGCATTATGCTGTGATCGTTCTGTAGAAAATATCGAGCAGAGAATCTATTCGACCATAGACGATGTTATGACATCGTATTCAACGACCGAAGATATCCCGCCATACTCAGAAAAAATCGATGAGTGCTGGCAGGAAATTCAGTCGAGACAAAGCACCGGTTACTCAGGAATACCGTTTAAGTTCAATACGCTGAACGAATATGTAACCATTGAAAAAGGCGAACTTGTGGTTTTTGCTGCAGAAGCAAAACAGGGCAAAAGCATGCTGCTTCTTAACTGCGCAATTGACTTGCTAAAAAAAGACAAAGCCGTGCTATATCTCGATAGTGAGCTCAACACGCGACTGTTCACCGCAAGAGTGCTCGCACATCTGTCCGGGATAGAATACAGAAGACTCGTGTCTGGTGCCTATGATAAAGATGAAGCCGTAAAGATAAACGAGGCGATCGAGTGGATGAAAACAAGAAAATTCACGCATTTGTATATCCCCTGCTTCGATCTCCAAAGTATTTATACCGCCGTTAAGAAAATTCAGCACACGCAAGGACTTGACGTACTCGTTGTTGATTATTTCAAAGGTTCAGGAGACGGCGACGCCTTCGACTCCTACCAGGAATTGGGCAGATTTGTTGATATGGTTAAAAACCAGATTGCCGGAGATATGGGAATTGCGGCAATCGGAGCGGCGCAAGCAACGACAAACGGAAAAGTTGCAGACTCTGCCAAAATCGGACGAAATGCAAGTACAATTTGTTTGATTCAGGATAAGACACCTGAGGAAGTAGAGGCAGACGGGGCTGAATGCGGGAACAAGAAATTAAGGGTTATCCTAAACAGAAATGGCGCTCAAATGGCTCCGGGAGAATATATAGACCTCCAGTTTTCCGGAAATCACATATTGTATGAAGAGGCGAAACAGCATATCCCGCAAACGCCTTTTTAATTATGTGCAATCAAGATAATAATATAATTTGCGTAAGAAGGAAGAGGCGTCATGGAACTCAAGGATTTGATTGAAAGCGTTGATATTGTTGAGTATATCTCACAATTTGTCGAGCTCGAAGAAAAGAACGGTGAATGGTGGGGACTAAGTCCGTTCCGCGACGAAAAGACACCGTCGTTCTCTATTCGCAGAGAGTCTAACAGCTTCTATGACTTCTCTTCCGGAATCGGCGGGAATGTTTTCACTTTTGTCAAGTATTACAATCGCTGCACAGCCAAAGAAGCCATCGAGATTCTGAAGAAATACGCTGGGTTAGACGAAGATGCGATTGTCTCCCATAACAAATTAGCTGCCACCACCGTATGCAAGAAGTACAAGCCAAAAGAGTATCGAAGGAAACAGGCAAATTCGTCATCGTACTCGGATAATTACATGGAGAAATATGAAAAGAAAGATGACAAACTCGCTGTATGGGAAAACGAGGGAATTTCAAGATCTTCTCTGGACAAATTCCAGGTTTATTACGATAGTTTTTCCGACAGACTTGTTTACCCCATAAAAAATCTTAGCGGTCAAATAGTCAATATAGGCGGCAGAACTCTCGACCCGAATTGGAAAGAGAAAGGGCTGCGAAAATACACTTATTTCGGCTCTTGGGGAGAGATGAATGTGATTTATGGATTGTTTGAGAACCTCGAAGATATAAAGCAGAAGCGTGAAGTAATTCTTTTCGAGGGATGTAAGTCCGTCTTACTCGCTGACACATGGGGTATACATAACTGCGGAGCACTACTCACGAGTCACCTTAATCCACAGCAGCTAAAACTGCTCGCTATGCTCGGTGTTAGAGTTGTATTTGCCTTGGATAAAGAGATAAAAATCAGAGATGACCACAATATCACCAAGCTGAAGCAATTCGTTAATGTTGAATATCTGTGGGATAGAGAGGATCTGCTCGATGAAAAAGATGCACCGGTAGACAAGGGGTTAGATGTATTTATGAGGTTGTATGAACAGCGACTTAAATATAGATGAAATCGCGAGAGCGCTAAGTGAGTTGGGCGTGTCGGTTACGGATGCAGAAGGAAGCTATAGAACACTTATAGATGTGCTCAAAGATATTAGCCGCGCCGCATGTGAAAGTCACATGTTTTCAAGGCAAAATCGCGCCTATAGCGCGGCAGACGCAATTACCAAGATAATAGAGAATCAGCAGACAGAAGATTTTTTCAACGGATACAATAAGTTTTTGAAAGAAATCACAGGGAGTGAACTCGACGATTTCTTAAATAGCTTTTTGATAACTGATAAAAAGGAGGTGATGCCTAATGAGTGAGAAAACATATATACCATATCATCTCCACACAGAGTACAGCTTACTGGACAGTTGCAGTAAGCCGCAAGAGTATGTGGAACTCGCAGTTCGGGATGGGTTAAAAGCAATATCGTTTTCCGAACATTAGCATGGGAAAATATTAAACTGGACAGAAAAATACGGTCTTTGCAAGAATGCCGGGTTACGGTATATCCACTCAGTCGAGATTTACCTTACAGAGTCTCTTGACGAAAAGATCAGAGACAATTATCACACGGTTTTAATGGCAAAAAACATGGCTGGCGTGCTCGAGCTTAATGAGCTTGTCAGCAAATCATGTGACAAAGCCCACTTCTATTATACAAACAGAATCACATTTGATGAATTCCTTGGAATTTCAGATAACATTATCTCGACAAGCGCCTGCCTCGCTTCCCCACTAAACAAACTACCGGAGAGCCACCCGAGATATATTGAGCTTGCAAAAAAATATGATTTCCTCGAAGTTCAGGCACACAATCATCCAGAACAAATTGAATTCAACAAGCGGCTTCTGAATCTATCAAAGAAGATCGGCACACCACTAATCGCCGGAACCGATACGCATAGCTCTTCCAAGTATAAAGCTGAATGTAGAGCAATACTGTTATCGGCAAAACATAAATCTTACGGCGACGAAGATGCGTTCGATCTCACATACAAAACCTACGACGAGCTTGTTGAGATGTTCAGGACACAAGGGGCTTTACCTGAAGAAGAATATATGCAGGCGATACAAAACACGAACCTCCTGTATGATATGACTGAGGATCTTGATCTTGACACATCGATTAAATACCCGATTTTGTATGGTTCAAGAGAGGCAGATTCAAAGAAGTTCATTGAAACGGTAGATAGAAAGTTCCAAGAGAAACTCGAAGCTGGGATTATTCCCCGTTCACAGGAACAGGCTTTTCGGACTGCAATAGCAGAAGAAATGCGGGTTTTTCAGAAACTGCAAATGGATGGGTTTATGCTGTCCATGAGTGAACTTATTAGCTGGTGCAAGTCACAAGGCATGGCAATAGGAACTGCGAGAGGCTCCGTCGGTGGCTCAAGAGTAGCTTATATAACTGACATTATCGACCTTAATCCAGAAGTTTGGCATACCGTGTTTTCACGCTTCTGCAATGAAGATCGTAAAGAAATAGGTGATATTGATATTGACTGTATAGAGTCAGATAGACCAGCGATTTTCAAATATATCACCGAGCGATTCGGATGGGACAAAACAGCGCGAGTTGCTTCGTTCGGGACGATGCAGGCGAAGGGCGTAATTGATGATGTCGGCAGAGCGCTCGCTTCAAGGTGGACTGCAAAGCACCTGGGAGCCACCGAACAAAACCCATGGTCTCTCCCTAAGATAGCGAAAATCAAAGAGGAACTATCGGCTGCTATCAACTATGCAACAGCAAATGGCAAAAACGATGACGAAAAGAAGAATCTGATTATTGAGTCTCCGGAGTACAAAGCGCTTTCTAAGAAATACAGCGAGCTATTCTATTACTTCGACGGACTTATGGGAACAAAAATCTCGCAGTCGGTGCATCCAGCCGGAATGGTTATTAGCCCGATAACACTCACGGATAACTATGGGGTATTCGACAAAGACGATGAAAATTGTCTGATGTTGGATATGGAAAACATACACGATTATACCGGGCTCGCAAAATATGATTTTTTAATTCTAAAGACTGTACAGGTTATCCGAGATACCTGTCGATATCTGAACAAACCATACCCTAAGACGCACGAAATTAACTGGAACGATGAAGCTGTATGGGCGGATATGATTAAAAATCCATCCGGCATATTCCAGTTCGAGGGTAAATTCGCCTTCGACAGCTTGAAGAGATTTGCCCCAAAAAGCATATTCGATATGTCAATCGTAACCGCTTGCATCCGTCCGTCAGGAACATCATACAGAGATGCACTGCTCGCAAGGCATGTACACAAAAACCCGTCGGAGCTAATTGATGAACTACTGAAAGACAATCTCGGCTACCTAATATACCAGGAAGATACGATTAAGTTCCTTCAGCAAATCTGCGGGTTATCCGGGAGCGAAGCAGACAACATCAGACGTGCAATCGGTAGAAAACAGAAGGACAGATTAGATAAAGCAATGCCATCCATTCTTGAGGGATACTGTAACAAATCCCCGAAACCAAGAGTAGAGGCAGAACAGGAAGCAAAAGAATTCCTTCAGATTATAGAAGATAGCGCAAGCTATCAATTTGGCTAAGTGATTTGGTCATTTCTTGTGAACCCCATTACTCAGGGGTGTACCGCTTTAGCGGCGGTGCTAACGGTATCAGTTGAATAAGACGGTGCGACAAGTGTTACAACAGGATACGCACATTTGATAACGACGAAGCAGCTGACTAAGAGAGCCTACGGTCTATAGCAAATAGATAGCAGGTGATACCGTGCTAAATCAAATTTGATAGAAAGGAGAGAAATTATGGCATGGAAGAGTGTTGATGGGTTTGATGGATACTATGAAGTAAGCGATACCGGGAAAGTAAGAAGTGTTGATAGGTATATAACAGATTCATGTGGTAAAACAAGACTGCTTAAAGGTTCCATGATGAAGCAAACGGAAGCTGCCGGTAGAATAAATTCCGACGGTTATTATGTCGTCAACCTGCATAAAAACCACAAATCTTATGTTATTGCTGTACATAGAATTGTGGCTACGGCATTTATCGAAAATCCAGACAACTATCCAACGGTTAACCATATCGACGGTAATAAGCATAATAATAATGTGAGAAATCTCGAATGGGCTTCTTATAAAACCAACAATGTACATGCTCTTAAGAATGCTTTGCGCAAGCCGAGAGGCACACGTGTGTATCAATATGATGCAACTGGTAACTTTATAGCCAAATATTGCTCTGTATGTAACGCGTCAAAGCACACAGGAGTAAGCCGTTCTATGATTTCTCACTGTATTAACGGAAGATCAAAGAGCGCAGGCGGCTATCTTTGGTTAAAATTTGAGAAGTGTAACGACTATCTCCATACGGAGAGTACATCGGATAATGAGTTACCGATGGAAGTGCAAGAGCCGCGAGATGCGGAAGATATAGTCTGTTCAGATAGAAATATCTGAGTTAAACGACAATCATTCAATAGCCTACTGCCTACTTGGCTACCTATGCGCGTACTACAGATACTACCACCCAATCGAGTTTATAACGGCGTTTCTTAACAACGCAGCAAATGAAGATGACATCCGAAACGGAACCGCGTATGCAAATAAGGCTGGCATTCAAATAATAATGCCAAAATGGGGGCTATCAAAAAGCGAATACTTCTTCGATAAAGAAAAGAACGTCATTGCGAAAGGCTTATCCTCTATTAAATATATCAGTTCCGGCATAGCAGAAGATCTCTTCACTATGGCTCACGCAAAGAAACACGCACGGTTCGTTGATGTTCTGGACGATATTGATCAGCACTCGGTGATTAACACCAGACAGCTTGATATACTTATCAAATTAGATTTCTTCTCCGAATTCGGAAACCAAAGAGAACTTTTGCGAGTCGCAGAACTCTATTTCGAGACATTCAAGAAGGGACAAGCAAAGAAAATCAGCAAAGATAAAGTTGATGGTACACCACTCGAGCCTATTGTTAAGAAATACGCGACAGGAGTTACAAAGTCTGGCGGTGAAGCAAAAAGCTACACAATTCTTGATGTGTATTCAATTCTTGAAGAAGCTGAAGATGCAATCAAGGAGCTTCATCTCGAAGACCTAAGTAACACACTGAAGGTTCAAAATTTTGCCGATGTTATGGGCTATGTAGGCTATGTTTCTGGTAAAGAAGAAGACAGGCGCAAATTATACATATTAGATGTCTATCCGCTCGTGCGGAAAAGTGACAGTAAACAATTTGGTTATTCGGTGGTCACGAAGTCGATAGGTAGCGGGAAAGAAGCAAGGTTTACGGTCGTAAATAGCCTTTATGATAAAACCCCGATACGCAAAGGAGATATTATCTACTGCAAAAGCTATGAGCGAAACGGTCAGTATTTCAGAATGACATCTTATGAACAAGGATATTAAAGGAGAAACATGAAATTTAGTTGGAAATTAGCATTTATCATTGTTGCGATTGCAATCTCTATGACTCTCGCATTTATATTCGGCATTCAAGAAGTGCAAAACACAGCAATCTCGTATGAGGAACAGATCAACACTGCACAGGCGGACATTAAGGTTCAAGAAAAACGGCGTTCAGACCTTATCCCTAACCTTGTCGATTGCGTTAAGGCTTATGACGAACACGAGTATAAAGTACTTATGGACATTATTGCATCACGAGGTGCATCTTCTGATGCCGAGGTTAATGAAATTCAAACCATGATTTCTGCAGTCGCAGAAGCATACCCGGAGCTTAAGAGCAGCGAAAACTACCGTGAGTTGATGAATGAGTTGGCTGCAACCGAGAACTTAATCGCCAATTACCGTAGCAATTACAATGCGTTCATCAAAAAATATAATCAGTATGTACGCAAATTCCCGAACAAGCAAATTCTTGGGCTCCTTGGCTATAAGCAGGCAGAATATTCATACCTTACATACGACGCATCAGAGGATGCTCCGAGCAACTTATTCGGAAACTAATAAATGTTGGATATAAGAATCACCAAGCGGGAGATTCTTGCGAGTATTGTTATTGTCTGCGTTATGCTGCTGATAGGCTTTGGACTCGCAGACAATATCAGTACTTCCCTCATGGAAAAGCGGCAAGAATACAATACCGCTTTGCAAATTAACGGAGACAAAAGTCTATTCAAGTATGGCATGAGGACAGGAATCGGGAATGCTTTTATCTACGGAGAACTCGTAGCTGTTGATCCTGTAGGGTACGATGGAGTAGATGGTACTTATTCGTATATCGAAAAGACGAAAGAGAGGTATACCCAGCATACTCGAGTTGTTACAAAAACCCGCACGGTTAATGGGAAAACGCAAACCTACACCGAAACGGAAGTATATTGGACTTGGGACGAAGTTGACCACTGGGAACGCCATTCGACGAAAATCATATTCTTGGATGTTGAGTTCGATTATGGAGACATAGACTTTCCGCCAAGCAGCTATATTACCACGCATAGAGAAAGCAGCAACATTCGATATGTTTATCGTGGGTCTCCAGCGCAGTGTACAGGAACTATCTACACGCAGCTAAAAGATAACACAATCAACAACACCAGAATTTATTATGACAGCACGATTGAGGAGACCCTCGACCTTCTAACATCGGGCTGGCAGATTCCCGCTTTCTGGACATTTTGGACTTTGCTGATTGCCGCTGCAGTAATCATCTTCTACCGTATCGACAACCAATGGCTTGAAGACAATTAAGATAAAACAAAAATGGAGGTGACAAGACATGTTTAAGTATAGGATCGAATTAACGACCGGCGCGGATATCACAGACTTCGTCAATATCTCAACAAAATCACACGGCAATGTCAGACTTACAGACGATAATGGATTCTGTGTAAACGGGAAAAGCCTGCTCGGTGCAATGGCTTCAATCGAGTGGAATTCGCTTTACTGCCTAAGTGACGAAGATATTTACAATGAAATCGAAAGGTTTTGTGTTGAGGAATAGTATATGGTATGTACCTACGAGTTAAATAGCGAAACGCTGTCTATAGCTTTATCAACCTGCAGAAGGTACTCAACAATTGCTGCACTTGTCGTCATAAGCGACTTTCAGCGTAGAATGTGTTTTCTCAATTCAATAGAACGAGAACTTATGGGAGATACCGATATCGCGCAAATCGACTTACTTAACCAGATGATGGTTTTCAAAAATGGTAGTTACATCAAGACAGTTGGAGCTTCCTGTAATGATAGCGACTACGATGTAGTCCTACTTGACAAAGAACAAGGTGAACCAATGTGTGAGATAGCAGATTCTCACGATTACATTGGCGAGTTCCTAAACGGGTTCAAAACCAAACCGTGACCCATTGTGGCACAACGGGTCTGGTGTGCATAAAACCGGAATTTTATACATAAAAGGAGTATCAATATGACTTTTGATGCCGAAAACAGCAAAGACCTCAATCGCACAAACATTTGCAGCAAATGTGGCAAGGCGTTCGACTTTTTCGACGCCCAAGAAGATTTTTCAATCCGCAGAAAGCTTGGGTACGGAACCAAGTATGACGGAGATAGGCTCGACATCCAGCTTTGCTGCGATTGCATGGAGAAACTCATTGACGAGTGCGCTGTTTCTCCGATATCCAAAAATACATAATGAGCATTTCCACTAAGATGCTAAAAATCATATCAGCCTCGATCTTGGTTTTCATCTTCGTCGTAATTCCACTCATCACCGCGTTAGTGCTATTTGTCAATGCGTATGAAAACCAGCCTAACACAGCGACATGCGAATCCGAGACAAAGCAGCTCGAAAGTAAAACGCAGAGTGTCGAGTGCTATATTATGCCGATTGCCGAAATCCCCGAGCCAATCCCCGTAGAAGAAGCGGTTGACAATGCGGAACCAGGAGATTCATACGTCACATTCTACTCGGAACAAGATGTGGTTGATTTAGCAAAGCTGTTATGGCGAGAATGCCGAGGTGTTGAGAGTTTGACAGAGCAAGCCTGTGTGGCATGGACTGTGCTCAACAGGGTTGATCTTTATGGCGCTACTATATACGATGTTCTTCGGGCTCCGAATCAGTTCGCTTTTCACGAGGACACAACGGTACATAACGACATGCTTGCACTCGCCAAAGATACCTTAGAGAGATGGAGCGCGGAAAAGAACGGCGAAGAAAACTGTGGGCGAGTTCTCCCGCAAGAATACATCTACTTCTACGGGAAAGGCGGTCATAACTATTTTCGTGACGCATACAGATATCCGTATCACGTTTGGGACTATAGTTTAGAGTCGCCATACGATAATTAACACACAATCTTGCTAATTATATAATATGCAGAAAGAGAGTAAGCTATATGAACGTAGAAATACTCAGACATCCAACCGAAGAGGATTGGATGCTATGTAAGAAATGTACACTTGTAACTGTATCTAAGGATTCAAATACACCTCCGACATTTGAGTGGAAGCAAAAGCTATTGAAAGCAAACCACTCACCGATACGGACGCTGCAGTTTTGTTTCCGGCTGTCGGACATTCCATATTGGGTCTCCGTCCACCTCGTCAGACATGTCCACGCAACACCATTTGTGTCTACACAACGCGACGACAGGCAAAACAAATACTCACGCGGCGAAGCACCGCAGAATGCCCCTGTGTCTATGTGCTGGTACATGAACGCAGAGGAGCTTATCACTATAGCGCATAAAAGACTGTGTAATCAAGCGTCCAAAGAGACGCGAGAGCTTGTGAAAGCCATCTGTGATAAAGTCATTGAGGTTAATCCAGAATTCGCGGGACTTCTTGTTCCGAACTGCGTGTACAGAGGCGGCATTTGCGATGAGTTTAACAGCTGCCATGGCAACAAACGAGAGGAGTAACCAGGTTGAAAGTAGTTTTAATTTCTGGTAAAGCGCAGAATGGCAAAGACACAGTCGCTAAGATGATGCAGGAACAACTCAAAAGTGATTGCCATAGCACACTGATTGCGCACTACGCAGATTTACTTAAGTATATCTGCCGTACATATTTTGGCTGGGATGGTAAAAAGGACGCGGCAGGACGACAGATACTCCAATATGTTGGAACAGATGTCATCAGGAAAAAGAATCCCACACTATGGGTTGATTTCGTCCTGCAAATGCTGCAATACTTCGAAGACAACTGGGAGTACGTTATAATTCCAGATTGCCGGTTCCCTAACGAGCTGTATACTATGGTCGAAAGCGGGTTTGACACAGTTTACATCAGGGTGCTTAGAAACAACTTCGTCAGTCCGCTCACGCCCGAACAGCAGAAACACCCATCGGAAACAGCTCTTGACGATGTAGAGCCAGACTTCTATATCAATAATGAAGGAACTTTGGACGATCTGAAAAACACAGTTACGGAATGGGTAAAGGAAAACCTGTACGGTAGTAAGGTACGGTGTTCATAATGAAGAAACTGACGATATTGATTGATATGGATGATACCATTGAAAATCTGGTGGATGTATGGATTGAGTTCCTGAACAAAAAGCACGGAACGAATGTACATAGAGACGATGTGATCAAATGGGATATATCAGAAGCATTTCCGTCACTTAGTCTCGGCGACATCTATGCACCGTTATCATCAGAAGAATTGTGGGAAACGGTTACGACGCTCCCAGGTGCCGTCGAAAATATGCAAAGACTGATTTCCGATGGGCATAAGTTAGTTATCGTAACTGCTTCTCATCAAGACACCGTTCCTTTGAAGCTTAATAATGTATTGTTCAAATACTTCCCTTTCATAACGATGGATGACGTCATCATAGCCAAGCAGAAGCAGTTGATAAATGGTGACATTCTAATAGATGATGCTCCACACAATTTAGAAGGCGGTTCATACAAAGGCATTCTAATGAGCGCGCCTCATAACAAGTCATACAACGCGCAAGCAAATGGATTTATTCGGGCAAACAATTGGGACGAGATATATGCAGCTATATACCAAATCGCACAAGACTTATCTGACCGCATCGCACAAAACTCATCTGACCGCATACACGCCAGATGGGAGTTTCGCGGTGGCAGCGGACAGTGCAGTAATTGCCATATGTGGTTTAACGATGTTTGCGATGTAGGCTATGTAGATGAGTACTGCCGTCATTGCGGAGCAAAGATGGACGAGGTATAACATGGAAAATAAAAACGATCAGAATGATGAAAAATTGAGCATGTGCGACAGATGCATACATAGCGATATATGCGCTATCAGATGCAATTTTGATGTTGACGACGAGAGGGCACTGACATACTGCAGAGAATATACGGATAGTTCGACGCTTGTCTTTCTACCATGCATCAATGGGGAGAAATTATACAAGTATGCGCCATCGATCGACGAAATTATTGAATATACGGTATCTGGGTATTCTCTCGGCGTGATTGTTGAAGACCCATATAACTGCTTCTCCTTTGATGAAATCGGACGAAGAGTTTTCCGAACACGGAAAGAAGCAGAAGAGTATGCCAAGAAAGAAAGGAGCAGGTGATATGTCTATTACATTATATAGCACAGGTTGCCCGAGGTGCTGTGTACTCAAGAAGAAACTAAAAGAAAGCAATATCAGCTATACCGAAGAAAATTCGGTTGAAAGAATGCTATCTATAGGGATTTCACAAGTGCCGGTTCTCGAAGTAGACGGCGTAAAAATGGATTTCACAGCAGCAGTGGAGTGGATTAAGGAGCAGTAACTGATGGATATTACACTAAAATTAGACAGAGACTTCGAGCGGATGCTCGATGTATTAAAAGATAAGTACGGTTCAGATTTCGAGGTGATTAACGGCATCTCGCCAAGTCAATTAGACTTCAGCGAGTTCTTGAACAACTTCATCGCAAAGGATACTATGGCTGATGCAACGATTGATCCGAACGCCAATGCACGGCATAAGGACATCAGAAGTTTCATGACCGAAAAAGCCAAAAGCGAGGACAAGCTCTTCGGCTTAAATAAGATCTTTCTCGAAATGAAGAAGAAATGGGGGCTTCGGGTTGCTAAGCAGTGGCTCGAACAAGAGTTCAGCAAGGGATTTTACCTAAACGATTCTGCAACGGCGAGTTATTTCCCGTATTGCTGGGCGAACGATTTCACGCGGCTTGCGACGGAGGGACTATTTTTCCTTGGCGACTACAATAACAAGCCTCCAAAGCATTTAACAACATACTTTGACGATGTTATCGAGTTTGTATCTTTCCTGAGTAACCGGCAGTCAGGTGCTGTTGGTATGCCTAATGTCCTGATCTGGGCGTATTATTTCTGGAAGAAAGATGTTGAGGCAGGCTATTTCCTGAAAGACCCTGACACATACCTACGGCAAAACTTTCAGAAATTCATTTATCGTCTCAACCAACCGTTCTTAAGAATTGACCAAGCTGCATTCACAAATGTTTCGATTTTCGATAGATATTATCTTGAAGCACTCTTCGGCGGCGTAGAATTCCCCGACGGTACTTTCGCAATTGATGAAATCGACAAGATGCTTGAGTGTCAGAAGGTGTTCATGGAAGTTGTGAGCGAAATCCGAGAGAATGATAACATGTTCACATATCCAGTTCTCACCTATTCCCTTCTCAAACGAAGCGACATCACGAAAGAAGAATTTGATAGAATGTTTCAGACGCATGAGTGGGATATCTTTGTTGATAAAGAATATGCGCGTTGGTGCTCTGATCACAACATCAAATGGTCAGATAGCAACTTCTTCTGCTCCGATAATGTCGGTGTTTTATCGAATTGTTGTCGGTTGTTAAGCGACACCCACAAATTAGATGCGTTCATTAACTCAATCGGCGGAACTGCTCTGTCTGTCGGATCATGCAGAGTAAGCACAATCAACCTCGTGCGTATTGCATACGAATCTAAATTGAATAAGAAAAAGTACATCGAGATCCTCCGAGACCGAACGCTTCTCGACTGCAAAGCCTTGTTCTCAATGAGGCACATTCTTAGAAGAAATATCGAGAAGGGGCTGTTGCCGAACTATCAGGAAGGGGCTGTTGAGCTTGACAAACAGTTCTGCACAATAGGTGCTATCGGCATGTATGAAGTGATGGATATGTTCGGTCTGATTGATACTGACGAGTTCGGGAACAAATCGTATTCAGATGAAGCCGTCGAGTTCGCAACCCTTATTCTCGAGACAATGAATGACGTCAAAGATCACTTCGAGTGCGATTTCAGCTTTAACATCGAGATGATTCCGGCTGAAAACTGCGCTGGCGTAATCTGTACCGCCGATAATTTAATCTTTGAGCAGGATAAGTACTTCATTTACAGCAACCAGTGGATTCCGCTAACCGAGCAATGCACCATCCAAGAGAAATGCAGACTTGGTAGCTTATTCGACGCAAAATGCGGCGGCGGTTGTATTGCACACATCGACATCGAAAACAGATTTGCGAATGAGGATGAGGCGTGGGATATGCTTAATTATGTCGCAGCCAGCGGCGTAATTTACTTCGCATTTACCACGAAGATCAATGTCTGTGAGGACAGACATGCTTTCATTGGCACAGAAACATGTCCCACATGTGGAAAGCCGAAAGTGGATACATACTCGCGCGTAGTCGGCTTCTACACACCGGTTAGCGGATATCAGAAAATTCGCAAACGTGAGTTCGGCAACCGCAAATGGTACGATGTACTCAGTAAAGATAGAATTATGTAAATGCGCGTAAGAGGAATCGTATTTGAGGACTTTGTAAATTACAAGAAACCTTCGATGTTTCTCGTGACCTGTGCGTGTGATTGGAAGTGTTGTTCTGAGGCAGGCATCTCTCATGATGTCTGCCAGAACGCACCACTCATGAAATCAGAGATCAGAGAATTTATCGACGAAGCGATTTACGAAGCATACATTAAAAACAATATTTCACGGGCGATTGTCATAGGCGGTCTTGAGCCGATGTTGCAAGCAGACGAGGTGCTAAACCTCGTTCGTACATTCAGAGAGCGCGGCTGCAACGACGAAATAGTGATTTACACCGGATATAATAAAAACGAAGTTTTATGCACGATTTCTGAGCTCAAAAAGTTCAAAAACATCATTGTTAAGTTCGGTAGGTATATACCGAACTGCAAAACAAGGTACGATGATATTCTCGGTGTGACACTCGCCTCGGAAAACCAATACGCAGAAAAAATAAGTTAAGGAGATTAAATGAGAGATACAGTATTCACCACTCTTGGCGCATCAAACCACGGATACTCAGAACGAGAACTGCATGACTACTACGCGACAGATCCAATCGCAACAGAACTGCTGTTGGGCATTGAGACATTTAACCATAAAATCTGGGAGTGCGCATGCGGAGAAGGACATATAAGCAAGTCACTTGTTAGTGCCGGGTATGATGTCACATCTACCGATCTTATCTATCGAGGATACGGCGTCGGCGGAGTGGACTTCCTACAGCAGTCTGAAACCTTTGACGGCGATATTATCACGAATCCGCCATACAAGTACGCAAAAGAGTTTGTGGAAAAGGCTATGGATACTATCCCGGTTGGCAACAAGGTAGCTATGTTCTTAAAGCTGCAGTTTTTGGAAGGTAAAGCCCGTCGGGAGCTATTTAAGAAATATCCGCCGAAAACGATATACATATCTTCGAGCAGAATCAACTGCTGCAAAAATGGAGACTTCAGTGAAAGTCAGCGAAAGAATAACAGCGCCGTAGCATATGCGTGGTATATATGGGAGAAAGGGTTTACAGGCGCTCCAACTATTAAGTGGTTTAATTAAAACAGGAGTAAATATGATAACTATCAAGCAAAATCCAGACAGGGAGTATGCGGACGAAATTCGCAAAAAACTGAAAGACAATCAGGGCTATTGCCCATGCCAGTTGGTTAAGACCCCCGAGACAAAATGCATGTGTAAAGAGTTTCTTGAGATGAAGTCAGGCATGTGCCATTGCGGTCTGTATATTAAATATGAAAACTAATACTACTAAAAACGGAGAAACAAATGAACATTAACATTAAGAAATTATATACTGATGCAAATATCCCGACCAATGGGAGCGAGTATGCTGCCGGATCTGATTTATACGCCCACCTTCCAATTGACTGTATTACAATCATGGCTGGCAAAACCGTTAAGATTGGGACTGGTGTTGCGGTTGAAATCCCCGAGGGATATTTCGGTGCCGTCTTTGCTCGTAGCGGTCTTGCGACAAAAAGAGGTCTCCGTCCAGCAAATTGTGTAGGCGTTATCGACGCGGATTATAGAGGCGAAATCATCGTTGCACTCCATAACGATACACACAACGATGTAGAGATTAGTAACGGTGATAGAATCGCACAACTCGTCATTATGCCGTACCTGAAAGCCGAATTCAATGAGGTCGCCGAGCTATCGGACTCGCAGCGCGGGAGCGGTGGATTTGGCAGCACAGGGATTAGTAAGGAACAACAGTAGGTTAAATGCCCGCAAAGACAAGCGAACAAAAGCAGGAGACGCTCTATGCTGCTTTGTGGCTGATAGTGACCCTACACAAGCAAGGTAAGATCGGAAAATATACGCTTAGAGACATATCCTGCTTTTTGTTCCTTGACAAAGAAAGCGGCGCAAGATAACGGCAACGCAGCATAGGGCAAATCATATACGTTCCTCTTGCGCCAAGCCATACGGCGGGTGCGCCACGGCTTCATATTATGTTGTAATAGTGGACTTGCCGCTGTTTATATAGTGTATTAGCCATTTCTGAAAGGAGGCTAAACATTGGAAAAAGTACAAAACCCTATACCTATTTGCAAGAGTGTTTTCAAAAGCGGCGAAAACACCACTTCCAAAATGCAGTTCACAAAGACGTGGATTGAAATGATAAATAAAATTGAGAAAGGAAAAGTTATAAACTTTTCTAAAAGATAATGACAAGCCATTTCTGTTGTGGTATAATTACAATAGAAATGGTTTGTTCTATCTCTTGGAGGAGATATGAACATGAAAGTAGCTATTTATTGCCGCTTATCCGAAGAAGATAGAAACAAGCAGTTTGAAACTGACGACAGCAACAGCATACAGAACCAGAAAGCTATGCTATTGCAATACGCTATGGAACAGGGGTGGGAACTTTACAACATATACAGTGACGACGACTATACCGGGTCTGACAGACGACGCCCAGAATTTAACCGTTTGTTGAAAGACGCAGAAGCACATAAATTTGATATAATTCTCTGCAAAACACAATCTCGATTCACCCGTGAACTGGAATTAGTTGAAAAATACATACACGGGTTATTCCCTATTTGGGGTATTCGCTTTATCAGTATCGTTGATAATGCAGATACCGCAAACAAGGGAAACAAAAAGTCCCGCCAGATTAACGGACTTGTCAATGAGTGGTACTTAGAGGATATGTCGGAAAATATCCGCAGCGTCTTAACAAACAGACGTATGAATGGTTTTCATATCGGTGCATTTGCCCTTTATGGTTACAAGAAAGACCCAGACCAAAAAGGGCATTTGATAATTGATGAAGAAGCCGCCGCCGTTGTCCGTGAAGTGTTTACCCTATTCGCACAAGGTTACGGTAAAACTGCAATCGCCCGTATGCTCAATGACAGGGGCATACCAAATCCAACTGAATATAAACGTCTACATGGGTTGCGTTACAAGCAACCAAAGACCCAAAACAGCACCTTGTGGAGGTATTTTGCTATTTCCGATATGCTGATAAATGAAATTTATATCGGTAATATGGTGCAGGGTAAATATGGCAGTGTTTCTTATAAAACGAAGCAGAACAAACCACGCTCGAAAAGTGAGTGGTATATCGTAGAGGGAACGCATGAGCCTATTATAGACCGTGAGCTATGGAATAGAGTGCAGGCGTTAATCGAACAGAAGGCAAAACCATTTGACGTTGGTACAATTGGTTTATTCGCAAGAAAAGCTCGGTGTGCTAACTGCGGTTATACAATGCGTTCTTCCAAAAATCACAATAAACACTATCTGAAATGCTCTAACCGACATGTAGCAAAAGACGCTTGTATTGGTTCTTTTATTTCTGTTGATAAACTGGAGCAGCTTGTAATTGACGAGTTGAACCGGTTGGCAGCCGAATATCTTGACAAAGACGAGTTGGAACAGAACATTGAATTTTGCGATAACTTACAGGAGCAGAAAGCCCGTCTACTCTCCGATATTGCAGTCTATGAAAAAAAGATTGCAGAGTATTCAAAAGGTATTCGGGAACTTTACATGGATAAGGTCAAGGGCTTAATTTCTGAAAGTGATTATGCGGAAATGTCTAAAGATTTTACTACAGAGCGTGAACGTTTGGAACGTGTTGTTACTGATGGTCAAAAGCAGTTAGCCGAAACCGAAGAAAAAATTGCGGCAGGTGATAATCGCCGCGAACTGATTGAGCAATACACCAACTTGGGACACCTTACCCGAGAGATTGTGGAAACGCTGATTGATTATATATCTGTTGGCAGGCGTATTCCGGGAACAAGGGACGTTCCCATTGAAATTCACTGGAACTTTTAATGAAAAGTTGTTCTTATAAGATTGCAGCAGATGGTACGACCGTATAAGAACAACATTCGGTCGAAAATGATAGGACAAGCCATTTCTAAAAATATCGTGCCTACTAAGACGTTCGTTGTTGAGCGTCCCTTTTTTTATACCTACTGTTACGCAATAAGGGCATAAAAGCCGTTCTTACCAAACAAAGAAAACAAATACGGATTTATCAAGTACCCATTCTATAGTAGCTGTTCTGCTATAGCGTAATAAAAAGCAGGCTGGTATCAAACCAGCCTGCTTTTTATTTTTTGTTACGCTCGCATTTTGAGTAGCGAAACACTCACTCTTAAATTTCTTGATTAGAGCCAAGAGAAGCTCGCTTTTTAAGCCTCTCATTTATAGGGCTGAGATACACCCCTGTTTATGTAGTTTATACTATTTACAGTAATTAAGCATCGCACTTTCCAATAATGCAAAATCGCATGACGCACTTACTAATTCTGCGTCGGTTTTATTAACTACTGCCTTATATGTTTTTTGTGCCATCGCTTTAATATCAGCCTCAATTTTGTTACAGTAAATCCACTGACGTCTTAGAAATTCAGCTCGTCCTTTGGTTGCTGAAGATGCGAAATTACGGATGGTAACACACTGATCGGGAACTGGAAACATATAGTTGAATCTAAGAGAACCCTTAACCGGGTTGAATTTATCGTCTTTAAGTTCTATTAAGATATTGTTTTTCTGTCGAATTTTATACGATGATACTGGCACATAGTATTTGAAATTGCAGATTTGCATCACAATTCCGCAAACCATTTTTCTTTCATTATTGTACTCAACATCCGGAACCCGAGTAAATCCTCGCACCTTTTGTTCTTCTGCTTTTAAGTAGTTTACATACTCCGAACTGACATCGTAAAAATACAAATTCATATTTGACTCCACAAGCAAAAGAAACAAGTAGGGAAAAATCCCTACTTGCTTCATCATAATTCGCCCTTAGGGTGGCGGAACACCACATCATAATTCACCTTTTAGGTAGTGGGACACCTGAGAATCTCTTCTCACTTATATTATACTCAACTTAGCTCCGCTGTCAATGGGTTTTTACGATTATTGTTAGATATTTTTATATAGAGTATGAGAAAACAAGTGCAAGCTTGTCAATGGCTCGCGTCTTCATTTTATCAAGCTTATAATTGCCACGGTAGCACCGGAGGCTAAAGCCGTCAGAACAGCCGTAATAATAGCAATCTTAATCGAATTCACATTGGCGGCAGTTTTCTTGAACGGCTCGCTCGCGGTTTCATCAACCTTATGTGAAAGTTTTCTCTCGGTCTCCTGCCACGCTTTTACCTGTGCATCCACCTTTTGATTTGTATCATCGACCTTCCCTTCGATGTTCGTAACTCTCTGCGCAATTACCTCAACAGAGGTAGCTATAGAGTAAATCGCTTTTTGATCGTTTTTCACATCTCTCAGCTCCTCTTCTAATGTATCGAGTCGGTGACCGTTTGACTTAGAACGCTGTTCTGTTTCAATCAGAATTGTCTTTTCTTGTTCAGTCATCATGATATCACAACTTTCTTACACTTCGTCGGTTAAGTTATGATTATCACGATCTTTGTCATTAGCCTTTCCGAGCGCAAAATCAAGTTCTTCTACAGCCGCCTCAATCAAAGAATCGATTGTCGGCGTTACCTTTACACCAATCCGCACAAGACAGTCAATAACATACTGCTTTTTATCAAGCGTGGTCATATTTTGTGCGAGCTTTTCTGCTGCTCGGACAAAGTGCCTGACCATTTCATATATGCCCTTGTTCTTTAGCCAGGGAATCAGGTAGAACGAAGCCAAGGCAGTCACGATTGCAAATACGAGTTTTACAGCATAGGTAATAATATCATTCATCATATGTATCCTCCTGCGGTTCTCCGCCGCGTCTTATCTTCTCCTTGTTCTCATAGGCACTCTTCAGTAAATATGCAACGATGCCTCCTGTCATGGGCGCTCCGATATATAAAAGCAGATCGGACAAGGCGATATTGTAATCACCGCGAATTGTCTGTATAGCAACAACGATAATACCGTCTAAAGCCCCGATAAACCACATCACAATCAAAGCGACGATTGTCCGTTTTGAAAACTCCGTAAATTTCTTCGTTTTCTTTGCCTTGGGCTTACTGCCTTGCATATTTCGCGCCACCATCAATGCTATTCCTATAATTGCGCATAGACAGGCAAACAGGAAAACCATCAAAACCATCTCGTTCATTAGAGCGCCTCCGCCATATTATGAATTAAATCCGGCAGATATTTAACTGTCGGCGCGGTCTTTTTCCAGTACTCCGGTGTGCTTATAATCTTTGCTTTCACAAGTTTTGCAAGATCATCGTCAAGTGTTGACTTTGGCACAGCTGGTTTAGCATACTGTGCATAAAAAGAATGCCCGTAATTCGCTCGCGCCTGTACATTGGCTTCGCTTTGATTAGCGGGTCGCTCAAACTTTATCATCATGCATCGCGTTGCATCCGCAACGCTTTTTGAATTCTTCAGTTCGTCATAAATACCGTAACTACGGAATTCGCGCAACATAAAAGCGACCTGCATATCCAGGTCGCCAATTGATCGCCCGAGTCGTTTCGCGAAGTCAAGCAACGCCTTCTTACGGCTCCAGTATGTCCACTGACACAGCCCATAACCAATGGAATCTTTTATGAAATTCTTATATGTACCATTGTCTACTCCTGTCGTATACTGCGCGTCTGTCATGCCAAGACGTCTGTTACCGCTGTCCTGCGCATTATCGGAACGAATAGCACTTTCGGCGCGGATGTTGGCAAGGACGCCTGCCTTGCCATAATCCGTAAAGCCCTCTTTATCAAGAAGTTCCCAAATTCTTTTTGCGTTATCCATTTGCATTTCCTCCTATTCTGTTTTTCAGTCCGTAGACTGCCCTGTCGAATCGCTGCTCACAAAATACGTCTTTACCGCTTCCAGCATCGCATTATCCATAGTGCAGCATTCCTCAAACAATGATTTAGCGTTTGAGCCACGGACAAATGCATGATGCCGACGACAATCTCCCATGTCATGTTCCCGTACCTCCTTCAATCGGTTCGTTTTTGGTAATAACCACCGCATTTGCATCCGTAGGCGTCGTAAACGCAAAACACAAAGCACCACCGCTTGCAAGATTGATATACTTGACAGTAAATACATGCACATCGCCATCATGTGTATAGGCCAGCGCCGCATCCGGCAGCACGGAAATATAAGCCCTGTTTGTGACGTCTGTTCCAGCGGAGTTGTAACCGGATAACTGATACCGGTCTTCGTTCGCAACAAAATTCACACCCTTTACCCGTACAACATCTCCTATTGCAACATCAACAGGATTGGATACGGTTTTGCCGTTCTGCGCAACTATCGCTGTTGACGATATTCTGTATCCGTTTTTCCACTGGTCGCTTGTCGGGTCGGCTAAATTTGTGTAAGTAGGTGCAGACGCATCCGCTTTTGCTGTGATCACTATGTTACCAGTCACAGATTGTATATAGACTTTGCCTTTCTCTTCGGGATACGATTCCTGTACATATGTTTGTCCTTTGATGTCGGCGCCGCCCATTGTTACAGCAATGTCTGACAGCCTATATCCGGCGTTTGGTACGATATCCGCAGTATATTCTTGATATTGCGTTGCAGATGTTTCGCCCGTTATCGTTGCATTTGTCTGTGACTTGGTGATGGTATAGGTGGCAATACCGGGCGTCACGGTTTCAGGCGTCCCGTCGATCATCGCCGCGCGAAAGGCGTTGATTTCTGCCGCCGTGAATCCGAGCGAGGCAACCCAGTTGACAACCTTGTCACGGAATGTCGATCCGACTGTCAGTGCGTTGATCTCGCCGATCAGCTGTGCCCACTGTACGCCGTTGCGCTTTTTCAGGTACGCAGTCCCGGCAAAAGACGACAGTTCATAGTCCTTGTCTATATTGCTTTGGTTCACACCAAGCAGCGCTTCTATGATGCAGGCGACCGTGCCGGTTCTGTCCATGCCGGCGGAGCAGTGGAAATATACCGGCGTTGTAGCCAAGACACAATCGAAAATACACCGCAGTATCTCGCGCCACGCCACCGTATTGCTCAGCGAATACCATACATATGTTTCCGGGCAACAATATCCGATGTTTCCGAGTGCAGAGCTGTCGCGTACCGGCTCTTCCTGCTTTCCGCGCAGGTCGAGCTCCATTCTGACACCGCACCCGTCAACAAGGATCGGGCGAATGTACGGGTCTGTCGGAAAGACATCGGCGCCGCGATATAACATGCCGTATTTAATAGTCCCGCCGTCGCAAGCCCATCCGCCCAAATCGCGGATATTTTGCCCATATGTGCCGCCGTTTATCAGTCGCAAACCGTCCAATGGCTTCAGCGTTCCCGCCGCATTCGCAGACGAAAACGGCGTTTCTTTGTTCGGTATTTCGTTGTAATATGTAACGCCATCGGCAGCTTTCCCGATGGGCTTTGAATCCGCCGGGATGTTTGTCAGATATGTCTCGATCTGCGACGTGCTGTAATCGCTTGGGTCATAGGTGACATTCGCAAGGTAGTTCCGCACCGTTTCCGGGCATTGATGCCATTCTACGGTTTCTTTTTTTGAAATCCCATCGACAGCTGATTGCATTTGCGTAAGCGTCTTTGCACCGCTTGTCCCTGCCTTTGCGTTAATGTGCTGCGCGAGTGCGTCCAGCTTGTTTTTTGTCACAACGACTTTATCCATACGCCACCTCGTCTCCGTCGGGGATTTGAGCAAGCACAAGCGCGGCAATCTCCGACTTGTCCGCATCTGTCAGTACATAATCACTGCCGGGGTCTCCTTTTTTGCCTTTAGGAATACTGAATGCAAAACTAAGATTATTACCATTTTTAGTTACCGTGGCATTTGATGAAGCAGATGAATCTACTGAAGTAGCAGTTGCAGTAACATTTCCAATAGAAGCACTGGTATCGCCGTCTACTAAAATCTTCTTACTATTTACATAAGCAGTGCCGTCTGCATAAACTTCCAAAGCATTACTTCTATTAGAAGCACCAGTACCATTACCAACAATAAATAATGGATTGCTACTTGAATTTGATAAGTTAGCTGTTTTATTATATTTACCAATTACTGTTGAGTTATCCCATTGCGCGATTGTTGAAGTACCGCCAGCATGAGATGCAACACCTGATGCTTCAGTACCTGCCCCCTCTGCATGGGATGCTTGAGCAGTGGCTTTTGTATCTCTTCCTTCTGAATGTGAGCCTGTACCTGTAGCTGTTGTTCTTAAACCCTCTGCGTGAGCAGCTCTTGACTTAGAATCTCCATCATCACCACCTGCTGTTGACCCCTCGCCTTCAGCGTGTGAACGATACTTTGCAACTGTTAATACACCCTCAGCATGTGAAGCTAAACCAGTAGAATTTGCTCTATCTCCTTCTGCATGAGAGTAATCACCACCAGCTCCTGTTAATCTTCCTTCAGAGTGAGAATATTTCCCATTTGCATCAGAACTACCTTCTGCATGAGCACCTTGTCCAAATGAAGTACTACTTTCTCCTTCCGCGTGTGAAGCAAGTCCTTGCGCATTAGTACCTTTGCCTTCGGCGTGAGAATGATTACCATTTGCTACTGAACCATAACCTTCGGCATGTCCTTCTGTACCATTAGCCTGCGTTTGATAACCTTCAGCATGGGCTGCTCTGTTATTCACAACTGTCTCTCTACCTTCTGCGTGTCCAGACCAACCATCTGAATTAACTTTAGTTTGGAAGCCTTCTGTATGTGAATTGGACGCTAAAGATTCTGTATAAAATCCTTCTGCATGAGAGCCGGAAGATTTAGCAAATGTATGTATACCTTCCGCGTGAGAGCCAACATTTCTTGTTCCATCGGTTCTTACGTAACCAGCTGTCGTATTGATACCTTCAGCAACTGAGGCATCTCCCTCTGCCGCAGTACCCATACCAATAGCGAAAGAACCAGCACCATTAGCTTGCGGTTTTTCGGTTGCTGTTACGGTAACTCCTGTATTAGCATCATCGGGCTCGCTTAATGAAGATGTATTTTTTGATTGGGTCGAATAATCTCCTGTGCCTTTTTCTAAGTTAGAAGATAAGTTATCAACTAACTTAGCCACATTATCTAAATCAGTTTTAACAACTAAAGTAGCTGGATCAATTTCAATATAAGCCCCATCTTTTAAGTAACGCAACTTATCAGCAAATTCAACACCTAACTTTTTTCTTGTTGATACTCCACTACTGTCTATAAAATCAATGTAGAAATTTTGATTGTCCGTACAGAAATAAGCATAACCATCTGTTATTCCTGTAGGAAGGTTCTTTTCTGAACCTCTGTTTATTTTGAACAGAGCCATATCTTATAACTCCTTTCATATCTTTGTTCATAAAATAAAGTTAAGCTTTATTAACTTTTCTGTTAGAAATAGGCATTGGGCATATGCTACCCAATGCCTATTTTGTTTATTTATTTATACAATAAGTGAATTAAAAAGTTCCCCATTCAATGTCAATGGCAACTTTCTTATTCGTTATCGTACCAACCTTGAGAGAAGATGAGGTAACCCCTTCAAGAACATTTGCTTGCGCGGCATTCCACTTTGTCTTATCATCCGCTGTTACGTGAATAGTTGTGTCTGTAACGTGAGCACTAACCGTACCGGAAAGTTTTGTTAATTCAGAGGCTAATGCGTACTTATCAGTTTCACCGCTCTTAAGTGCAGTGTTGATAGCATTTGCGATCTGTGTAGCAACAGCCGTGTCACCAACCAAAGCTTCTAATGCGTCTATTGCATCTGCATTAGTTTTTATGTTCTTTGTATTAGTTGCGATATTTGTTGTGTTAGTGCCAATGGAAGCCGTATTAGTTTCAATAGCGGATTTATTTGCAGCAATGTCAGTCTTGTTTTGCTGAATTGCAGAATTCATTGCAGCTGCATCGTCGCCATGTTCGGAGATCCAGTCTGCAATTTCTTTTAGCGTATCAAAGTCTTCTGGAGCATTACCAACAATCTTTGCAACTTCCTGAGCTACGGTGTATGCCACAGAGCCTGCAGTTGTGCTACTACCATTTAACTTTGTAATAGCGGCTGCGTTTTTACCAATGTCTTCTGCGTTCTTGTTAATCTTTGTAGTGTTTGCAGTAATAGCATCACTATTATCATTAACTTTCTTTACAAGACCCTTTGTACTATCACCTAAAGTATCTTGAATAGCTTGAACTGCTGTGCTTAAGCCTTCAACAGTTGTAGTATCAGGCACTATCCATGTTAGACCATCAGCGGTTTTAACCAGCTGAGCGCCTTCAGCAGCGTCTGCATAACCTTTGATGCTAATTACATTATCGGCATTCTTAACGATCGTTGTATTATCGACAAGAGTGACAGTACCAACTTGCTTTAAGGTTCCGTCTTCCTTTTCAATAACATAAACTACAGCCGTATTAGCAGTATCGTCAAGAACTGTTAATACTTGACCTACGTAAGCGGTAGGATCAGTTTGTGCATAAGCCTGAGCCCCAGCAAGTGTTCCCCACAGTGAGGAATTGTCCAGCGGGTTTGGGTTGCCACGTCTAAAGTTAAGCGGAAAACCTAAACCGTCTTTATCAGTATAATTAGAAAGATTCTTTACAGCCATTATCGTTTACCTCCCTTATGCCAATGTTACCTTATGGACTTCGCCAGCATCAATAGCTGCAGGCTGATAAACCCATACGTCATAATCTACCGCTGTGTAACCACCAACACCTTCAACTTTTACTGCCTTAGCTGTCTTAACATAAGAATCAGTAACAGGAGTATTCATTGCAGATGTTAAAATGACAGAACTTAAACCAGCTCTGCTTGAGCCTGAAGGAACTGCAATAACAATTCTCTTAGCGGTTGCTGTCGCGTTAATCGTAAATGTCTTACTACCATTATAAGCACCGCCATTAGTTAAACCTCTAATAATAGAAGAAGTAAGTGCATTCGTATTATCAACAACACCGTAGAAGAACGATCTATAACCAGTAACAGAGCCAGAAGTAGCTTGTTTGTTACCAGCCGCAATCTGAACAACAGGATTGGATGCGCCACCCAGATTGTCTTTTGCCACAGCACCTGCATCATAAGTTGCTTTTGCTGTAATCTTATAGTTAGTAGCATCACCAACTGTTAATTCAGCAAAAGAACCTGTTGCAGTGGCTGAAGTATGAGAATCAGTATCTGTAACTTCCCAACTCTTTGCAGTAATACCAGTTGCGGGTCCGTATGTATAAGAACCAGCATTAAGTGTTGCGCTATAGGAAGGGGTTATTTTAGTACCAACTTCATATGCTTTTGCTCCGCTAAATGTAATAGAGACTGAGGGCTCTGTCTTAGAAGGCTGAAGTTTCTTTGAGAAAATTTCAGTTAAAGCAGCTTCAACAGACTTACCAGCAGTACTAAATGTAGCTGTACCGGACTGTGTTTTTGTTAAGTTACCAACCTGCGTATAGTTACCCGCAAGCGTAATATTGTCTTTAAGAATAACAGCAGCTGCGTCAACATTGCCTGTACATGCAACCCACTTAGAAGTTATTCTATCAAATACATAAGCAGATGCAATACCATTAGCATTCTTAACAATAAGAACGTCACCGGGCTTACCACTTATACCAGCTGAAAGTTCATCAATATCTGTGCTTTCAGACGTTTTAGTGTATACATGTCCACCTTGATTTGCGTCTAACGTATCTAACTGTGCTTTTGTAGCAAAAGTTTCACCTTTTGTAAGAGTTAACTCACCAGCTGAAACTGTTGCACCTGTAATAGCATTACCAGTACCAGTTACCGTCGCATTTGTTAAATAGTCATTAGAAAGAGTTACAAGATACTTTTCACCTGTCGTATCGTTCCAAGCAACAATTGATAGCTTAGATATCTCGCCAGCGTCGCCGCCCCACACAAGAGTACCCACTGGTAGCTCAAGAGCAGCAACCGCCGGATCAAGCTCGCCACTTAAATCAACTACGGGTGAAGTAATCGGAATAGCCTGTGCTGTGCCATTTATTGTTTTGCCAAGATATAAGTGAGTTACGCCATTATTGCCTTCTAAGGCATAAAACGCACCATCAATAATACCTTCTGTAGGTAGTGCACTACCTCTTAAAAACTTTACATTCATTCTTAAAAATCCTCCTTAACATGTTAATTTATAATGCCCCATACGGGATCACTATCGCCTTTATCGCCCTTGTCTCCTTTTTTGCCGTCTTTAGCTTCGAAATCAAAGGCTTTGAATAATGTGCCATCAGATTTGACGACCCTAACCGTATACACATTCGCCGTATCATCCGCGTTTCTGCCCTTGTAAGTAACGGAGTCAATAATAACACCGTCTTTACCGTCCCGGATTGTAAATACCATAGAGATTTCTGTATCTGTCGTATTTACCTCTACGCCTGCCTCATCTCCGCTTACAGCCGAAACCTTCATATTCTCGAGTTTTAGTAACGCAGCCTGATACGCTTTGTACGAATCCGAACTCTCAACACCCTCGCCATCATATAAAAGCGCCGTGCAATCAACGAGGAACTTCGGCGATGTCATGATCTGTTCGCCGTTATGAAGTTCAAACTCGCATTCAAACACGCCGCCTTCGGATAAGTCTTCGGATGTTAATGTATACAGCACCTCATTGTCCCGCACCTCGCAGGGAGCATAAAGCTGCGCCCCGCTTGGTCGCAGTGCGCGAATATATGCGCTTGAGAACTCTATCTGCGTATCGCCGCTGAAGAATTTCGCCCTCACGGTGCGAGACCTCGTATCCCCTTGACGCACATAGAGGCGGTGTTGAACACCGCCTCTCGAAACATCGAAATTAAATTGTTTTTGTTCCATATTTCCTCCTGTTTGTTTTATCCGCCAACGCACACCGGGAACTCACATGTAATCGAGATTGACCCATTCCCATATATCCCCAATGAGTTATTGCCCTTATTCAACCTGAAGAATTTATAGTTAAAATACGGATAGATGTTTTGCCCACCGTTACATGAAATTATGTTCTTATCGTTATCAACGACGATTTTCGTTACATCGGACGGAAGCGCCGCAAAATATGTCAGCCTCGATTCATCTGTATAATTGATAATCGAGAAATTACCGCGCTCATAGTACGTATCAGCCGGAATCTCGTCTCCCTTAATCACATTCGTTTCGGTATACGTATCGCCGCTTTTTGTATAGTACTTTTTCCATTCTGCGAATTTTTCGTCTTTGGTTAAGAAGTAATTGCTATCGAGCGCGATCTCCATCTTCGGATAATAATAGCCGTCATAGGCGCTGTAATTATACAGCTGCACCTTCTTGTAACCATCAACAGCGTATCGGAAGGTCTGCGGCAGCATATACGCAAACTGGCTGTCGCACTCTACCGTAGCTTTCAATGTGTACGGCAGCAGATCGTACTCGGTGACTTCGAGAGAGGTAATGATACATCTGTATCTGATACTAAGCATGTCCTCCTGCTCGATTTCGAGATACTTATATTGATTGTGGCTTGTGAGCCACGCGGCAATATTATGTATCTCTGTTCTGTCGAGATAACGATGCAATTCAATTCTTTCAATATTTACGCCGAAAATCAGGTCAAAACTCAGTTTGTCGCCGTAATTTGTACCGTAAAAATAGGACTTCCATCTGAAGTTTGAAGTATCTTCGACTACAGATTTCCCGCTGATAACCTTGTTTGTATTGGAACTCTTATTATCTATGTCGTACATCATTAAGCCGAAGTCAGCACATGATTGCCCGTCAAAAGTAAATGTATTACCATAGAACGACATACAGTCACCTCACTCAGCCGTTGTCTTTTCTTGATACGGTGACATCTGCCGAATTGAGCGCAATCAGCACTTCTTCAATGACTGCCATGCTGCCGCTCAGTCCGACGAGATTTTGTCTTCCGCTTACAGAGACGCCATTCAGCGCCGACATCACGGCGGATAGCTTTTTCATAATCTCTTCTTTCATTTCATTCTCCCTTCAATTCTCTATTTCCACCCATTTGAATATATCTGAGGTGTGTATTCTACCCATTTGCTGCCGTCATAAATATATGGCGTTGCTTGTACCCACGAGCTGCCGTTGTATATGTATGCGCCGGTTCCGCTTTCCGGCGGTACTATAAACAGATTTATCCCGGACGCTTCCTGCCCATCATATTCCTTAACCCAAATGTAATACACTGTGCCAGCAGCAACACTATAGCTAATGCTAAAGTTTCTTTTATCACCACTGTCATCATCTTTTATAATAACAGAATTTGGCACGCCATATTCTTTATCCCACTTAGTTGTTGTTGTCAAATAACCAATCGTATCATTATTGCCTGTTGTATAGAACCGTGCCACCCCGGCATACGCAAACTGTACCCTATAACGACGCAACTGCATTTCTGGGAGGTTAAAGCTCCGTTGGGTAGTCGATGTAATACTACCAACCGTATATGTCTTTAGAGTCCATTCCTCGACTATTACTAATTCTTTAGCTTCGGCTCTAATATAAATGTCTTGATCCCCAGAATACGTGAATGGGTTCGATGTGCTATATCTCACACTCGCCGTAGTAGAACCTAATCGATAAACCCATCGATAGAATTCGTATCCCTCTGTTGCATCCGCTTCAAATACAGAATCGCCCTCGCATTCAGCTATCTCTACCTTCTCATCGCCATAGAGGCGTGTTATATGTTCTGCCCCAACTGTAATAACAGTTTGATCGATATATTCGTCTGTAAACCACGCAGTAATCTTATAACTCATCTTTCACCTCACGATGCCGTCTTAAAGAAGAGCTGCCCCTGCGTTCCGGAACTTGGCAACGAAGACCCGTAACCTGAATTCAGAGACAGTTCTATACCACCAGCAGCTCTAAACAACGACGCACAGTATATAAACTCATTTGCTTGTAGTGACATATTCCCGGCGGCATTTATCTTAAGCGCTGTATTATCAAGCGTTTGAAAAATGACCCTGTACTTTGCCTCATCGTCAGTGTCTGCACCATGTTTATCGTAACTGATATAACCGACTTTGACTCCATCGGTTATTTCCCCGCTGCTATCTACTCCCGTACCACCGTCATAAATATAAAATGCGGCTCCATCATCATACCCGAGTCCGGTTGCACATATTTTACCGCCGATGATATATTTACTTGCCGCCAGATTCATATCGATATATGTTTCCTGTATATACTTGGGGACAGAAGCATCCGATCCTGGTCTGCCGTTCGACCCATTCTTGCCATCCACACCTCTAACCTGAACAGCGCCAGTCCAGCTTATTCCGCCGTCATAACTATATCTGGCATACAAATCACTGGATCCAAGGTCGTCGTGCCACGAAGATCCATCCACGCTATACTGGACAGTGACAGGGCTATTGGAAGAATTCCATTGGATGCTGCCAGTTATGTTGATATCACCGCCTAATTCAATGTTTCCTCCGAGCGTTATATCCCCGTTTTTTCCATCGAGTATGATATTTCCGAGATCAAGGTAGTCACTATTGATTTTGCTCTTGCCGTCAATTGTTTTTAATATGTCATCACCGTTAATTTTCACTTGGCTTGCTTCAAGAGTTCCGGAGAATGTACCGTCACAGCCCTCAAGCTTTCCTTTGATATGAACATTTCCGTCTGCATCGACCCAGAACTTTGCGTTGTCTGTATTCCAAGTTTCGTTCCCATCATCATCAATCGAAACAATCGAGCCGCTTCCGATTCCAAACCCGAGAACCGGGTCTAATATGATTTCACGATTTTCGTCCTTAACAATAAACTTCGCGTTATAAAGCGAAGCGCCGCTTCCGTCTACCTTAAACGACATGTGTTCGCCATCCGGCTTTGTACTTTCGATAAATAGGTTTTCGCCCGCAATCATAGTTCCGACGAGATATGGGGCGGCAATTCCGTACACAGTATTTTCAGAAGCGGCGTACTCATAGTAGGTATCCGCCTTGACATCCGCACCGGCAGTCACGGTTGCCGCAGAATATATGCCGTTTGTCTTCGTGTAATATGTTTTCCCGGCTACAAACTGTTTGTCCGATGTGAGTGCGTAACCTGTCTTGAAGTTCTGGTCGAAAATCTTGCCGATTGCCATTTTGGATGTCGCCCAGTTGTCGTCCGTGAACGCAATCATGTTATCTACAATCCATATTTCTTCCGGCTCATATGAAGTTTTCGAGTTATCCTTCCACTTCCGCACACGCATACCCGTGTCCGAATATGTGATTGCCTGATTGCCGGAAGACATGACGGATTTCTTCGCAATATCCAACGACGCATCCATGAATTCCTTGACCATATTCGATGCCCCACTATTCACGAAGGATGAGTATGCGCCGCTCTTATAGCTCAGCGTCTTTCCCATCGATACGCTCTGCTCTAACAGTTTGGTGAGAGCGAAAGACTTGTCGAATGAATTATACGAGCTGCTGAATTCAATGGAAAACCCGCCAGGCTTCTCAAACTCAATATGTACCGATACGACATACGGCTGTAGAACCTCGTCGTTGATTTCGAGGTACACGCGCTTACCGAGCGCTAATTGGTTACGGAAAGATACATAGTCGTCGGAGGTTAGAAAGTTTGAGCATTCAACCGTAAAATTATAGGTAGGGCTTGCGTGCTCACGCAAAACGGACTCGCCATAATCGTATAAGTCCCACTCAATCTGGTGCCCCTCATATACAGTTGAATTCTTCGTAAAGTACAGTCTGCCGCTCTGAACCGGAATCGTCATCGCCTGTGTACCGGTCATCGATATACCTGTGTTACCGATCTTGCCTGAAACAGTGATGTTACCTGCCTTGAAGCTCGAATTTGACGCGCCTGAAACAGATCCGCTATTCAGATACGCTGTGAAAATGAATGAACCGTCATTAGAGCGTTCGACTACGCCCTTGACGATGTTGGCAGTAAAATTGTCAACCGAGACAATGCCGCCTTTGATAGAAAACAGAGTGGAATTTCCCTTCTCTGCTTTCTCGATTGAAGCGTCAGATACGGAAATTGTGTCGTTCTTGATGTCTCCGTTCAGGTCTTCATTTTTATATGTTGCCGAAGCCGCAGGCACGAACGAGCTGTCCTGGACTGCATCCTCGATAAAATATCGTTGTAAAATTGCGATTTCATTCTCATTAAAGTACTTCTCAAAAGCCAGTCTCTCGTTAATTGCCTTCAACGCGGCAGCGGTTTCGGCTGCCGATTCCTTTAGTGAATCAACTTCAGCGGACTTTTCCGCAATCTCTTTTTTCTTCAAAGAGATTTTTGCATTGATATCGTCGAGATCCTTCTGCTCCTTCAATCCGCTTGAAATGCCGCTGATGATGACCGCCTGCAAATTCTCAAGCGAACGCAGCGCGCCGTTCAGATCGCTGAGCTCGTTTCCCTTGATTGCGATATTCAGGAGTTTCATGTTGTATGACATTGTGATGTCATAGTATTCGGTACGGGCATCGTCATAATCCGCCTCCCAGCTATTCCACGCATCAATCATCTTCTGCGGCAAGTAGTCCGGGTTCATGAAGTAGTCGAGATTGTATATTTTATTTGTTCCTGTCGGATTAACGCTGCGGATGTTGGTGTTCTCATCGCCGCTGACATCCAGACAGGTTACAATGCTGTCGCTGTCTTCGTCTATCTGCACGGACTTGAGCAGCGAATTGCCCGAGATGTAAATCGGTTTCGTCTCCACAATACTTGATGCGGGAATAACGGATACGCTTCTGCTGTTTGTATCAAAGTCAAAGATACACCCGAAACTCTCCTGCACATCCGACTTGATGAAATCGTATACCTTTTTGTCCGTGTCGTCGAATGTTCTGTATTTGCCAATTAGGGACGCATCTACAGTGAAATTCCAGTCTGGCATCTTCTCTTTGATACGCCCGACAATGGTGTCCTCGTTTGATGCGTTAATGCCTGATGCGAAATTGTAAGTACCCGCCTCCAGATATATATTCTTTTTCGAGAACTCATACTCGAGCGAGTATGCCTTGCATGACTTGACGCATCTGATGCCATCGTTCTCTTCCGATGGGTCTACGAGCAGGAACTGTCCTACACCGACGAGCTCCACAATTCGCATTCCCGTGATTCTCTCGTAATACGGAACAGACTCGTTATCCACCACGGCGGGGACATCAAACGAGACGGATGATATCTCGTTATATGATAGGTCAACCTGAACATTGAACGCGAGCCCAATGATGTCTATCGTTGTTCCGTCGAGATTTTTTAAGAGCAGCATTGGCTTTTCCGAACAATTCACTTTAGAAAAATCTATAACCAAGTTATCACCTCCAATATAATAGTTGTGTGGCTACCATCACTGATAGCCACACAGTTAGATTAAAATTTTGATGTTTTAGAGTTAATGCCTCTCTTGCTGAAACCTTCCTTGATATATTCAGCAGAAACAGAGCCGATCGTCCTTGCGTGCCGCTTGATTTCTTCTGTGTCAAGCTTCTGCACAACGCTGACCGGAGCCGTCACATCGATATGCTCGATGGTGTAGTTCCTGTCAATTCCCGCTGCAGCAATATCGGCGACAGCGCCCTTGATGCCGTTCGACAGGATAGAGTGAACATCCAGCTTCGGCGTCATGTTGAACACCCGGTTGATGTTGGCTTCGTCCAGCGACTTGCCGAGCTTGTCTGACAGAACGGAAACGAAGTCTACAATCTTGTATAGCCCCCTTTCTCTGTTCGCATCGAGTACAGCTTCTCCTTTTTCAAGGACAGCCATCACCTCGTTCTGCTTCAGCGACGGAGCGTCACCGGCAATACCGCCTTTGTGGTACACGGAATAAAGTTTCTTGCCGTCGATCCACCATGTGCCGTTCGTATCCTTAGTGATACGCTTACCGAGTACACCTTCGAGCGTCTTGGCAAGTCTCTCATTTTCTGCGACAAGCGCCTCGCGCTCGCTTTCATCCGCCGAGCTCCATAGCTTAGAGTTGTTCTTCATACGCGCGACAATGCTGCGCGCCTTATCGTCCTTACTCAGAGAATATAGCTTCTCTCCATTTTCGTGATACCAGACGCCGTCGCTTCCAAGACGGATATTATCGCCGGTGGCGCGTCTGTAATCCTCTGCCTTAGTCAGGTTGTCCGCCTCAAGGCGTTTTCTCTCTGAAGCAGAAGCCGTCAGCCAGCGCTCGGAGTTATCCCGCATGGATTCGACGATGTTTTCTGCAGAGCCGTCACCGATATGTGCAGTCCCTGCGCCACCGCCGTTGACTGCTGCCACGAAAGAGCCGTAACGCTTTACAGCATCAGAAGCAGCATCCCATGCACTGATTAAATCATCCTGCAAGGTAGAGCCGTATTCATAGTTCCAGGACAGCAGATCCTGATACAGTGTATCCCAATTGTTTTCGATTCTGTCAATCGCTGCCCGATAGAGTTTTTCCGTACTGCTCAGCATATTGCGCTGATTCTCGATCTCCTTGTCTTTCGCATCGTTAAATGCATCGAGTTCATTATCGAGTGCATCAAGCTGCGCATCGACGTAGTAGTTGTTCTGCTCATCGGCGATCTCTTTCTGCAGGGTTGTGAGTTCTTCCTCTAAGGACTTCTTTTCAGCAGCTGCGCTGCGGCTGTCGTCAAGAGACAATGCAGCGATTTGTGCCTGAAGCTTCGATGCCTTTTGCAGCTTTTCATTGATAGAAGCGTTATGGTCATCCTCCTCTTTTGCAAGGTTGATGAGTTCCTTCTTCTTCTCAATGATTTCGGCATACTTGTCCTTTTGGTCTTCAAGCGACTGAATCAGATCCTCATTCTCCTTCTGAATCATATCTTCCGTGAGTTTAAGAATCGTCTCAAGTGCATCCTTCTGTGACCCATACGAATCTGATGCCTCTTTGCTGAGTGTTTCGTAGTATGCAGATACAGAATTAACCGCCGTCTTTGTGAGCGACCGCATCTTTGTAATATACGATACGGCGTTGTCATAGTAGGATGTGTCGATACCGTTTGCGGTGCCGATCGCCCTTGCCAATCCGACTGTAGCGTATGCCATATCCCATGTCGCGTGGCTTGCCGTTGCGTTGACATTGGCAAGCGTTTCAAGCGTGCTGATCTCATTTTGCTCCGTAGCAAACAGAATCTTCTTTGCATATGCAAGCGCCGTCTCTGCGCCCATTTCTTCTGTCTTCGCGGCGATGATCTTTTGCAGCGCCTGCTCGTTGACAACGAGCTGACCGTTTTCGTCCGCGAGCATTTCCAGGTACTTCGGGCTGAGGTCGAGAATCTTCTGTAGGCTGTCTACGCTTAGATAACCGTTTGTCGTGTATTCCTTTGCAGCGTCCGTGAGCGTTGTGTAAACATTCTGGAAGCCATCAACAACCTCGTTTGCTTTCTTAACGACATCATCAAGTGTGCTGATAATATTGTTTTTGTAGGTTTGCAGCTTGTTCTGAAGCTCCTGCACATAGCTGTTGTCAACACCGAGTCCGCTCATGTATGCTTTCTGAAGCTTCTCCTTCGTTTCCGCAATGAGCTTTTTGTACAGCGTCAGAATCTTATCTTCCTGACCGCCACGGTTGCTCAGCATGGAGATATAGTGTTCTACATCGCTGAGGTAGTCCTTGAACAGATTTCTGCGCCCAGAGAATACTTCCTCTTGATACTTCCAGTAGTCGCCCTCGTCGATGATCTTATTGTCATAGACTTCTTTGCTTCTCTTTTCAAGCCAATCATAGTACGCCTTCTCGGTCTCAAGCTCCATTTGCACCTTGTGCTTGTGAGCGTTGTATTCATTGGTGAAGGCTTCTTTGGCTTCGCGGGCAGCTTTCTCTGCAGCAGATTCTCCGGTTTTGGCTGACTTGTCGCCACCGGTATATACTGCAGATTTGAATTTGGAAGCATCAATTCCCTGAAAGTCATAGTTAAATGTGCCGTTGTTGATCTGATCAATAATTTCTAATGCTTTATCATATTCGCCACTTTCAAGCATATGGAATCCGGCGACAGTTCCGTTTTCAACAGCCTCCAGCACATTCTTCGCGCGTTGTAATGCAGCTATAGAAGCGGTTGCTGCGTTTGCCGCATTCGCCATGTTGATAATCTGATCTATATCGGACGAACTGTCAATCTTATATGTGTTCAGATCTACTTTCTGTAGCCATAGTTCCGCCAAAGCCTGTCTTGCTATATCGCTTGCGGAGGCGGTGTTAAATTCGGCAGTAACCTCGTCTAATGTCGCATCAACATACTTCTCTGTCGAAAGACGCAGTTTTTCTTTCTGATAGGAAAGTTTTGCGTCAACCATTTCTGCTGCATTTTCGACCCCCATGACTTTGAGATAATTTTTGACAAGCTCTTTATTGTCTTCATTTAGGATGTCTAAAACGCCACTATTGATGACATACTCCGAGGTTAGCCGATTGAAAGCATCTTGACATGCCTCAATGTCATCCGGGTACTTGACAATCGTACTGAGAAAGTCTGTATAGGATTTGAGTGATGAGAATTTTTCTTTGAAATCTTTGTTATCTGCGATGAGGCTGACATCGAAGCCGCCGCCATCGGTAACATCCTTATAAATTTTATCGAGCTGCTCAAAGCCTTTTGATAATGTGTTTAACTTGTTAACGGTTTCTTCCGCTGTAGCATTATTTGAGATCTTAAGTGCATCTCCACTCTTCTTGAGAGCATTATAGTATTTTGCAACTTCCTGTGCTGTATATCCGGATTGATTCATCCAAGATTCTAATGCCGGATATGATTCTGCAAGTTCTGTAACACTATCCGCAGTCAGTCTGCCCTGGGCGCCAAGATTTTTCAGTTTTCCCTGCAGTCCATCAGGTAGCTCATTTAATTTCTGCTCGAAAAATTCAGCTCCATATAAGGCTTTACCAATCAGATCGTACAGAACCTTCCAACCGGCAACAATGTCGTCATCCCCCACATACTCATCTATGTAGTCGGTTTTCAGATCACTCATCATCGGAACTAAAATATCTTCCCTTAGGTGGTTTAACTGATCTGCCTGTTCTGACGATAGAGTGACTCCTTCTTCTTTTAACCTGTTTAATTCGTTATATCTCGTTACAACTTCTTTGATATATACATCGTATCCGAGCATTTCTGCCTGCATCGCCCCTTCATCGGGGTCATATTGTTTCTTGAGCGCATCAAGTTGTGAAATCAGATTTTCATATTCACCAATATTATCAATCAAACCCTGATAGTATTCTGTAAATTCTTCGTCTGACATCTTTTGCTCATCGGCATATAGACGGGCGTTCTTTTCGAGATCTGAATAAAAATCAAGGAGCTCTTGATTTCTTTCTTTTAGAGCATTATAGTCATACAATGCATTTGTACTCTGGATACTTTTATAAGCTTGTCTATTATATGCATTGACGAGTTTCTTGTTTGCGTTGCCCGCTTGAACCCTTTGAAGCTCTCTCTCGTTTTCGATTTGCATAGATAGCTGTTCATTTGTTTCTTTTAACTTATCTAATTCATCTTGTTCTACGAAAGTAAGACCTTGCGCTTGTTGCCTACGATAAAGTTCATCGTATTTTTGCTTTGCTTCTTCCAACTTTGTGCTAAGATCTTTAATTTTGGAAGCTTCTTCGTCATAGGCTTCCCGAGCTTCTTTTGCAGCTTCTAATGCTTTCTTTTGGGTTACAATCAAGCCACTAACAAGTTCCCAAAGCTTTTGGAGCCCCATTATTACTCCACTGGCGATAATGCCAGACATCATACCCAAAATGGTATTTAGTGCAGTAGTAACGACTCTAAGCCCAATTGTAGCTGCCTTTGCCGCAATTAAGCTGCCGATATATCCTCTTACCGAACCGTTCAAGCTCTTCGTCTGGGATAGATATTTTGCAAGCGGTGGGTTCGTTTTCTGAACCGCGCCCAAAAACTCCTTCTGACCCAAGCCGCTTTTTGAAATAGCTTTGTAATTTGCGTCCTGCGCGTGTGCGCTATCCGTCAAAATTGCATTATACTCATCAATAATGGTTTTGACATTAGAAATAGATTTGCCTTGCGCTTGCATTGAAACTTGCGAAATTTTCTTATTCTTTTCAAAAAGCGCAATCGCGTTGGAAGCTTCCGCGGTACTCATGCTGGAGACGCCTTGAAGCTCAGCCGCAAAATTTCTGGCATCAGTAGAGGCGCTACCGAAACATTTCGCCAGTGCATCTGTCGTGGACATACCTTGCTTTACTGCCTCGATATATTGGGTAATTGCATCTCTATCTGCTTTTATAGATTCAGCAAATCCCCCCGAGAACTCAAACGATGATGTTGATGACGGTCGTGCAAAGAGCGTAGCCATACTATCTTTTAGTTTATAAAAAGCATTACTGATTCCTAAAGATTTATTGTTCGCTTCATCCTCAAAAATCTTGAATATCAAACTGAAATATAGTGCTTGCTATATTGACTTATATTACTATTTATGGTAAGATTTATTTGAGGTGATTATCATGCTAAACCCAGAAGAATACTACCTTGATGAATACGGGTATTATTGTCCGATTTGTGGTCATACGCAAATTGCAAAACGCGGTTTGATTAGATGTCAAAGTTGCTTAAATATGGTATATCTTCAAAGAACTATTCACGAATGGGATTACTACAAAAACAAAGCAATAGACTCAAACGATACATCCAAAACCTTAGGAGCGGCTATTGAGGAAATAATATTTAGTGAAGAGGCTTCTAAAAGTAAGTATTTTAATCCTCAAGAACGAGCGCGTGTAATATCGCAAGAACAACGTCAAAAAGCTTTTGCAGAAGATAAGCAAAAACAAGAAGAAGAGAAGGCTGAGTCCTGCAAGCCCAAATGCCCAACCTGCGGTTCTACAAACATTGAAAAAATATCAACTACCTCAAAAGTTGTCGGTGCTTCGCTATTTGGTTTGTTTAGTAAAACGGCTCGTTCGCAATTCAAGTGCAAGAACTGCGGTTATAAATGGTGAACTTGCGCTACACTCTTTAATGAAAAGTATTCTCAGACTCAAGCTTTACGCTTGGGTCTTTTGCTTATAAAACTACTCTTTTGTCTATTCCTATTCAAGCACATAGGAGGGAGACAAACCCGCTATTTTCTATACACCGGTTAGCCCACCGGTTTGATTTTTATCTCGGCAAATTGTCATAGCCGAGCACAGTTTGCAACATACTTTCACGATTTTCACCGTGTAGGTTTATGTCCTCTGAACCTACCCAATCTCGTATTTGGGCAATGGCTGCTGATAGATATGGCGTATTGTTTTATATGACTTTATACGTCAATCGTCCCAGTCTTGCGATATAAGAATCAATACTTATATCAGTTTATCCTATTTTTCTAAAGCCCCTCTAAAACACACAACGAGTTTCGCATGTTTTCGTTCATATTACTATTAGTTTAAGGCTTCGTGAGCATATTCGATTCTTAGCATAATCAGAGATCGGAACTGTTTAATTAGTTCACCCACGTTTTTGAATGATAGCGCTGCAGATATAGTCGTAGCTAATGCGGGCAGCGCGCCCATTGATCCGGTCAGTTTTGCGATTGCATCGACCGCGCTGAGAATTGTTGTGGCAAAGTCTACGAAGAACTTAATCAGATCACTCGACATAATATCAGTCGAAAGTTCCTCGAAGGTCGACTTGAATTTGTTGATGTGCGCTTGTGCGCTCTCCATATATGTAGCATTTGCCTGTGTAGCTACACCGGCAGAGTTCATTGCTGTTTCGTATGCGCCCGCTGCGTCTTTCCAGTTACCAATAACAGAGGAGACAACCTGCAACTGCCTCGTACCGCCTAAGATTTCAGCGACTCGCGCCTGCGACGTATCAGATAGACTCTCCCACGCTTGTGCTACACCCTCGAAGATATCGTAAAGATCCTTGAACTCAGTCTTGGATCCCTCAACCATGATATTGAAGCCGGTAAGAGCCTTAATTTCATCCGCATATTTGGAGAATCCGTCTGCAAGCTCCGTCGTGTCTTCACCGAGCTCCTCCAAGTCGGACTTACTGCCGCGAATACGAGCAGAAACGGTCTTCAAGGCTGTGCCCACTACGCTGGAATCTTGGATTGAAGCGTTTGCTGCAGCAATCAGACCGGCAGATTTTTCAAACGATACGTTTGTTGCCTTTAGTGCAGCGCCGGAACGCGCATATGCTTCCATCATTTCGCCTGCGGAGACTGCGTATTTCTGACCGACATCAATTAAAACATCGGCAACATGTTCGGCTTCCGAAACATCCATGTTAAAGCCTTTGATTATGGATGTTAAACCTGTGGTTGCTTCGTCCGTGCTAACTGCTGCAGTGTTCGCCAGAATGGTTGCGTACTCGGCGAGCTTTGATGCATCTGGTAAAGAGTAACCGAGTCGGCTGAACGTTTCGATCGATTTTGCAACATCAGCAACGCTCTGTCCCAAGTTCTTGGAAAGCTCAATAGCCGTGTTTGAGAACTCTTTCATCTCTTCATCGGTTGCACCCGTAACAATCTTTAACTGCGTAAATGCAGTATCAAGTGCTATCGATGAACTGACCAACCTGTTTACTGCTCGCCACGCAGTTAATACAATTCGCGTTACAGAGAAGTATTGAGTGAATTTTGCAGCAGCAGCTTTAATTTTATCGCCGAGAGACAAATGTGCCTCTCCGTTTGCCTTAATTGTGGCTGTGGCTCGTTGTATCGCCGCACGTAGCTTGTTGGTCTCTTGCGTATATTCTTTCTCAGAAATAGTTCCTGCGCGCAGCCGATCATCAAGCAACTTTAGCTGTGTGGCGCTTTCTTCGAGTTCCGCATATTCTCTTGACGATCTGCCTTTCTTAGCCGCAGTATATTTCTGAACAGCTTCCGTTGCCTGTTTGTATGCCCTGTTTGTCGCAACTACGGCTTTCGACAAAGCGTTTGTGTCGTTCAGACTTTCTTTTTCTGATTTGTGGAAGTTCTTGGTTGACTTCTCCGCCGAATCAACAGCCGTCCTAATAGACTCTGCTTCAGTTCTGAACCTGCTTAAGTTATCATTGAGCGCTTTTGTTTCCGTGTCTCCTGTAAGGGAATTGCGGTATCGCTGCACAGCGTCTATCAACGCATTTATCGAATCGATTGCGCTGCGACTATTTCCGTCTGTCACAGGATTCGAGACGATGCTGCCATCGTCTGAGTATACTAACGAATGATTGATACTTGCGTTATACTCTTCCGCCTTAATGCTTAACTCTTTGAGCTTGGTAATAAAAGTATCGAGCTGCGTCTGCTTTGTTGTGAGATTGTCTCCGATTGTTTTTCCAACCGGCTGCGCTGCGGCTGCATCACTTACCTGCTTAACCGCTTCTCTTGCATTTGTCGCAACCTGCTCAACAACAAGCCCGGCTTTCATAACCGTCCTCGTTACCTCTTGTGTTTCCTTATCAAACTTCAAAAGGTATTGGATTGTGTTATTGTTACTATCTCGTCCGTTTACAGTTAAAGTGACGAGCTTTTGAGCTCCATCCTTAAGCGTTTCAACTTCTGGTGTGACCTTACTGATTGTAACGCCTAAATTACTTAAAGACTCTGCAATTCTATTAGCCGAACTGCCATCGATGCTGTCGATGCCCTTAAGCGCTTTTGTTATCGCAGAGAGGTTGCCTTCGCTAATTGAAGCTTTGATTTTATCGATAGCAATTGCAGCTTGTCCCGCACCGGATACAATTCCGTCGAAACTACCGCTTACGGAGCCTGTTGAAGACGGCGACACACCAATATTCATTTGTGCGCTCGCGTGTTCGACGGTAGACATTGCTTCCTTTAATGTTTGAATAGCCGCCGTAAACTGCGCGATGCTGTCAAGAGAGCCTTTGTTTACCTTCAGATTGTTGAAGTTTGAGAAGTCAACCTTGGAAATCGCATTCAGCCGTGATGCATCTACTTTCGCAATTTCAGGTAGATATGTAGCAAGATTATTTAAGGATGCTTTGCTTACCTTCAGCCCGTTAAGACCTGTAAAGTCAAACCTGAGCGATGCCCCGCTCTGACTAAGAGCCTGCAGCTGCGTCGCAAGGTGTATAATATTATCGATTGATTTAGTGCCAAAGCTTCCCTTGCCAATATCGGCTATATTTCTGAACGCCTGTGAAACACCGAGCAGCTTTGTGCTGTCGAGCTTTGCATATTCGTTCATCGCGGTCACGAGAGCGGTTATAGACTCATATGAGCCTTTGACCTCTTCCGTCATTCCGCGTGCTGCCGATTCGATTTGCCCAAGGACATTTGCCACCTCTGTGCCGCCTGTCCCGCCAATCGATTTCACGCCATTTTGCTCAATGCTGTTCAGGCGCTCTACAACTGTGCTGATTGTACTCCCAAGATGCTCGAGCGCGGCTGTAAAGCTCTGAACCATTTGCGCATCAAATACACCGCCACTCCCCTGATAATTTTCCTCCATCAAAGCCCGCATATCGGTTTTGACACGAAGAATAGCCTGAGACGTGGTCATACTGCCATCTCTTATTCTTTCAAACAAATCAGAAAACTGCCGATCATTATTACCAAAGGAATCATTGAGATTTACCGACTGTAGGAACGCTCTGAACTCCTCTACAGACTGTTCAGCTGTATACTTAAACCTCTGGAGCTCTTCTTGTAAAATATCAATTCCCTTGCCATGAGCAAAGTTGTCAAATTGTGCTCTAACGTTGTCAAGTTCGTTCTCTGTGCTTTGCAGAGTAGAGTTGACCTTATCAATCTGTTCCAACGCAGCTTGGAGCTCGGTGTAAAGACGGTGAATTTCTGCTTCGCCTGTTACATTTACATTGATATTCTGCTCAACAGAAGGAGCTTTAATTTCCATTTTATCTGCCATTTTCTCACCTCTTTAGGAATCAATTTTTATGTTCTTTGCATGTGCAGCCCACGCCCTATCAAAGTCTGCCTGCATTTCGTATTTTTCGTAATCTTCAACCCGTCTTTTCATATCGTCCAGTGGAGGGGTGGCTGCGACCGCTGCTCCTCGTCCCCAATGGCTATAGTATGGGATTGGCGTTCTCCAATATGGAGTTCCTGCAGCTGGGTGTTTTTCACCGCTTGCGGCACCACCGTGCCAGCCACGACGAAATACCTGGTCATATAATCCGTCCTCACCGTCATAACCGCTTCTAAACGGTGTCATCTTCGACGGGTCAAACCAGATGCTCAAGGAATTTTCTGAAACCTCTGTCTGCAGTATTTCATATAAACTCTCGTGCCTGTCGTAGTATCCGGGCGAATAGTCGCTGTAAAAATCCTGAACGACAGCGTTAAATATATCGTGTACTCTTTTGTCTACAACAACAAAAAAGTCAGCCCAGGTTGCATGAAGCGCCTGCTGAACCGCGACTTTAACCTTTGACTTTAAGTTTTCGAGATAGCGCGAATAGTATTCTTGAAAATCGAAATTGTTATTTGGCACTTTCATACCTCCTTTTTATAAATAAAAGCATCACCGAAAATCGATGATGCTTCCAAATTCTGAATTCAAATTTTCATGCAAGTATTTATTGCGTCTTTGATGGATTCGATCTGTGGTTGATTTATATGCGACATAATTGTGTCAAATATGTCCGTGTTGTACAGTATTGCGTACTGCTCCTCGATTGAAGGCGGCAGCTCGACACAAGCATATCTTGATACCACATTGACGCGGAAAGCAAAATCTTTCATATCGGGGACGAACATGTCGCGTCCCTTATCGTAACAGCTATCCATCACACTATTGACGAACTGCGTTACTTCGGCGAGCGGCAGCATCGGTCGAACCGTAACTGCAATACCGTGCCACATAACCGTCCGATTAGTCGGTGCCGTATTTGCTGCCCGCAGCTGTTCTGCAGTAATTTTCTTTGCCTTCTCCATCGTTAATTCTTATTAGACAGGTACGCCTTGACAAGTTTTTCTTCGTCAATTTTTCCTGTAGATAATGCCTCAATCACATTCTTGACTTCTTCTGTATTGACGTCCTTAAATAACTCAGACATCTGCTTCTGAGCACCATCCAAAGCGTTGTTCAGTTCTTCCATTCTCTTATTTACAAGCTCGACGTTTGCGCTGGCGATATGATCGACCTTGTCATCGATTGCGTTTACAATAGCTTTGAGCTGCGTCTGATCGATGTTTGGCATGATGGTATCCAGAACCATCGAGTGGTAGATAAGTTCGTATTGCTTAGCCACATTCTCCGGTAATGTAATGTTCGTATAAAAGGCAACGATACAGCTGCGAATCGCCATGTCTTTTGCTTCAGGGGCGTATGACGCGTCTTCTGCACCAAAGCACGCTTTTGTGCATACATTTACGAATTCCACAGCCTCGGCGAGGCTAAGATGTCTTTTAATCACGAGCGCCAGCCCGTTCCACTCAGCGGATACCGTGGGCTCATAAATTTCGCCTACTGCCTTTTCAAACGCGGTTATAGAAATCTTCTTAATCTTATCAGCCATGTTATTTCTCCTTTAACTCATTATGTAATTATTGATAGAGTTACTCAAATATATCGATGAGCAGCTCTGTGCGCGGATTATCCGCATCTATCTTGCACATCATTGTAAGCTTTGTGATGTGCTTACAGTCATCATCAACTATCATCTGACTATTTACGAACCCGTCAAGCAGAAACTTTGGCACCCCATTGTCTATATCGTGCCGACGATTTGTTGGGTAATATATGGTTTGAACTATTTCGCATCGCTCAATGCGCAGGTTCTCGTAACCTTGGTCGTTTATAAACCAGTAAATAAAATCCTTCCATTTTTGCTTCAAGTTGTTCATTGCTGGGCGCTTCATAATCATCCATGTGTTAATCGACTCATGATAGGGTCTCGGTATCGGCTTTTTCTGAGCCTTCGGATGAATCGTAAAATAGTACTCTGTATACCTATCGAGCGTGGCATTGTCAATCGTTAAGAGTATACTCCTAACTTTTCTCGGCTCCGCCTCTCCTATGAAAATGTTCTCTTGTTCGTCCATGCACCTACCTCTTATATGATAAGAAGGCTGCACCTAAACAGATGCAGCCTTGCTATTGATTAACTTATTGCGGCTTAATCCGCCTTATCGGCATCGTCGTCCTCGTCTTCGTCTTCGTCAAAGTCGTCTTCAAAGAGTTCGTCATCGTCGTCTTCGAGCAGTTCAGCGTATGTGGTGGTAGTACCGACATCTTCTGTCGCAACACCGCCACTTCTGGATTCTCGAACCCTGGCAAAATATATGCTACCGTGCTCGGGACTGCACGCTACATCCTGCCAGCGGAAGACTCCTGCGACGCGCCGGTTTGTATGGCAATACTCGTATTCCTTGCCACACACCTTGCAAATTCTAACGCCGGTTGCCATATGTCTACCCCGCTATTAGGCAGCGTCGGTCGTGTTTGCTCCGAAGATGGTGTAAGTCCAAAGGTTGCCGCCCGCACCGCAAGCACCTGCGAGTGCCTCGGCTTCAAATGCGTGGGTCGTCTGGTTATCACCCATATCAAGCGTGAACTCACCGGAGAAATCAGCCTTCGGGATATAGAACTGCACGCGATATACATTTGCGCACTTATCTTCAGCGAGTGCGTCAATATACAGAGCGCACTTCCCAGAATAAGTATCGCTATCGTTTGCAAGGACATCTGCAGTAATCTTTCTCTTGTAGTAAACTACGACTTCTGTGCCGTCTGCGACATCCGTATGGAATGCCAGCGCTTTCGTATCGGGGGTGTATGTAAACTTGCCTGCGCCAGCTTCGGTGTTCTGCTCAAGTTTCGCGCCGAGCGTACCGTCAGCAGCGTTACGGATATAAAGAGCCTCAATCTCTGCGCCAGCAGTACCAACCGCTTTGTAGGTGGTGGCAGCAGCGTGATTTGCAACAGTCAGATAATCAGTCCACAGAACCTCTGTTGCCTTATTCTCAAAGGTGCCACCAGTCTGCACCTCAAGCAGTCCACCAGAAACCAGACCGTTGGTACCGCTGATTGTAATTGCCTTGTTACGCTTCAGTGTAGCAAGTTTACGACCACCCTTACCGGTGATCTCCGTAGAGTCCTGAGACTGAGCGATAGAAGCGTTTTGAAGTTCGTCCAGTGTAAACTTGTACGCGCCGGTCGCGACTTCAAAAGCGTTGATAGTCTCAAGGCTGGTAATTGTAATATCATTGATATTCATAAATACGTCCTCCTAAAATTTATTTGTGTGACAGCCAATTCAAGTCATCCTGACTTAAATCCTTCACGCTTATCGTTCCGGCATAAACGCCGGACATCCGATGTTCATAGTCAACCTTCTTGATGATTTGTCTGACACTCTCATTGAACTGATATATAGACAAATCTCTCACAGTATCAAAATTGTATTTGAACTGCTCTGTGTTAACCATTGAAACTATAAGTGATTCGAGCTGCGATTCTTCTTTCTTGTTTTTGTGGCGGTTGTACTTTTCTCGAGCTCTTTTCAACATATATTCTTTTGCTTCTTCATTGGCTGGTTTTCTTCGATTCTTATCAAGGTTGTGTATTCTGCGCAGTACATCCGCAATTTTGCTATGTATAAGGCGATCGATCACAATATCTTTTTCCGGATCAACCAGAACAATATTCCCATTCTGTTCATTCATAGCAATTTGAAATTTGCTTAGGTCTAAATCGCCGAAGACCAAACTTGTGTCCTGCGTCTTCAACCCGTTAAACATCATGAGAAATATGTCATACGAATTTACGGATGTAAAATCAATTCCGGCATCGTCAAGCTGGGCGATAAGGTCTATCGGCATTGCAGTTAAAATAGACACAAGCCCATAATACGAATCTTCATCGTCTATAACCTGACCGACTGTCGGAATGGTGACACTTATTGAATCGTTTATACGAAATTGCCGCTGATACAGCAAATTGACAGTGGACATCGTCAGCCCTTACGATTTGACGGCGTATATTTCTTCGGGTCAAACTGTCTGTTAAAATCGACAGCCTGAAATGTCATACATTTTCCCTGGTATTCAGTCAGTGGAACGAACCGTTTAACAGAATACAAATCAAGTTCGCCAAGACCATACTCTCTACTACCGTTAATCGCCTTGCTTATTTCGGAGCATAGCTTATCGGTTCTAACGCCGCCTCCGTTAGGCAAACGAAGCATGCTCCTATGTGTAAACACCCAGATATATAAAACGGGTGATAAAAATGTTTTGCTCGGTGCCTTCTGCACATCGACATCAAAGCATATAAATGTTTTCCCATGCTCTACCGTTTCCGGTATATACTCGCACGGAAACACGTTCTGATATGCAAGCGAAGGTGCGTCATTTATCGAGATAGATTCATCAATGAGCTTCACAATCTTTTCATTAGACAGAAGGTCTTTCATGAGCTGATTCTTATAGTCGTAAAATTCTTCGAGCTGCATTATAACCAACTCCTTTTATTGTCTTTTGTTCCGCCCTCTGTTGGTTCTGTAGAAGTTCCGGGCGTTCCGGTGCTCCCACCGTCGCCGCTTTCCTTTGTGAAATGCTTATAATAGTCAGCTATACATAGCTCGAGATTGTCGTATTCTGTGGTTACGCATTCCGAAAGAAGAAAGACATAAACACCTTTACCGTTATAAACATGTCCAACCATAAGGGGTTTGGTGAGCGCATACGCAATCTTATTTACAGAATCAGTGTCACAAATAATAAAGCGGTTGTTTCTATTAAACTTCTGTGTGTGAATGTTCTTCGGAATTGTCATCGCAATTCGAGAGTCACCCCTCGTCACGATAAAATCTCGATCTTCGAGATCGCCCGTCATGTATTTTGTGCCGTCTTCGATAACGCACCATTGTTCATGGATCTCGCCGCTTTCATCAACCCATTTAAGTTTGTGATTGCACTGAATCATCTTCGCTCGCGTATACACCTCATCGGACGCATCCCTCTCAGTGATAAGCCAGTAATTGTTTCTCCAATATATAGTCGCACCGCAATCTAAGGTCTCACCCGGACGAGACAAAACCTTCTTTTCATTGAGATTATCCGAGTCTATTATCGAGACATCGGCATCCGCACCATCTATGGTAATGTGCTGGTAAGACAGACTGTTTTTCATCTTTTCGTCAAGCACGTGTTTCTCTCTGATGAGAGCCGCCTGTCGTTGCGTGCTTCCGATTGCGCTCATCCTTGCATGGTAAGTTTCCCATATACTCATTTTGCAGTAACCTCGCTGTAACGAGACTTCAGCTTATTGCAAATTGATATAGCTCTGAACACTTCTCGTCTGACATCCGGAATGCCAAAATCACTATTCTCGTTATTATCAATCAGTGCCTGCAAAATAGAAAGCAGTGTGATATACAGAGAATCGTTTTTAAGAGCGCAAATTAAATCTTGGCATCCAAGAAGCTCGAGCTTCAGGCTCACCATATATGTGTTAAGAGACGCTTCATTTTTCTCTTTCATCGGGAGAACTTTGAAGAAGCAATTAACAAGCCTTTTGAAATACTCGGCAACAAAATCGGAATCTACTTCACAGTTATCTGTCGTTTGCACCATCATAGATGTAAATCCCCCAGTTCCCCTTTGTTGTACGAGTAATCCATAATAGCCTGCTTGTAGTCACTCTGCGCTTTTGCATAGGCATCGCCGACGCGTTTCAGAAGCTCAGCTGGAGAGTACACTGAGTAATCTCTCGTGCTTAGCGCGTTCTCAAGAAGTTCCTGCTTGTACACATACGGTTTGAGCCATTGAACAATCATACCGTCCGATACGATGTCAACGATCTCATAAAGATCCGAATCGGAAATGTCAAGATCAAACGCTCTTGACGTGTCGTTGCCGGTCGTGTAAAAATCAAACTTACAGTTTTTCTTGAAAGAAACAAACGCCCTCTTCATATATCCATCCACAATTTCTGTGCGTGTCACTGAAGGTATCTCAAGGAAGCTGTATTCGGAAATTTTTCCGAGGAATGCATCTACGAAAATGTCATATGAAACACTCATGAAGCACCTCCTTATTTCTCAATAAGTTCAGTGTTCAGAGCCTCTTCAAGTGCGGTAATTGTCTTTCTCGAGTCAATTGTTCCGTCATTGATCAGCTGTCTGGCGCGATATGCGACCGACTTTTTCTGACCATCAGACATACCGGCAATCAAATCCTTAAGATCATCGGGAGATTTCTTGAACATATCGTCAAAGTTATCGATTGAAATCGCATTGCGGTAATACTGCCCGACCCCCAGATAATCGATTATCCATGGCTCATCGAACATGAACCAGTTATTTTCAAACATCTTTTTGTGCGAGCTCTTCGCATTCTTCAGCTCTCTCAACTCAATTTCTTGCTCGGAACCAAAGCTGTCCCATATGTACGTTTCTCCGGTTCTTGCCGTGTAGACAAGCGTCCCCTGAAACCCGTTTCGAACAACGACATACTGGTTCTGATCGATATCTTTTGCGGTGATTTTTTCTTGCTTCTCTATAACGCTTGGCGTGACCGTTTCCGGTTTCGATGCCTGCGCCGTGTTATTTTTTCTTGAATTAGCCATGTTCTATCCTTCCATTCCTTTCATTCAAAAATGCGGGAGCACGAAGCCCCCGCATTGTATGTATTATCGCTATTAGGTCATTTCGTAACGACCGACACCGGCGTTACCACCAGCAAGGACGATACCCATGCCGTACTTTTCAGCATAGAAATACTCCTGCGTCATGTCTGCGTTCTTCATCGGATCACCCATAAGAACAATAGGATTGCCCTCATAGACAACCTTAATCGGCTTGTCGTCGCCTGCAACAATGGTCAGGACGTCATCATCAAGCACGAAATCAGTGGTACCGTATTTGTGGCGCTGAGGCGTAACAACCACGGGCGTGCCATAAAACTTACCGTAATAACCAAGGTTATACAGGTCTTCCTTAGCGCTATCGCTCTGAATAGAAGCCGCGAGATGGCGGACACCCTTCTTGGTGCCGATAATAGTAGCTCGCTTGCCGCCAGCAGCAGCCTCGACATGCGCAATAACATTCAGAAGTGCGTCCTCGTTGTAAGCACCGGCTGTCGGGAAATAAGCAGTGCCGCCAAGTTGAGTTGCCGTTGCACCACTCCAAAGAGCATAGATGTCGTTAAGCAGTTTCTGGCGGAAGGACTCAGCAACCTTAGCGATGAAGTCGTTGAAATCAACTCTTCCAGAGAGAACCCTGTTCAGCTCCTCATAAATCTTTACTGCTTTTAACGTAGTAGGAATAGAAGCCTCGGTCGCACCGCCAAGTCTCTGGCGACGCACGCCCTGTGTGCCGTCAGCAGTATCTGCAACGACAAAGAGAGTGTTATCCTCAACTACAAAAAGATTCTTGTCGCCCTCCGCAACATTTCTGAAGTCAACAAGTGTGTTAAAGTACTCATCTCCCTGCAGACCATCAACGACGGTACGACTCAGAATCTCTTCGATCAGGGTAAACAGACCAGTGCATTTACCATCACGAATTGCCTTATAATCAAGGCGTGTAGAGCCGCCGTTAGCCTCAACCAGTGCCTGATGGAGGACTTCCTGCGACTGCTTTGCGGAATACTTTTCAACCGTGCCCTTGTAGGCATCAACCGCAAGTTTCACAATTTCATTCATATCAGTCATTTCTTTTCACCTCCTATAATTAGGCAATCTTGATGACGTAGTACTTATATCTACCGGCATCTTCAATCGCGATAATTTCGCCAACTTTTGTTGAGCCCTGTGTCAGAGTCTCAACAATATTCAGCTTCGTTCCAGCCATAAGCTCAGCGACATAACCGACCGCAGGTGTAACACCAGAGGCGATGTTAAGCGCGTCTGCGGTTACAGCGAAGATATTACGCTGGCGAGGGATATAGCCGCGAGCAATCTTACCAGCCTCGTTCTCAAACTCGTCAAGATTTCTCTTGCGCTCGTCATACATTACTTCCTCAGAACCGATAATAACAATGTCGGTCAGAGCGTCATTCTTTGCAGGGGTAACACCCTTCCACACTTCACGCTCGCCGGTCATATAGCCGGAAAGCTTAACAACGCAGCCGTTATCAATAGCGGTTGCCGTATCGCCTGTACCCATATATTTCACAGACACAAGATCTGCGGGAACGGTTGTTCCACTCATAAGGTCACTTCTAAAAACTCCATGAGCCATAATAATTCCTCCTTAAATTTAATCGTTCTTTACGCCATACTTCTGGAACAGTCCGCCGTATGGCTCTTTTGTGGTATCAGTCTTATCGACTTTCAGTTTGGGTGGCTTTGTAGCCTCAAGGCTAAATTTTGAAACTGCGTTTCTGCCACGTATAGCAAAGCATTTTTCTTCCAAAGCATCGACATCGTACTCGTCCGCTTTTTCCTTAAGAGCCTCAAATGCTTCGACACCGACCAAATCCTCGAATCGAGCAAAGACTTCATCCTTCATGCCGTCTGCGACAGCCTTTTCGGTGTCAGTCTTAAACTGGCGCAGTTCGCCAAGCTCAGCTTCCATAGATACAATCGTGTCGGAGGCTTTCTGGTATTTAGCTTCCAAGTCGGTATTGCCTTGAATCTTCTCCTCGAGCATATTGAAAACCTCAGCAAAAGGAGACGCCTGCTCGCCCTCGACGAAATCAACAATTTCAAACTTTTTGCGTTTCTTGCTTTCAAAATCTACACTGATTACATCGCCATCGGTCTTGTATGTAAAGCCATACAGAAGCCAGTCAGTCGTGTCCCAGCAATACACAGAATTTGTATCCTTGTCGTAATCAACGAACCAATATCTTGTGCATTCGCCCCACTCTCGCTGAACCTTCTCAGTCTCAACAACTCTCTGGAGCTCGCTTCTGAATTCTCCTTCGAGAGCGAATTTACCATCCTGCTCGACGTTTTCGCCGCTCTGCGCAGGAGTCTGCACCTGTCCTTCGGCAGCAAATTCTTTCAACTTTTCTTCAAGTTCTTCCATCGAAATTTCCTCAATAGAAAAGCCAAGCTCGTCGGCTTTCAAGCCGTGCTTGGCAATCAAATCTAATTTTTCGTTCAATACCCTTTCTCCTCCTTCCATCGAATAATTTTTTTGTATATCATCATCCTCTCCCGAGGTTGTGACCTTGGACATCGTTTCCTTTAACTCAAGCATCATCTGTGACAGCTGCTGCTTGAAATCTTGCTTGGAAAATTCCAAAGCGGCACTTTCAAAGCAAGGTGTAACGCCTATCAGAGCAAACGCCGTAAACTCAAAATCATAAATATGGTATATACCATCAATCGACTCGCCGTCCTTCACGGTAATTTCCATACTTTGATTTGTAACTCCGTCTTCTTTGATTTTTCTGTACGCAGCCTGGCGCTTCCACAACAAAGCTTCAGCGCACAAATACTCATGCGTCTCTCCATTCTCCTCCTCAACAGTCTCCCAGAATGTCTTAGCGCTTTCCGGGATACAACCAACAGGAGTCGTTAAATTAACAAGCCTGAGCTCACCCTCGTTGTCTCGAACGACCTCGACATCATGACCGCCAAGCGTGTCTGTGTTCCTGTCATAATTGCAGACAATGGGGCAATTGTACATTGTTTTAATACATTTTTCGAATGTCTTTTTATCAATGCAGCTTTTATTCCTGTTTTCACCGGTATAAGCAATTCTTAAAACACCAGTGTCGAATGAAGAATTGACTTCGCACAAGTCGGTTAAAGATGATGCAAATGTCAGATTTAAGACCTTATTCATCTCAACCTCCTAAATAAAAAAGCCGTGCGATGAACACACAGTTAAAAAGTAAGTGTATTTGAGAGCATACAATCTTCTCCTGCCAACTCAAATTTCAAGGTTTGATTGTTCTCAAAAACATATATTGAATTCTTCTTGTCTTCCTTTAGAATATTAAAACCGAGACGGCTCAACTTATCCCGCGTCTCTTCACTAAAGCAATAAATAAACCTACTCATCATATATCATCCCCAATCGTCACCCTGTTCTCTTGATTGCTCTCCAGAGTCAGTTATATCTCCGACGTCTTTTTGCGGGGCTCCACCAGTATCTGAGCCGCCCATCTGAGCAGATCCTTTAAGAGGAATCAATTGAGACTTTAGATTAAGCACAGTGTTTTCAAGGAAGTTCATTGAATCAAATTCCGCCTGGCTGAGTCCTTGTGACGCACTATACATCATCACAGTTGGCAACCCATACTGCGCAGCCTTCAGAAATTGATCCCCAACCTCTTTCCTGTTGTACTGACTGCAATCAAGAAAAGTGACCTTGAAATTCTTACCGTAACTTTGAGCCTGAATGAACCGATTCACCATGTCTTCGATGCTTTTTACGATACCAAACGTAATAGCCTGATCTGCCTTAATCGAAAGCACAAGCGCGTTTGCGGACGCCTTTTCGTTATTGAATAGCAACGATGATACTCCGGCAGCGGAAAACAGGTTCTGCTCCGCTTCCGAAATTGTATCTGTGTCACTCGTGTTTGACCTATCAAAGCCAATCTTCTTTATCTCCATAGGCGAAAGTATAGAACCGACTTCCTCCGGTAAAACTGCGTCAAGGTTCGTCCAGAACTCCTTCGCCCGGTCGTAATCAAGCAGCCAGCGCCCTTCTTCATCCATTGGCAGCCGCATATCGAGCATTGCATAATTTTCGAGAGCGGTCTTAGACATTTTCAACTGCTTGTAATCCTCTAAGTCATAAACCTCCCGTAATACGCCAGCAAATGGCGGCATAGCATACTCGAGTACGTCTGTGTTGCATTTGATTGCGAACGACGTAGGCGAGTCCAGTTCAATCCATTTCGACATTCTGTTCTTTTGATAAAGGTTGTACTTTGTAGTGAACTCTTTCGGATAGTATCCAAGCATCTGTGACTTCGAGTCAAAATACGAAAAGTCGAACGACACATTGCAGACATTCCCCTCGATGGTTGAAATCGCGCAGTAATCGCTCGGCAGTTGCTGTATCGTGATACTGTCGTTTGATACCCAGAGAGTGCCATAGAAAACATCTTCTCTAAAGCAAACAGTCAGTATCTTAGGGAACTGTGTGCGGACATTCATTGCAGACATAGCATTCAGCACCTTACGGTAGTTTCGGTTAACCACCTTTGGATTCGCCGATTGCGGATCAATTTTACTCGGTGAGACAACGTAGGCGAGATCCGACAGCCCGGTAAAATACTGAATCAGCCGTCTGAAGTGCGGACTCGCTCCATACATATATACAACAGCCTGTCTAAGTTGCTTTTCATATGTATAGGGGTTGCTCAGATATTTTGTTATATCGTCTTTTGAATAGAGCGAAAATGTAGGAGTATTTGTGTTATTGTTTAAGTCTCTTGTAATAAGTTTGTTGAGTGCAGCAAACTTACTCGATATACCAATCATGCCAGATGGGTCGCTTCCTTTTTCGCTCTTTACCTTCCCAGCACCTTGTGTTTTGCCCATAGATTTTTCTCACCGCCTTTCCTGTTTTGAGATGGTGGCTTAATCACAAACATATCTGATGCAGAAGTATTCATAGTATTCTTTTTCATCATTTTTGTTTCGATCTGTGTAGCCACATAATAGTTGTAAGATAAACTGGAATACCTATCCTTACGCATTCCGGCTCTCTCGTGAATTCTTATTTTCCCGCCAGACTCCTCATGCTGCAATTTCGTAAGCTCATCAATCAATAATGTAGTCTGCATATATGGCATCCGAAACTGTAGTTTTTCTGCCGGGTTGAGAGAGTTGTAGCCTTTTATCATAGATAAGAGTTCTTCGGCGTCATACTCCGTTTCAAGAAGCCTGATTCTCCCGCTTCTAAACGCTTCTCTTAAAAGAAACGCACAATCAGAATTGAATTGAGCGCTTGCTTTAATTGACCAAATAGCTTTTTCTGCATTCGGAACGGTACATCTGTCAGCCATAGTTTTGTCATTATAACAAGACAACGCCGGGTATATCTCCCCGGTGTCTGAATCAGTAATTTCTCTCGCGAGCGTATCGAACACACCGAGACCGATACCGTTCGTATCAAGCACGATGTAGTCGCACATATACTCATCGTATAGTTTTCTTATTACCAGCGCCTGATCATCCGTGCGCAAGCCCTCGTATGTATCAGCGTATACGATATTGCTTATGTACCGTCCTGCTTTTGTTGGTGTAAGTTGATTGACAAATACAGACGTAGCATCGTTTTTGTTCTTCTTACTTGACATCAGCGCAATATCACCGGACAGAATTCGGAGTTCTCCGGGCTGTTTAGGTGATATGCTTATAAGAGATGATGTTACCTTAGATGATACTACATCAGGCAGCATAGGATATTTAATCCTTCTTGTTTTGGATACAGACGAGAAATCAAAGAATGCATCATCGTCAGATCCATAGAACTCTGCACACATTTCCATAAGCCATGTGATTTCATTAAAGCCGCTCTCCGCCATTTCATCTTCTACCTGTTCCCTGTCAAGCAGTCCTTCTTTTAAGGAAAGCTGATATGGGAAGCCGCAGACAAATTGATGCTTTGTGTCGTCGAGCATTGACTTAAATGTGTCCTCACATTTTCTATACGACCAGTGGTCTTTGAAGAATGCGGAAGAAAGATACATCGTCAGATTCTTCTCTTTGGCGTACTCTTTCTCCTTCTCAGCATCCGTTAGCTCATCATATCTTGGCATTCTTCGCAGAGTCAAAAACTTTCTTAATACCGTGTCGATTGTATCTTTTGAAATCAAACGGTATTCATCCAGTAGCAAGACATTACAGCGGTTGCCTCGGCTACTATCAGATGCCGTGACAACTTTTATAACGCTTGTGTTTTTGAATACAATTTGAGCATTTGTGCCATTCACCTTAGAATTCTTTTCATCGATTTCGGCGCGTAATTCAGGCGAAATTGGCTTAAGCTCAAGAATTATTTTTTCGAGGACATTTATCGTTATGTTTTATTTATTACATTTCTTCTATTTTTGCATTGAACAGACATGTTTACCCACCTACAGTTGGAAGGCTCGTAATTTCCATTAACATCTATTCTGTCTATAGTGCATGATCCGCGCGGTGCGTTTTCATCATATCCGGACGCAAGAGCCCATGCTTTGAACGCTGCATAATTATGGAGCCACTCGTCGCATATTCTAATCCCACGATCACCATAGTACTTGTAATCGCTTGCTAAGCTGTTGTAGCACCTATTATTCATATTCGCAAAGACCTTATACAACCTATCGTATCTGCCATTATGGGTTGTGTGCCCGCCTCTCTTTCGCAAACACCCGCATGACTTTGTTTTCCCACTCTTAAGCTGACATGCATCAACAACCGTATCGCTTCCACAATCACACCTGCAGTTCCACATAACATGTCTACGACCATTGGGTGCAACATAATCATTAGCTCTGGATGTTACGATAAGATTCCCGAACCGTTCGCCAACCCTGTTAATTAGCGAATAATTACTCTGAAATTCTCTGCTCAAACATCCACAAGACTGGGTATGACCATTGCGCAGGCTTTTCCCTGAAATAATTCGTTCGTTTCCACAATCGCATGCACACAGCCACATTGCTCTGCCATCTTTATTGTTTTCCGCTCGTGATAATACAACGAGCTTTCCAAATCTTTTACCGGTTAAATCAATCGGTTTCTGCATAATAGCACCTCATATTTAATGTAATAAATTATTGAACGCTACTTCAACATAACCAGCATTTCGGCTGGAACCAGACTATATCTTCATCCGTTAATCGGATGCTCACCGTTTCGACTCGTCAATCGCTTACGAGTCTACTCCCATACGGGATAGTCGTTGAACCTTCCTCTATTCGAGGCTTGGCTGCTGATTTTCCAATCTATATCATTTTCTAACCATCGCACATCGGCGTATTTCATCCGTATGCTGTGGTTGATATAGCTCTAAGGAGTTTCCAGCAATTAAGTGAGTTTAACCTATACCATTACTGCTATAGTGACCTATTTTGTTAAGCCTGTCCTCTCGTGCCTGACGCAATACAAATTTTTGTTCCTGGGTAGAGTATACACCTGATAACACAGTAAACCGCACTAATAAAAGTCTTACCGAGACCTCTACAGGCGATTAGTACGAAGGTCGTACTCCAGAACATCATTGTCAGTAGAATTCTCTGAAATATCTTTAACCGCAGATGGAGATAGTCTCGCGCAAAGATGTCGGGGTTATTTCTATAATACGATCCCCAGACTGCAGCGCCGTTTAATATTGCATAATATCTATCCATCGTGGCGCTCACCGCCATCTTGTTCGATACTCTCGTGCTCGTTGCACAAGTCTTCGCTATAAGCATCAATCAAAACGGCTTCATCATCCTCGCCGTCATATTCCGGCTTGTCCACACGAAGGCGTCTTACTTCGTCTTCGTACAGCTTTGTATAACCATTCTTGACGCCAAGCATCTTGCACAGATGTCCCATCCATGTGAAGATGTACTTCTTCAGATGATTCACATCCTTAAGTTGCTCGTCCACCTCTGGAAGCGGTCTTTTGTTTTCAAATTTATATAGCCATACGCCGAGAGGCGTACTGGATATTTCAGCTTCTACATCGTCATTTTTCTTTTGTGCCGGTTTCAGATTCAAGCTGCCAAGCAGGGTGTTGAGTGTGCTTACGTTTTTATCTATAGCGCGACCGGCTGCCGCGTCTCTTGAAATTGCAACCTCAAGATTGCAAATTTGCTTAATCAAAGCTTCGGCACCGATATCAATGTCGTTGCCGTTGCTTTGCATCTTGGACATATAGTATGTCTTGCGCTCCTCAAGCTCTTTATACATTGATGCTGTATAACCGTAGCCCCAGAAACGCACAACATCCTCCGGGATGTCAATATCTTCTTCTGCTTGTGGTTCTGACACAACACGATCTGCACTATTATGAGTTTCGTCAGCCGAACTTGGAAGCTGTACTTCCAGCTCTGGGTCGTCTGGCTTTTTACAAAAATCCCATAGTGTCCCTTCGTCTGAAAGTGTGTCATCGTAGCACTTTCCGACATACGACAGCGAATTTATCTTCGCAATATATTGCGTCATCATCGAACGCGGTGTATTCTTTTTCTCTACAACCGCGTAAACTTTTTCGCTCCAATATAAATCGAGTTTTCTGCACATTTGGCGCACCGCTGCCTTTGCCGGATCTTCGACACCGGCGCATTGGGACAAATATGTATTGTACATGGAATCGATGCAATCCTTACATACGGGTATATATCCAATTCCCTTATGCAGGACAGCGTAGCTTACCGGGAAATATCCTTTCCGTCGAGAATAGGATGTGCTACATCGTGAGCAGACAGCTCTTTCAGATGTCACTTCGATTGCCATATTACTCACCCTCATCGGCGCACGCATCGTATTCGTCATAGACTGGTGCCGGTTCCGTACTTAGTTCTTTGTCTTTGAGATGAAGATCAAAGATTTTTGCGCACTTTCTTAATTCATTGCCAAATGTAAATTTCGGTACAAATCTTTCCGCGACCGTCACATGTTCTCCCGTAACCGGATGCTTTGTAGCACGCGCCTTCCTGCGATGCAGTCCTAATGTACCGAACCCACGGATTGTGATATCGTCTCCATGTTTAAGGGATTCTTCAACGACATCAATAAGCGAGCTTAACACCACATCGACGTCATCGATTGTATATAACACGCACTTGTCCGATTTTTTAATAATAAAATCCTTTGAGTTACCCTCATCGTCCGATATATGAAATACCTGTTTCGGAGACGAGATTGGCTTCCTCATGCCGCGTTCTCGCATATTCGCAGCAACCCTTCGTACTAATTCAACGCGATTCATAAATTCTCCTTTTACTCATTCCTTATTTATAGATCAGCCAGTTCTTTCATAGCTGGCGCGGATATTTCTCCATTTTTGAAATACATGCTGATTTCTTCATCTGTATCTATATCCTTATATACTTTGACCATATCGGCGGAATCCCACGCGACTATACTTTGAATGACACCATCCGGGATCCCAGCTCTCGACAGGCTGGTCGTGAAGTAATGCCTCAATGAATGGACATACGCCTCTTTACCAGATAATCTCGTATATGTATGAGAATAGCTATTCGCCGTAGATATGCCAATCGGTTCGTTTGGATTGTTTTTATCCGGGAAGAGCCATTCGCTTTTTATGCCAAGTCTCTCTTTCTCTGCAGTCCACATATCCAGATATGGCTTAAATTTTTTCGCTAAGGTGTAACAATTTATAAACTTTCCAAGTCCCCTTCCCTTGGTTTTAATCGGTGCGCTCTTGTATAGGGCGCCGTCGCATACGAGCTTGTCATCGTCGAAATCAGATACCTTAAATCTGCACAATTCTGCCTTCCTTCTCCCACTGAACATCGCGAGCGCGAGATAGCAAGCCTGCTCATATTTTCTTTTTTCTACGAGCGTATCAAGCAATGTTTCGAGTTCCTCATCATCCCAAACCGTTTTTTCACGGACAGGTCTGTTGACGGGGTTCTCGACCTTGTTGATAATGTTTCTGAAATTCGGGAACTCATCGTCAAGCACGCCTTCGATAAAGTTTGACATGGACGACAGAGCTGCCTTTAATCTCCTTATTCGTGCCGGACTGTTTGCATTGTTGTTCAGAAGCCAGTTCTGATACGCGACAACATTACGTTTCGTCCAGTCTATAAAGAATTTGTTGGAATTGTTTTGCAAACACCAAACAAAAGCGATTTCGATATCGTTTTTATAGGATAAAATCGTACCTTCACTGCGTTGTACCGAACGAAGATACTCTAAAAAGTCATTAAGTAATGCCTTATTTTCTGGGTTCACCTGTGCAAGAAGCTCAGGCGACGTGATTGAATTCATCTTTGTCTTTCTTGACACAAGGTTCACCTCCTATGATTAAATTTTCGCCGTGCTTGCAAATTGGTGGGGAAGGCAGGATTTGAACCTGCGAAGCCATTACGACACCTGATTTACAGTCAGGCGGAATTACCACTATCCGACTTCCCCATGTGGAGCTGGTGGACGGATTCGAACCCCCGACCTGCTGATTACAAATCAGCTGCTCTACCGGCTGAGCTACGCCAGCATACCAAAAAGAGAGCCCGCACAATACAAGGCTCTCTTTATATTTCTTTATTCGCATTTGAGTCTATACTCTGCATCCAAACCGTCATCGTTGAAGATCAATAATGTTTGCGACGGTGTTGAATACAGTCTTTTATCGTTTGCGTAGTCGTCTGCCCCGCACAACGCCCCGCATAAGATGGATGTCACGCCAAGTTCTTCAAAACTCTCTCTGTGGTGTTTATCACCAATCAATATGTATTCAATATCGGTTCCATATTTTTTATGGAACAAGGTGTGCAGAAGTCTCGGGGAGGACTTCACGCTATCATTATCACCATGTGAGCAGCATACCCCGTGATTGTTTACATTTAAGACAATAAACTCATTTCCGGTGTCTTCACAAATGACGATGTCGTCATAGCTCGACAGTCTTTCTTTCAACCACCATGGAATAACGCGCTCCATGTTGTCTCTGTGAATGCTGTCATTCTTATTTTGGACAGTACGGGCATGGTTGCCGTATGTCGAGTATACATATGTCGTATCAACGCATCTGCTCAGTTCAATGATTGTTTGCGCCAATATTTCGGAAACCTGCATTAGCTGATCGCAAACCAATTCTTCCGACGCAACCCTCGCGCTTGTATGTATAGCGCCATGATATAGATCTCCAAGAATTACGATATGAAGTTTTCTGCACTTGTGCAACATAATTCTTGCCTTAGCAAGCCCCGCTACCCAGGCAATACGCCGCTTACATATGTCTGTATCATATCTATTGAAAACATTTTCTGTTTTCAGTCCGTAATGCCAGTCTGAAAGGATGAGAACCGCATCTCCGCTTTGATAGTCAATACTGTATTTGTCGTGCTCTGTATATAAAGCGCCAACCGTCGTGTCAAGCCTGTTTGCGGCTTTTACGAGCTCAGAATATACATGCTCGTTTCTCGCCTCAGCAGTGAGAATTTTCGAGTATTCCCTTCTCTGGTCATAAAACTTCTGCCGCTCCTTGCGAAGCTCAATTACCTTCTCATCCAGTTCGGACAACAAGCTATCGCATGACGCATTTGATACCGCCGCTTCATCAATTAAATCAAGTGTTCTCTTACTTCCGTAAAACATTCTTCGGGCAACATCGCTCGAGTACGGCTGTCCATATGCCAGTTCAGACAATTCCGAATAATCCACATCACCAAGTGTCTTGTCTACGAGCTTGCCATAGATAATGCGCCTATGGTACTCAAGCGGGGTTTCGTCTTGCCGTCTTTCTAAATTCATTTCGAGTACCATCCTCTTTCGTATTGGTTGTACAACGACCGGATCGAGACACGTTCTTTAGATAGTTCAGCACCTCGCTTGACTCCTCACAATAATATCGATGTCTCTTCGACTTCTGCTTCATCGTTCTCACGATGTGTGCATGCGGGAATCGCTCGCAGATAATGTCCTTTTCGTCCTTGGTAATTGTAATCATAAAAATATCATTCCTTTTACTCTAAAATTTTTGAGAATTTGTATATTCCCCTATCATATAAAGCATTTCATCAATGAGGGCGTATTCCGTTGTTAGACAATAGAATACGCCCCTTAATTATTCTAAACAAATCAAATTAGACGGATATTTTGCCTTCTCTCTGCTTCATAACAGAGTTTATGATGTTCTTCATGTTGATCTCAAAGGCACAGTTTTTGCAGTACTTCTGCTTTCTTCCAGCACCATGCGGATTATCAACCTTGATTGTTATTCCGCAGTTTTTACATTCAATATACGGCTCGCCATGGTACATTAGATATTGATACCCTAAATTGCGGAAATCCGATACGCACAATACTACTTCGCTATCATCATCGGCAAAACACACTTTAACATTTGTGTTATCGACCCTGCGTGAAAACTGCACCATGCCATATTCCCTGAGCGAATGGTACATCATACTTTGTCGCTTAATTGATGTGTTTATATTGGCAAGTGCCATAACCTCATTATCTTTATTCCCAACCCAATGGTCTGTATCCGGAGATACGAGGTACCAGTATTTCGAGAGACATAGCAGTGTGAATGCGAGTCTTTTAATTTGCTTTCCGGGGAGAGAATCTATCTTACCCATCTCAGATTGTGTGATGTGAACGCTCTCGATCTGGATCGCCGGATATTTATATGCACGGCTAACCGCATAGTCTATTGCATCAGACCATTTCGGCAGCGACGCACGCGGGTCGCATCTGAGCAAAAACAGCTCGGTAAGTTTTCTAACCTCTCTCCTTGAATATCCATCGTCTATGTATTTTCTCGCTACCCGTCTTAGCGTTTCCGAGGGCTTCTTATCAAGCACCCCCTCCTCAATTCTTTTTTCAGCCCACTCGTTTTCCTTTAGTACAATGCTCATATTTCATCCCCTATCTTCATTGATACGACCGAAAACGTATCACCACAATACTCGATATCTCCGTCTGCAACAATTGTCGGGAAAGAAATAAGATTACCATTGTTTCTAAGCAAATTATGTATAATATCGCGCCCGCACATGCTCCACGCGAATTTCTTTGTCGAATTTCTTCTATAGCATAAATCCAAGACAATATTACTTAGTGCATCTGCATTCTGGCAAACGACATAGCACTCTCTCCTGAACTCGTCGTTCATCACGGACATTTCAGCATATGAATCACATTCATCAATTCGCTCTGATGCCGCGAAGATCATGTAATTCTGTATTCTCTTATTGTATTCGTCGTATAGTTTTTTGATTGAATTAAACTGTGCTGCCGTATATTCTGCATCGCAGCGCATGATTGTATAATCAAATTTACAAAGCGCGTTATGCTTCCCAATATAGCCGTCAAATTCATTTTCAAATCTTCGGCATATTCTGTTCATTATACAATCTCCGGTTCCGACCGGCATCCGATACTCGTAATATTTCAAAAAATCCTTCTGTCTTTCGGTGAGTTTCTCGGATGGCTTTTCTTTTAATTCTTTTACCGTTAGCTGAAATTCTCTCAGAGAATTCCTATCTGTATTATTTTTATATGTATTGTATTCCTTCATCAGCGCCGGATAAATATATCTCATGAAATACGGCTTCTTATCCGCAACAATTGAGCGATATAACTCACGCCTATCGTCGTCTTCAATCTTATTGGCGCTGTGTCTGTCATGCCACGACTTCGGCATCGGCTTGCATATAATCCCCTTGGCTTTATCTATCGCGTTCTGTTGGAACAGTTGACCGCAGCAAATTCTATATGACAGTATCTTATACTCTTCGCTATCAGGAGGGTAATGCGAGCGCACCTCAAACATGGAAGTTATCCAGTTTGTCGTCTGCCCGATCTCGTTACCGAAGCTGCCGATATTCGACCTTATGAAATCCTCCTCTGTCGAGATCCTCTTTTCAGCTTTTCGTTGCGCGCACATCAGCGCTGGGAGCGGCTTCAGTCTATTAACGAGAACGCTGTTGTCGGTCAACATAACCAAATCGCCGTCGAAATCCATGCCGTTGAGCGCCGCAGCCGCTGTATCCCACGAGTTAAATATCGTGCAGGTGTTCATATAGCGATACCAGTAATCTATCTCAGCATTGCGCGCCGGATGCACGAGTCTGATGTTGTTATGGCAGGTCATTGGAGCTCTGTAGCAAGCGAGCTTCTCTGCGCCAAAGTCAGCCCAGTGTTTATTATAAATTTCTCCGCTTTTCAGCAGTCCGGTCACGTTCATCCCAAACATGCTTTGGCACAGGCTGTACGGATCTCCGGATACAATCGAGTAGTTGCCGTGAACCTTGATAACACCGACTTTGGCTTCGTTGATTCGGTTCTTAATCAACTGGTAAACTGTGTTCTGGACGAACGGATCATCGATCATACGATTATCAATCATAATAGCCTTGGCTATGTCGTTATCAATTCTATCAATGTTATTCGGGGTTAACCCGGCACCTTTCAGAAACAAGACTGTTTTTCTCCAGTCGCCGCTGAGAACATCCTTTATCTCGTCCATCGTCGGCTTGATGAGTTCATCTATATCTTCATCGGAGAGATCGTAGCTCTGGATAAACTGATAGTTGAGATTTCTTTCCCTCTCAAGTTCTTTCGGGCATGTCTTCGCGACACCAAATGTATATCCGTTCTCGATTGAATTCGTTACATATGATTCACAATTTGGATATGAATCCCACAGCTTAACCATCGATGTCGTCAGGACGATCTCGACATTCCTTATATCAACATCGTTTCCCCAGGCATCCTTCACGATATAATTTCCGCCAGCCACCTTTTCGGCAAAGTCGATAAAATCAAATGTGAACACCATCCCCTTTTCAAAAGAGAATCTCGTGTTGACACCGCTGACGGTATAGTCAAGATTCAACTCCTGACTCCAACGCTCCGCGAGCGATGGCAGCATCAAGCCAAACCCGTCAGACGCATCCATCGTGATTTCCTGCGCCAACCGTTCCTCCATGATCGGCTCGCGCACTTCTTCGTCTGTGATGTAAACGATATCGGATGTGAACTTCGTCTCACAGTCGTTCACAACGAGAATTCCATGCGGCAGCGAAACAGGGACGGATGCGCTGCATGTCAGAGCCTTATACGCCTCCAGCTTCGCTGTAACAAGCGGGACATCCATATTTCTCCCGTTTTCTATTCGTCTCCTGAGTTCGTCTGCGTGCCTCTCACTCACAAAAACAATCGTGCTATTTTTGATGCCGCCATTCGTTCCGAGCAACCGAACATACTTAATACCATTGACATAATACCCCCTGCAGGCATTGTAATAGTCTGTATCCCTGTCGATAATGACGCACATGTAGTCTGGTTTATACTGCACGAGATCTAACTGCGTATACAGCTGTTTGATTTTTCGTCTGTTATGTATACTTCCTTCCTCTTTGCGAATCCTGCGTATCTCGGATATTATCTCCCTTGCCGTAGCATCTGCATCGCTTATGCCGTTCAGTTCATCTATCCACCGTAAGACCTGGCTGTCTGCCAGCGAAATGACTTCGTCGTTGCGTCTTGCCTCCTCAATCGGAAGCGTCAGTCTCCACTTAGCCTTTCGCAAGCGGCTGCTGTGTATTTTATAGATGTACTTCTGGCAGGTTTGCTGTTTTGCCAATATATCTACCGCCTTTGCAAATTATATTTTTATCTTTATGCTCCAAAAAAAATTAAACCTCCTCATATTCAGCTATGTATCTGATCCACTCTGCATGAAACGCTTCTCTGCCACTCTCAATAAGCTCTTCCGCTTCTGTGTATTCAGCAGTCTCGTCCAGCGGAGCGTAGTCGTCACAGATAAAACCATGGACACAAGTATCACCGTAGATGCAATTACCGCACTGTCTCGTTACCAACCATATTCCCTCCTTTGCTTATAGTCTCAATCCAATCAGTCAGGAGTGTTCTCATTCTCCTGCTCGGTATGTATAAATAAATTTCAGCACCGTCTCTTATTGCTGACCGCCAGATCCACTGAACCATAATTGACAGTGCATAGGCATCCTCGTCAACCTCGATGCCGTGCATCTGATAGAACTTCTTCTCGTTTACGTTCATAAACAGGTTCGCTATGTATACGAGACAGTCCCTGCCTCTGTAGGCGTTCGTCGCCTTCGCGTTAAATGTCAGGAAGGATTTCGTATACCCCTTCCCTTTTATCTTGCTGCACTCCCCGTTATAGGAGCCCCAGAGCTTCCTGTCGGCGGGAACATCTCGCCATATATTATTGAAGCAATTCGATACGTTCTTCTTCAGCTGCTCGACACTGTCTCCCTCTCGCTTGAACCAACTCATCGACAGCGCGTAATAGTCATCACCGACATCATTTATTCTGCCCTTGTCGATAATGTGAAGCGTATCTTTCAGATGGCTGACATACTCAGGTACATAACCCGGATATTTTCCGAATCTATACGCCCCGTCGGCTGTACGTTCTATCCCGATGTACGAATACGGTATGTCGTATATCTTCATGAAGTGATGCAGGCTTTGTCCTTTGAACAGATAGGTGAGGATGAACACATCCTTGAATGATGTCAGCAGATCGGGAGGCAGCGCCCAATAAAACAATGAGTTATCGTCTTTGTCCGTCATACGGATGAGTTCTCTCGACTTCAGCAGGCTGAACATCTCGTGGAGAGCTTTCCCTTTATAGTCCTCGTTTGCAATCGTGTATATACCGTTGTTTTCCTTAATATATCCGGCATCGATGGCTAACTGCAGATCGTCTTGATGGAACTCAAATGCCTCAAGCACATCGACGTTCTCATCGATTATCAGTGTGTACCCCTGCCGATGAATATCCTCGAGCGTCTCCGGCGTATATCGTTTGAACGCCTGATGCGTAGTGGTGATATTCCTACCTTCTCTAATCAATGCGGCGGTGTGCTCGAACTTCCTGAAGTTATACTGTTTGAGTTTATCACTCGGTTCAACGAACCGCAGCGACGGACACCCCTTCTTAATTCGTGCAGCTTCGTCCAGATACGGTGTAATGTATATGAACCTGTCTTCGCTATGCTCGTTCAGATATGTGATGGCTGCACTCGACTTGCCGGTGCCCATAATTGCATCGCACACAAATACGCCCATCAGATCGCCTCTCTCTCGTAGATGAAGCCGTCGAACTTGGAAGCAAAGTTTCTGCTTCGCGACAGTCCGATATTCAATTGCCTGTATGCCTCGTCGATTTCTTCTGCGGTCAGACCTATATATTGTAGGGTTTGTGCCGGTGACGAGTGGTTGAGCATCTTCTGCAGCAGGAGCAGTCTTCGCTGATCGTTACCGCCGCGCACCATCATCCAGTAGCAGAAAGTCTTCCTGAGGGTGTGGGTCGATACCTTAATATTAAGTCCCACATCATTTGCGATACCTTTCAGTATCCTATCGATGGACATAACACTGAGCGGCTGGTTCACCGAACCGCCACGGTTTGAGGCGCTGCGGAAGAGGTAGTCGCTGAGTGTTACATTCGGAGTGTGCTGCAGATACAGCGTAACGCATTCGATAACAGCACTGTTAATTGTGATGTATCTGTTCTTCTTGCGTTTGCGCGTATTACGCGTTTTCTTCTCGAACACAGGAAAGCTATCCTTAAATGTGAAGTTATCGTTAATGAGATTCGAGAAGCGCAGCATTCGGAGGTCGCTTACGCGAAGTCCAAAGTTGATGCCGACTATGAAGAGCATATTGTCTCTGTACCGTCCATTTGAAATAAGGTAATCAGAGATGGCGAAGATATCGTCCATGCTTTTAATCGGTTCTGCTGCGTGTTCAGTCACAACATCGTTCTGTGTGTCCTCAGTGGCAGGCGAAATGAGACCGGTCACTGCGTGCGTATTATTTCGCCTCAGCAGATCAATGTTAATGATGTTACTTCCGGAGTTGTCCAGAGTAGAAATAGGCATGCTAAAAATCATCCTTTCATTCCTTATGCGAGCGTGCGTTTACAACCTTTTTGCGCAGTTTACAACCTTTGAGGTTGTAAAAATTCAAAAAAGTGCTTGTGCGACAATGAAATACAGGCGGCTCCTTAAAAGACGAAGACAGATCTTTGTATACGTATAAGAGGAGACGTGATTGCCTTTCAAAACGCAACGCAAATTATATTTTTATCTTTATCCAGTTGGAAAGAAACCGGTGTTCCGGTTCAATTATATTTTACCAAAATACATATCCAAAGTCAAGGGTTTTGAGAAAATTTGTGCGACTTTTTACAAAAATATTTTATCGTTTTCCGATAACAGTTGTTAACGATTTATACAATACGAATTTATCAAAGGATCTTGCGTTTCCCTTTCTGGATATCCTTTATTATCGGGAAAGGAAAATCGTTAAAGCCATGTATTTATGCTGTGTTTTGATGGGTGAGATGGTGGAAAAAGTGATGGGTGGGAGGAGAAGCGGCTTACACCTATCCGTGACCCAGACCGCCGAAAAATACCAAAACCAACGCCCCGATGTTATGTTGTGTTAAAACTTAACATAGACGGCGGACAGAATCAGCGGCAAAAATGCGGCTTGCAATCGGTAGACCCCCTTTGTGGTATAAAGATTTTTTGAAAAAAGGGTTGACATTGCCGCCGCGTTGTGGTATAGTTAGCTTGACGGCGGACGGATTGACCGCCCTCAACCGTCAAAAAATACAGAGGTTAACGCACCCGATAAAAGCGTATGGAGACATTATGAAAACAACCACCAACAGCACAACCACCGAAAAAATCAACACGAAACAGAGAGAGGAACAGACCATGCAAAAGACGACCGCAACGAAACAGCCCTACACGCTGGACATTTTAACCGCATACGAAAATGCAATCTTGACGGCGTACAACCGCACACCCGACCCCGACCGCATATCATCCGACCCCGATGTTGTAAAGACTATGCAAGCCGTTGGACAGTGGGCGACATATGCAGTTATCAAACGCATTGTCAAGGCAAGCGCGCACCCCGTCGTTATGCAGTTACAGCGCGACTTGACCGCCGACCTTGCAACCAGCGCCGCGCGGCTGTATGCTGTCGATAACGACCACGACATAGCATATAACGCCGACGGCGACCCCGCGACCGTGTACAACGACCTGCATACATACACGCCGACCCTATGCGCGGCGACGCTGTCCGACGCGACCGACCTATTGCAGACCGCATTGTTGACGATATGGACGGAGACCGTCCGTGTTATCACCGACCGCCCCGCTGACCTGCCGTCGCACTGGCTGACGACCCCGACCGCTGTCCGCCGTCTCAACAAGCGTGTATACATCCATGACGACCCCACGGCGGCGGCGTGGGAAGAAGTGCAAGTATCTCCAGTGCAAACAGTGTTCCGCGCCGTTCGGCGCGACATACAAGCAAGCCGCGCTATGCAAGCAAGCAACAAGTATGTATATCTTGACGACATGGTCAGCGACCCCGACGACCCCGACGGCGCGGCGGAGCGCGTTTACAGACGCCTTGACCGCTTGACGGCAAGCCTTGCCGCCGACGACATGACGACCGACATATACGGCGACCGCGCTGTTGCAACCTATGCAACAGCAACGCCGACCGCTGTTGACGACGCCGACCGCATTGTATCCGTGCTTGACTTGACGACCCGACAGTCAACCGTACTGGCGTACAAGTTGCAAGGCTACGGCAACAAGGCGATTGCAACAAGGTTAGG